TCCATATCGTCCCCATAAAAGGTTGCGCCAATAATCACGCTTACTCACCTACTTTTTTAATGCTAATTGCGATTCTAAATTCAACGACCTTAATCGATAAATAGAACGGGCTATCTAACAGGTTCGGAATAATATTGGACCAATGACGTGATGTGAGTCCAGCATACTCCTTCTCCGCTACAACCTTGTCGTCATACTTATAGAGTTTAAGGTGAATACCCTCACCCTTCTTTGGTGCAATATCAAGAAATACCCCATTCTTGATATTCTGGCACCAAACGTTAATGACTAAGTCACTTGCTGTTGACATTCCCAGGTTAGTGAAGATCAATGGCCCATTTTCCGGAACCATGACCTTATCCCCATCTAGGTACGTGTAGTTATCATCGTTGTCGTTTTCTGAGTTAGGAACATAAGGCTTAACCTGTGTACCAAGGATTTGCTTAAGGTATGATTGAACCAAAGTCTGTCCCTGGTCATCCATACTCTTGGCAGATAAGACCCCGTCAAACGTCGGAACGATGTACATCGGAATGAACTTCTTCCAGTACTCGTATGACGCTCCACTATGCGTTGTGATAGAAAGCTTAAGCCAGTACGTGACTCCCTTTTTGAGCAACGACATTCTTTCCGTCGCATAGTTGGGCGTTGACCCGTCCGGTGCACGAACTGGAAACGCCTCTACTGTTTGTTTTCTACTATCGGTTAATGCGAACTGATATGTCTCCATCACTTCGCCGTTTGACTGTTGGTAAACAGCCGTCATCATGAGATCGTCGTTGTATACATACCCCGCAGAGTCGATAGAAGTAAAGTTAATAATTGGACGTGCCAATGTAAGGACTTTGACTTCTTCGGACCACGGGGATTTCTCCCCGCCGACGGTGACACGCACCTTTACCCAGTAACTCTTCCCATTTTGTAAGGCCTTAGGAGGGATCGTGTGATCGCCGGTAGTCACAGCGTTCGTCTCATCGTAAATTGAGGTTGAATTTCGAACTACTTCCCGAATCGAAACTTCATTCTCTTCGGGTTTCCGTTCACCAAGATATAAGAAATGTAGTGCGTAACCTTCAGTTGCGTCAAACGTTTCAATCCTGTCGATGATTGGTTGTGTCATTGAGTCTGTGCCTACTTTCCGTTGATAGCTTGATTAATTGCTTGTGGCAATTGAGTCAAAGCGTTTTGTAATTCGTTTGGATCAGTGATGTTAGGGAACGAAAGATCCATGTTGTTGATACTGATACCGCCGCCGACTTGTGTTCCGTCAGCCAACGTACCTTTGTATAGTACATTGTTGAACGCCTTCCCAAAGATATCGCCCAATTGAGAGCTGATATTTTGGAAGGATTCCTGGAATCCATTTACAAGCGTTTGATATCCATCAGAGGACATAGTTCCAGTATCACTACCGTAAGTCCCGATGATTGCCTGATTCTTATCTAAATAATCTTGATAAACTCCCGAAATATCTGTTGCGTCTCCAAGATGCACGTCTGGAATATCGTCAAGAACAGGAGAATAGGTATCATTCAAATCTGAGATTTTACTCTTCAAATCATTGACAGATAAATCACCATTCTTTGCCGTATCCAAGATTGCGCTTAGCTTAGTAACATAATCTGTTCTCGCAGTTTCACGATACTTCGCTAAATCATTCTTGGCAGTTTCGGCCGCCTCTTCTTGAGAATCAATCGTCTTTTGATCGACAACGTATTGCCAGTCATAAGAGCCATCCTTGTTTTGCACAATCGTCTTGGTCTTGCGATCTTGAGATTGAAGCAACTCATTTTTAGCCTTCTGGTAGGCGATTTGCTTTTCTAGATATCCAGTTTCCTGAGCTGACACCTTAGATTGCGCGTCCAGAGCTCGAACCTTAGCCTGCATTGCAGTGTCTTCTGCTTCGGCAGCAGATCGACGCAACTTCTCAAGTTCAATTTCCTTCTGGACACCAGTCAACCAATACTCAGTCGATGTCTTGTATTCATCAGAGGTCATTCCGTCCAACATGCCTTTTTCAAGGCTTGCTTTCATGATATCTAACTGATTAGTAAAGACATCTTTGTTTGCTGAAAGCAAATCGTTGGTCATTGAAGATAAGCTAGTCCGAGCGGATTCAACTTGGGTTTCAAATTGCTTCCATTCGTATGAACCTTCTTCAAATTGCGATTGTTCATTCAGTAGCTTCTGGTAAACCGCACTCATCGCATTGTATTCAGACTGTTTTCCAGCGTATACGAGAGAAGACATTTGCAGGTTCGCATCTGAGCCAAAACCCATAGTTTTTGCCATGGTCTGGAGAGATGTTAACTCAGTAGTTTGCTCTTTATATTTGTTGGTTAACTCGGCAATCAAACTAAATTCATAATCGAATCTGGATTTAATTGATGTCTTAATGCTGTTTTGAGCATCCGTAATCGACTGCTCGTAATCAGAGATTTGTGAATCCAACGTATCACGTTGAGCTGAAGTCAAAGTATCATCGTTCAACAATGCTTGTGTCTGCTTGATTGCATCCTTATAGGATTCAATGTTCGCCTCGTACATTTGTTGTTGCATGGAGAGTTGGTCCATGATGAACTGGTTGTTTACCGCTTGTTTTTCTTCATAGGAGTTGGCACTATTCATCATACTTTCATATGAAGCTTTGAGCTGATCTAGCTCTTGCTCATACTTCTTTGTAGTCTGAATCATGTTCTTCTCGTTAGCATTTAGCGTTTCAGTATTCGAACCAGTATCTGCCATCTTATAATCCAAAGTCGGAATATAATTCGTAAAGTCAGTCTTCTGTCCGTTGCTGTAAGCTTTAGCCATGTTCGTCAAGGCAGAATATTCATCGGCCTTGATGGAAAGAACAGTCTTGGCAGCGTCCTTTTCGCGTGTAACATTCTTGGACGTAAAATCAGCCATAGCCTTGTCCAAGTTTGCTTCAAGCTTTAAGCGGTCTTGTTGATACTTTTCAAGTCCAGAGGCTTGGTTGAAATCAAGTACTGTTAAATTTGACGTATTTAGATCACTGAAATCTGTGCCAGATAACAGCCCATCCTTAAGGTTGGTAATATTATTATCTAACGCAGCGATCTGAGACTTAACTTGAGTAAAGAACTTGCTAAAGTCATTTCCAAGACGCGCAACCTTGATACTGTTGATTGATTCGCGATAGGTGATAATCGCATCAGCAGCAGTAAGGATTTGAGATTGCAAACTAGACAATTCGGATTGGTACTTAGTACCTTCGTCAGTCGTCTTTGTTTGAACCTGAGATAATGCCCGGAATTGGCTAATCAGTTGCCCCATCGCGTCAGTTGCAACTTGAATTCCGTCGTAATTAGCCGCAGTCTTGAGGCCGAAGTCGGTATCAGAGATATACCCAGCCTTCTTGGAAATCAAGTCGATATTGTTGGTAATGACCTGCATCTTGGCAGTGATTTTGGCAAGATCAGAATCAATCTTAGCCAACTTCAATGTTTCATTTGCAGTCGCAATACTTTCGTTAATCGTCCATTGTTGCTGTTGCAAATCAGCAATCTTGCTGCTAATTGACGTCAAGCTGGACATCGCCGTGTTATACTTGTTCAGGATTTCTTCGGCATTCTTGGCGCTAGTCCCTTTCAGGGCACTTGCATGACTAAGGTTTGTGATTTCCCCAGAGCCGTTAGCTCTAAATCCATACTTCCTCAGTTGGTTGAGTAGGCTGGAGCGTTCACTCGTCGTAGCTTTCTGAAGCGATCTTTGAACTGAAATTTGCTGATTCAAAGAAGAGATTTGCTGTTTGTACAGAGGGATCTGTTTGGCAACATCATCCTTAACCTTCGTTAAATCATTTGAAATCTTAGTAAACGCGGCTTCGGCTTTTGGAATGCTGTACAGATTCGTAGTCCAGTAACGCCAAACGTCTTCTGACATCTTGTAATTCTTTTCATCGTCCGTAGCTGTGGAGGCCGAGTGGACTGCCACAGGCTTATTCAGCGTTGATGAAATGCCTGTTTTAGCGTTTGAGGAAACAGAGGCAGAAGAGATAGAAGCAGAAATGGAACCGGTACCGAGTGGCTCTGTCACCATGCTTGGAGTAGCAGTTGAAATCGAGTCACTCTTATGATGGGTAATCTTGGTAGTCGTCGATGTGACGCTGACGGAAACACTCTTATTTTGGAGGTGATCATATGCTCTGGTAGTCGAATTTAGTTTGGACTTATCACCTTTAACATGGACCGTAGCGCCTTTTCCGTTAAGGTTATCTAAGTCCTTTTTTGAACTCTTAATTTTGTTCTTGGCGTCCTTGTTATTCCCCTTGACTTTGACAGTCCCACTAGCCTTATCCAGACTCTTTAAGGAGCTCTTTACGCTATCATGAGCTTTATCAAACTTCTTCTTATCACCACTAACCTTAGCAGTTGCCATCTTTCCGTCTAAAGCTTTCAATGCGGCTTTCGCATCCTTAGTCGCCTTATTAACCTTTTTGGGGTCGGCTGACAACTCAGAATTACTTTTAACTTTATTTAAAGCCTTAACCGCGGAATTAGCCTTTTTCAAGGCGGTTGACAATCCTTTATCCTTGGCGGAAACAGATGCCACAGCCTTAGACTTATTCACAACGGCCATTTGTTTGTTGACGTCATTTACATTCTTCTTAAAATTCTGAGTTTTAAGATTGGCGGCCATCTCAACGGTACCAGGTAACTCTTTGACGCCAGCCTTGACATTTTGTTCCCCATTTAGGAAATTACTAATTTCCATTAACGCCTTAGTACGCTTCTCTTTAGGCATATTTTTAAGAGTCGTCATAGCCTCTTTTAAATCAATCGTACCATTCTTGTCAGTATCAACAAAATACTTTGTCTTAACATCTTTCGGAAGTGCATTGATCCCATCGAGAAGGTTAGTTACGTTATCGAAGTTGTAACTTCCATCGTTATTAACTAACGAAAACTGAGTCTTAAGGTCTTTTGGGATACCATTTAAGGCACTAAGAGTCTTTTCGGAAACGGCCCCAGTACTTTCGTCAATAAACTGGTACTTAGTTTGCTTTTCGGCAGGCAGGGCGTTAATTTCGTCGGTCATCTCCGAGACTTTTTCGCCCCAGTCATCGCCTAACAACAGGATAGATTTAGCGCTATACCCCATCAACTTGGCACCCTGGTCGCCAAACTTAGCCATTTGATCTACAAGAGCTGTCCCGCCTTTTTCATATGCTGCTACCGCCGCATCGATATCGTCTTGACTATAGCCTTGCTTATTTAAGACTTCAGACATCTTTGTTTCAGCTGTCTTCTTAGTCTCATTGTTGAGCTTTTCTTGGTCTGTAATAGCCTTCTGGACTGCCTGAGTATTCTCTTTACTCCATTGTGAAGTCGATTGACTCAGATCGGCATACGCTGGTCCAAGCTTTGCAATCACTTGTTGGTCATAAACAGTTAAATCTTGATGATTTTTAATCTTTTGATTAATCGAATCATAAATACTATTTTCTTTACTCAATTCAGTTACGGAAATTCCAGCCATACCGACGAATGCATTCTGCTTAGCAGTTGTTGACTTCTTGGTTTTGCCCTTAATCTCGTCTGTATCAATCTCTCCGATGCTCGACATCATGGACTTTCGAACACCATGAATATCATTAACCTGTTTAGCCCACTGCGTTTCCAATTTCTTGAAGGCTTTACTATTTGCAAAGCCATCCAAATCAGAGTTGGCGGATTTAAGAGTTTCAGAGTATTCTTTGCGGAGTCTTGTTAAAGCTCCACCATCGTGGCTGAGTTGCGCATTGGCGATTTGAGTACTTAGTGATTGTAGTTGGGAATTGTGTTGGACCCATTCTGATCTGGCAATCTTAAGTGAGTCATCCCATTTGTCTTGAAGCTTACCACTACTGAAGCTACTTACCTCGCCTAAAGCCTTATTTACGGACTTGTTTTCAAGATAGGTTTTTGCCTCTTTGAGGGCGGCCATCTTTGACTGAACATCTTGGTAGTTGTTTACGGAAAGCTTGATATTTAGCTTCCTGTCTTTTGGAAGCTCTTTATTCAGCTCTTTAACCTGCTGATTAAATGACTTCTTCATTGACTCAAAGTTATCACCGCTGTAAGTCGCTTCTTTACCAGACTTCTTAGATGCCTCTTCAGCCTTTTTGCTCAGTGCATCGTATTGATCAAGAACTGCTTGGGCTGCATCGTAACGATTCTGTAGAAAACCGTTATTCGCAAGGCTCTTTTCTATTTTTTCCTGAGATGATGCGTATTTTTTTACTGCGGCATCGGTTTCAGTATATTTTCCTGTTAACTTGCCGAGCCAATTTGACATTGTCGAAAATACCGGAACCCCCATTGCGTCCAAAAGACTGAGTGCAGTAATAACTCCACCGATTACTGGTATAGCTTTCGAACCAATACTCATTACCATTCCAAGTCCACTTGCAGCCTTAGATAGGAAACCCGCCTGTTTAGCTCCGGCAGCAGCTGTTTTTGCGGCGGCGGCTTCTGCTTCCTTAGTCGCCATTCTAGTGCTTACACCAGGTACATAGTCGGTAGTTGCATTTTCGAGAGCAGATGCGCCCTTCTTTAGCTTTCCGCCCCTTGTTCCAATCCCCTCATTCTTTTCTGCCGCATTCAGTTTTTCTTGTGCGGCAGTTTTCTCTTTAATGGCAATAATTCCATCCTTAACGCTCGCTAACATCGAAGCAGACGACGCGAGTGAAGATCTCATTCCGGAAGTAATTGCTCCAAAAAGCTTACTTGCAGCCGATTGAACCGCTAAGATTGCGGCGGCCTTTAATCCAAATGTTGCAATCTTTCGAATCTTTTCGTCGCCCGCAAGTTTGGTTATCGTTTTGACTCCATTGGTAAGCGTATCAACGATGTTCCCAATATTTTTTTGTGCATTATTACCACCAGCGACAGATGTGAGGAATTTCCCCCAGGCGTTCTTCAACGCGACGATATGGAACTGCATACCTGTTTGCTGACGCGCGAATTCTTTATATGCTGAGCCATTGTCCTTATCGAATAAATCTACTTGTGCTTGGGCTTCTTTTGTAGCCTTTTCAACTCCAGTCCAGTCCTGCATAATACCTGCAAAGACGGCGGCGTGTTGCTTACCAGCAGCGTAGAATCCTGCGATTTGCTTATCTGAATCAGATAGCCCGTCCCATTTCTTGCTAATATCCCCAAGAATATCGTAAGTAGAACGTAAATTCCCGTTTCCATCTTTAAGAGGGGCACCAATTCTTGTAAAGAAATCGCTCTTTGTTGCATCAGTTTTTGTCAATTTGGCTGAAATCTTACCAAAGTTAACATCCATTGCCTTTAGCGCTGTACCGATCTTTTCACCACCGGCACGAGTAGATTCCTGAGCCCCTGAGATTAAGCCCGTCAACTGAGCAAAGCTCTCACCAGAGGATGCAGCAGTTGTCGCCGCACGGGTATAAGCCTTCCCAAGATCGTCCATTTCAATGGCGTTGTCGTTTGCGACCTCGTTCATTGCGTTGACAACGTCTTTGGCGTCAAGCATATCGCTTTTAAATGCGTTCAACGGAATAGACATATAGTCAACCATGTCTTGTTCGTCAATATTACCAACGAAGCTACCCATTGATGATACCTTAGATAATTCGATAGATTCTTGGAGTGTCTTACCGGCAGTTGCCCAGCGCTCAACAGATTCAGCATATTGTGTTGCTGATTCTCCAACTGATGTTGCCGCATCATAGATATTTGCTCTAAAGTTCTTTAAGGCTCCGTCACTAGCATCGACGACTTTAGTAACGGACATAATTGCAGCATCTACTTCAGCTAAATTATTAACTAACTCAGTCCCTGCGCCCCACGCCTGTTGCGCCATGTTAACTGGATCAATCGTCTGATAGATTTGGCGTCCATGCTGCGAGTTCGAATCGGCATTCTTAGCATCATTAAGCTTTCGTGTATATTTTTCTTCTTGAGCGATTTGCTCGCGAACAATTTCTAGACTCTGCTTACGTGCGCTTGATACTCCACGAATCCCGTCAGCCTCACTCTCAATAGTTCGAGCTAAGCTCTTTTCGTTAGAAATTTGTTCGCGTAAGACTCTTGCCTCATTGACACCAGCAGAAGATAACCGCTTTTGCAGTGCCGCAGCGGTGCGAAGGTGAGTCTCTGCTTGGCGATACTTCTCATTCTTTTCTGCAAGCTTTCTAGCATCTGCTTCGGTGGCTTGTGCATCAGCCTTTTTCGCAGCAGTAATCTTGACTTGGAGCTCATGCTCTTTTTCAAGCTTTGTTAGGTTTTCGGCCTGTTTTGAATTAATATTACCAGTTGCAATTGCATCCTCTTTACGACGATTATAAATCGCTTCTAGGGACTGGAGCTGAGAATCGAGAACAGCCTTTTCCTTCTCACCAGCAGACATAATCTTATTGGCGACCTGAAACATCTCATTATGAATCTGGACTAATTCTTTTGCATTCGAGCTTTGATCGCGCTCATGTTGTGCCGATTCCTTCATTGCTTTTGCAAAGTCAATAGCAGATTGTTTTGCTCTTACAAATGACGAATCATCAAAATCGATATCCTTAAAGGTATTCCGAAGGGAGTTCATTTCACCTTTAATATCAGTGATACGTTTAATCAAAGCCTGAGATGTTGCAGCATCAGATCCCTTGATTTTGGTACTCAAGTTCGATTGCTCTTTGTATAAAGCAACATATTGCTTCATTGCTCCGAGATTATCTTGAGTAACCTTCAAAGATTTGGAACCGTTAGCACTCATCGTTGCGACGGCCTTGGCTCCATTATTTAATTCTGCAGTGTATTGAGTTGCAGCATTTTTACCATTTTTGGTCGTTTCAACAACTTTTTGAATTGATGCAACTAACGCATTAGCCCCAATATTAGACTTGGATACAGCTCGTTGAATTGCATCAAGAGCCTGTTCCGCCTCCGCGGTCCCAGATCCAACATTAACCGGTGCTGCCTTTGAGTTCCCAGTTGAGTTTGACTCCTTAATTCCGCTCAGCTGTTGGGTATTGACCTTGATATCAATACCATTCTCCATTTCGGCCCTAAGTTCACGAAACTTCGAATAGGTCTTCGAGATATCATCCGTGACACTTTGGAGATTCGTGGTAATTTTAATGTCGTATTTCTGCTCGCCAAGCAGATTTTTGATTCTTGTATTTAGTGATCTCAGGGAGTTCTCGTCCGCTGAAATATTTACCTTGGCATCAAGGTTAGCTTTAACACCTTTCCACTTCTCCTTAAATGCGGATTCTAATTCGCCTTGAGTTGGAAAGTCTACCTTGACTTTAATTCCAATATTACTTGCCACGTAGATAGTCCCTTCTATCTACGTCTACCCTAGAAACCCTACCTACATAAGCTCGTTGATTTCTTTTAATACTTCTGATTCATCTTTACGTTTCATATAGAAGCGAGATGTCGTTTCCAAGGAAGCATGATGAGCGAGCTCTTTTGCTAAGTTAATATTCTTTTGGCCGACCTGATTCAGCCGAGTCTTTCTAATACAGTGAGGACGGAAATCGCCAACACCGATAATTTCACCAATTTTACGAACACGAACGGTTAATGATTGAACAGAAAGTCCGCGCCATTCGCCCTTATATCGACTAAAGAACAGCTCATCGCAATCAACGCCCATTAATTCGCGATATTCAAAATACTTCTTCAGTCGCTCTTTCGTCTTTTCGGAGAATGGAATTGTGACCATCTTGCCACGCTTTTCACGAATATTCTTAAATCCGCGTGCCTCCATATCTAGGCTAGATAAGCTCAATCGATGCAACGCACCAATACGTGCAGCAGAGTCATATGCGATACTCCATAGGATCAAGTCCTGCCAGTCGTATCGAGATGGTTCGCCCTTCTCAACTTTATCCAGTTCGGCGTCAATCCGTTCGCAGTCATCTTCATCCAAGAAGTACACAGAGATGATTTTTTCGTCTTGAGCGCCCTTCATCCGATCAAGCTTGCCATCAAACGGATGTGATCGAACCTTACCACGCTTAACGGCCCAGATATAGAATGAGCTAACAGCAGACAATTTAGTATTAATGACCTTCTTGCCATTGTGTAATTCATCTTGAAGGAAGACCATATAATCTTCCATGATATCAATCATGTCATTTTCAAGAACGTCCGTGTCGTTGATAATATCAAAGTTATCCCACTTCTCCATGATGAAGCATAACCAAATGTTAAAATAGCTTTGATACGTCTTGTACGTTGTTGAAGCTACATCTTTATTCTTACTAATATTTGAGCGAAGATACCGATCGTAGATAGCTAAATTCTTTGGATTTACTTTTGCCATCCGTTCTTTTGTTGCATATCGAACCGTCTTATGACGACCAGCAGTATCGTATTTTAATTCTTGTTGTTCCAATTAGACGCCATCCTATACTACTTCGACGTCATACCCCTTAGACCTGAGAGACAAAACCATTTTCGCTAAAAGCTTTCTGTCCATCCCGTTTTCATATTTCTGGATGAAGTTAGACGGTTTCATCTCGTATAGAGACCCATTACTCTTGCTTGCACCTGTGTCCATGATTTTAACAAGGAAGTCATCGTTCACAGGCTTCGGTGTACTGTGCATACTTTCATGAACATTCCATTTTCCCCGTGACATCGTTTGCATATGAATCTTTTCAGAATCGAAAATGATCTGAAAGCTCACACTGCCACCGCTCTTGTTCATCTTATTTTGTTTTAAACTTACAGAATTCAGAAAATCACCAGTTCTCGTATACCATTGAGAATTGCCACTTCTGAGACTGTAAACATCAGTTCTGATATGCTCTTGAATTGTTTCAATGACTACCTCGACCAAGTCTTTTGCGGCAGTCTCATAAATATCGTTAGCTAAATGTTTTCCGAATGCTTCGGGCGAATCGAATTCCATAAATCACCTCGTAGACACAAAAAGTAGGACATCTAAATGTCCTACCCTTTTAAATTCCCCATGCTAAATCTTCTTTCCAGAAGCTTCCGTATTATCGAATTGAGCCCTGAATGCGTCTGCCAACGCTTCGCTTGCTTGATCGTTTGTAATAGGTTGTGTTGCTTCCGGTTGACCTTCCTCGACTTCCTCAACTGGTGCTACGGAAGCAGACACACCGCTTGCAGATTTCTCCAACTGAGCCTGTTCTTTTTCCATAAGCTTGTTGAGAGCTTCAGTATGCTCCATAACTTGTTTCAGACCGTCTCGACCTTCCGGAGTTTGAGATGCACGCAACATCGTCTTTTTCAAAACATCCTCACCAGCCGCCTGAATTCCGAGTAAGTTGTCCTGTTCATTCATCTTATTCCGCGCTTGTAAAATGGCAATTTTATATACGTCGGTCAAAATGGACTGTACGACGGCAAGTAGCTGGGTTAGGGCAACGGAAGGGTTTGCCACAACTTCGTCAACTTCTTCATCGGTCATATCTTCAGTTCCGGTGATATCGGTCAGCATTGGTGCAATCTTCCGCATGAAAATTCCGTTAGTGAAAAAGACCGTACCCCCATCGTCTTCTCCATCTTCGGTTTGATCTAGCCGAAAGCTTTCTTGCAAGTCCAGAATTTCCTGTACCTGTTCTAGTGTTGGTTCGTATACAGTAATGAGATCATTACCAACAGAGATGACCTCACGCACTCTCCGACTGTCTGCCGGATTAGCTAAATTTTTGAATTCTACCAATCTTGATCTCCGTTAACAAATATTTGCCCCCTGTTAACCTTATACTGCATTATACCACACTATGGAAGCGATTACAACACAATTCGACTAAACTATTTGATTTTCTTTTCCTCTTGCTCTTCAAGCATCTTAAGAACCGCAAGACGCTTCATTAGAAAATGCGGAACTGGGACTCCCATTCGTTGACAGTTCTCTAATAGACTTGTAATTTCATTGAAGACCCACAGTAACAATACCACGCCTTCAACTGGGGCTCCAGCCCATGGCATTAATCGATCAAGGAAGTGAGCAACGATAATGACTAACCACATTGCTCCTTTTTTGCGTAGTCCCATCGAGAAGCTGGAAGAACTAACATTGAATTTCTTACCAGCAGCCCATGTCCCTGTTAGAATGTCTGCAAAGTTCATGAATAACAACGCCGTCATTACCCATGTCCAGTTACCGAATAGGAAACCCACAAAAGCTCCCAAAAGACCTAAAAATAGATTAAATGTTTGATCGCCTGTCACAGCGGTCGAATATCTGACAGTGCCAGAAATGAAGTTTTGCATAACCTCACGCGCCTTTTCGTGTTATACCCCATTTCCCTACCATTAGTAAATGGAATCATTCTTAGCATCGGCTTCATCCTTGGTTTCTACTTCTGGATTGTCGTCCTTTAGACCCACCGTTGGCGAAATAATCGATCTATTTAAAGCGTCATTCGCCTCTTTTGTAGCAATGTCGATTACCTGTTTCATCGTTTCGTTATCTACCACATCACCAATAGTATCGTTGGCGTTCTTCGAAAACGTCTTCCATAATCCCTGAATGGCATCGAACGCACCAGACGCTGTTCCGCCGATTAGTAAGCCAGCAACTGCGCCACCAACGTAGTTTGAATCACCATACTTAACAACAACACCAATGCCGACGACCGTACCAATCAATAGAGATAGCCAAGGTAGCCACGCCTTGGGAACGCCTTTAAACTTTAAAAACTGAATCACTGCTCCAATGCAAGTCGTAGCAGTTGCCAATTCTGCCGCCGACACAATATTCAAGCTTTCTAAAACTTCCATTTTACCTACTCCTCTCAATTTATCATATTCGAATATGTATATGTATGGGTGGTTTCCCACCCGATGAAGCTAGGCTGTTGCACCCGCCTCTTCTTTTCCATCGAACCAACCGGCGATAATCTTCCGACCGATTGCTTCGATTTGCTTCCGATTCAAATCATCGAAGGTAACACCTTCATCCAAATCGCTTTCAACGATTACCGTAGTGGCGGACAAGCTGTTGCCGTCACCAGGGTAGTTTTCAAACGATACCGGAATACCAGTAGTATTGCCATTACCATCAGTGTTGAAATTTGCACCTTTAAACATTGCTTTCATAATTTAAGACTCCTTTTTAAATTGTTTTCCTGTAATTTGTTCATACTGTTCGGATGTAATTGCACCCGCCTCGACAAAAGGAATCAGGTCGATCCCTTGTGAGTTAAATAATTCACATTTTTCATACACTTTACTTTTCTCCCAACGCTGCGATCTGTTGCTGTAGTTGATATACTTGAAGCGTGAGGTCGGCGACGTTTTGCTGTTCCGTGGTTGGTACCGGTTTACTAAATTCATCGATCTTATCCTGATCGACGATTACGTGGTTGTTGATGATTTTCGAGGCCCTAACCACAATTTGATCCAATAATTCAACAGACATCCATTGAGATCCATTAACGTTCGTTTCCCATGCGTCAATATACCCGTCTGAATCAATGGTCATATTGACTTTGTAACTGATATTGCCGTCAGTATCGATTCTCGTACACCCAGGAATAATCTTCGAAAGGGTTAGTTGAGCAACATCAATATTGTTTGGTGAATTCAGAGTCCCTCGTTGCACTCTGATAATGACACCAGATTGGTCCTTGATTAAATTTACTTTTACCATGCGTATACCTCTGTTAGCACCTCGTTACTCCGATTTGTTTGCTGCGCATTCATTGCATTCCCATGGATGGTGTCATCAAATATATATATATACTTCGAACTTGGGGCGTTGCCATAATTTAATAATGGCAGCGGCCAGCCAGCGCCGTTAGCTGCTGCAACTACAGCCTTGTGCACGAACACGTTTCTAACACCTGTTCCTGTGATTGCTCTTTTTGTCGAGTCCCATTCTTTCCACACGAGCACATAGCCATTGAGACAGTTACTGATTCTCACTGAGGGGGTTATGATTTGCTTATCGTGCATCAATTGTGCGCCTTTCCATAGACAGGTTCCACTGAGATTCATCTGAGATAGATCGCTTGCACGCAATACTCCGGTAGTCGTTTTCCCATTCTCATGTATCATTACGTTCAGGCCACCCGGCGAGATATTTGCCGTCTGAATATCACTGCTAGGCATAGCCGGATCGCCCTTATAGGTTGCCGACATCATACCTTGCGCAACTTGAATGTGAGAATAGTAGGTTTGACCTTCTGGGTCAGCAACGGGCGAATTACTCATCAAGTCGTTCTTGTAATCAATATATAAGCCGCCGTTTTTAAACTGGGCAACACCTGTATTTACGCCATAGCTACCTAATGACGGATCGGCCTCAGCTTCTTCTTTGGTTACAACTTTTGAATATGGTGATTTGATAACCGATCCACTGATATTCGCCCCAGTGATGTCAACCGCATTAATCGTACCGGCAATCAGCTTCCCATCGATCACAACTTTTGCCGCACTCATGTTGATCACGCCATTTGCATCAACGCTAATACCTGTCATAATACCGTTTTTCTTCGCGAACACACTCCAGTTGTTAGCAGTTTGAGTAACTTTGATCTTCGCATCACTAGCATCTTTGGCGGCTTGAGTGGCGTCCTTAGCAGCCTGACTAGCGTTGTCAGCAGCACTCTTTGCGCTTGAGGCAGACGCATTTGCGCTATTGTTGGCGGCAGCAGCATTCGTAGCTGCTTTACCTGCATTATCACTAGCCGCCTTAGCATTCATACTTGCAGAACTAGCATTATCTGCCGCACTTTTAGCACTAGTGGCCGCTGCACTGGCACTATCGCTTGCAGCCTTAGAATCTGATGCCGCTTTTGAAGCCTGACTATTCGCCCGATTTGCTTGTGCAATTGCAGCATCAATATCAGCCTGGAAATCTTCGGGAGCTTCATTCCACGAAATGGCTTGTGCCCCTTCGTTCACCATGACTTCTCGAACGATAGCCGTATAATTGGTGGCAACACCTTTATTCAACTGTAGAATTGGTCCAAGATATGAATAACTCTTTGCCGCGAATCCTTTTGGCGTTGTAAAGTGAATCTCTACTTTGTGTTGTTCTCCGCTTTTCCATGACACAGTTGCCGCACTAGGGGTATCTACCGAAAAGACGCCAGAGGCAACCGCTATACCATCGATCGTTACCGAAATCCCGGTTACATCATTCCATGGGTTGTAAACAAGAACTTTGGTAGCTTGCGAATCAACGGTAAACGAAATGGTGTAGGTGGTTTCGTCTTTCAGTCCTGAGTGTGTTGCAACGTAAATACCACCGTCAGTACCACTCTTCCGAGTGACTAGTACCGATCCCAACGAATTCCATGATGACAAATCAACAGTCGTTGAACCTGGTTCGTAGGTAGTAATCGACGCCTTTGGCATCAGGTTGCGGCCACCAGACGAGACCGTACTAGTAATTCGATCAGCCGTTTGTAGGAACTCGGAATAATGACTGGAGACCGTATCAGATAATGATTTGATATCACCATCGTTAGCGATACGTTTCCATGAAGTCCAAGAATATCCGTTCCAGATTCGTTGATATTGCCCGGCGTTGCTATCATCTTTTTGATAGGTCTGGATAATTCTATTTGAAGTTGATGTCGCATCGACGATCAAATATCCATACCCGCCAGCGGGCGCATTAGTCAAACTGGTCGTGTTGAAGAACCACTTACCAGTCGTCTTGTAATTATTGAAATCAGCGGCCGTAGATACCGCTTGCCAGGTTGTTCTCGAATTAGTCTCCGTTAACTGACTCTTAAACGTTTCATCGGTTGATTCCAACACGCCAACACGTTTAGTCACATCAGTTATCTTTGTATCAACTTGTGTAACTTTGGTGTTGGCCGCGTCTGCTGTAGACTGAGCTTTGTTCGCATCAGTCTGCGCTTTGGCCGCATTCGTCGTAGCTGTGTTGGCTTGCGTTTGAGCTTTATTAACCGTTTCAACGGTTGCATTGCGAGTGATTCTTAATCCAGCCGCACGCCCATAACCCATATCGCTACCACTTGTTCCATTAAGCTGTAACCACGGTTGGATTTTTACGATATTTGCGGGAATCGTAATATCCTCCTCGTGAAATTTCAGAGAATCTTTTGCGGAGTGGGAAAATGCCGTACTCCATCCTGCCGCTTCGTTATTAGCCTTTTGCATTACCATACCGAAAGCAACACCTACGGTCGAGTAATAGCCAGATAGCCAGCCTTCGAAATGCAACACTTCGCCAGGAGTTACCGAGATCCAATTGTCTTGTTCAACCGTGTCACGGGCAGTGAAGTTCATCAACCCGCTATGTCCATTAATTGGAATTGCAGTTGGATCTTGAGTTACCGAAACCCCAGTTCCTAGCTTAGATGAGGAACTCCAGTTGCTGGTCTTGCCATCATCAAACCAAGACGTCAAGACTAAGTTGTCGCGCGCATTCGCTAATAGGTTGGCATTATCCGCTGTACTCTGAGCAGTTGTAGCTGTCTTGTTTGCACTGTCAGCCGTGCTTTTTGCAGTGTTGGCCGTACTTAGCGCTGAACTAGCATTCGTCGCTGCGCTTCCCGCAGTATTCTTGGCATCCGTTGCAGTCTTATTGGCATTATCAGCCGCTGTTTTAGCTGAGCTTGCATTACTATTGGCGGTAGATGCAGTGGAATTTGCTGTTGTAGCCGTTGACTTAGCCTCACCTGCGGCCTTGTTGGCCGCGTCTGCTGTAGACTTGGCAGTGTTGGCAGTGTTTGTTGCGGAAGTAGCAGTGCTTGTTGCGGTAGTAGCCTTCTTGTCAACCGTGTCGATTTCGGCTTGGACATCTTCAGGTGCTGGTGCATATTCAGCCGCCTGCGTGCCCTCGTTAATCATCCAATTCCGGATTTCAACTGTCCAATTAGCACGATCATCAGTACCTGTTCGTTCAGGTTGAATGAAGAAACCTAGTGGGGTGTATGCCTTTGAAAAATCATCTACAGTGGTGAAGCCAACTTCAATATGATATGGCTTGTGAGTGCCAAACTGAACGTCCGAAACCCCGTCACGCCATTGCCGACTACTTAGAGCCCCATCAACTTTGACGAAGTCAGAGGATGCATTTATAAATGCACCTGAATGGCCGCCGGGCCGTGTAGTACCTTCTCCAGTTAAATAAGTCAGGTCAAAGCTCATAACATAAGACGTTGACGGTTTGATACTGTCGCTCCATGCGTAAACACCACCACTAGTGTCACCTTTAATGGCAGCTCCAAGAAAACTAGAATCTCCTGAGGAAGATGCATTCCCCCACGTCTTGATATTCTTCGATACCACATAGTTTCTCGCGGTAAAATTCAGTCCATCAATCCTGGTTTGCGTTTCGGTGATCGTACCCTTAACAGTGGTAACTTCATTAGTTAGACTGCTGGTGGTATTCTTCAAGCCTTTCGCATCAACTTCTAAAGAGTTCAAGCGAGAAGTTGCTGATGTCATCTGTGTCGTCAAATCAGTTGTGGTCTTGTTAATCGTTATGATATCCGCATTAGCTTTGTCTGCGCCTTTTTGCGCATTAACAGCTTTTCCATCAGCTGCCTTAGCATTATTGATCCCAGTTGTGGCATCAGTTTGTGCCTTGGCGGCGTTAGTCGTTGCGGTGTTAGCTTGCGTCTGGGCTTTGTCAGCGGAAGCTTGTGCTTTAGAAGCTGAACCTGCCACGGTATCGATTGATGATTGGACATCTTCGGGAGCGGGACTCCAATCGGAGATTTTGTTTCCCTTGACGACAGAGAATTCTTTGAACCTGGTTGAACCAGTTGCAAAGTTATCGTGCCGCAGACTTACATTCCATTTTGTATTCTTCAGATGATTGGGCGTTGCTTTGAACGTACATGTTATCTCATGTTGTCCAGAGCCTGTCGGTATAACGTAACCTGTGCTCGGAAATGCGCCATCTGCCCAGCCGCTTACATCACCAACACCTTGAATTATGGCGCGGGCAGCCAACCCGTCAGGCGACGTAACATTCTCATAGTCGAGAACTAGGCGGTAAGTCACGTAATCATCCACGGAAAGTCCATCGGTCAACACGATTGTAACCGGCGTTAACTGGTTTGTCGTATTTGGATTCGGAGTGTATGACTCTGACCACTCATTACTTGTGCCTTGGGCAAGATTACGTCCACCCACCTGCAAATTATCGATACTCTTCTGAGCATTGTCTGCCGCAGTTTGTGCTTTCCCAATCGCCGTATTAGCATTTGCAACCTTCGTCTGCACATCAGTCACACTCGACTTGACGGTTGCTACTTCATTGGTCGTATTCCCGATTTGCACCTTGAATGAGTCAGCTGTCTGTTCAACCGTACTCAACCTGTTATCCGTGGTCTTCTTGTACCCGTCCAGGTTAGTCTGTACCGTGGCGATATCGCCCGACACATCAAGTGGTGCTGGAGACCAATCAGTTGCAATGGTGCCACGTTCAACCTTGATCTTAATAGATTCATCGATTTCGCCATTGCTCGGCCCTTGAATGAACGCGAGCCTAACGGATGCTGCATTTGCTGGAACAGTAACTGTAAATCGCTGAACTGGTTCTCCAGTTAACAAATCTATCTGAATCAATGGTAGTAATAGCTTTCCGCTTGCATCATAGAATCCCCATCGGTTACTGGACAAATTATTTATGACTTTGTTAGGGTTGTAAATTGACGCTATGAGTTTTTCACCAGCAGTAACAGGCACTGTAGTTTTCATTGTGCGATGAATGGGTGCATTCGCATGGATGACAGCCTCACCATCATTTACTGATACTCCAAAATACCCACTGACAGAATCAAGCTGTTGCCACAGGTTTGTCCCGCCCACTTGGAGATTCTCAACTGCGGATTGTGCAGCGCTCACGGTAGTTTTGATACCGTCAGCCGTTTGCTCAAGTGTTGTAATCCGTGAGGTGGCAGAGACAATGTCATTTTGCGCTTTGTCAGCGGAAGCTTGTGCTTTAGAAGCTGAACCTGCCACGGTATCGATTGATGATTGGACATCTTCGGGAGCGGGACTCCAATCGGAGATTTTGTTTCCCTTGACGACAGAGAATTCTTTGAACCTGGTTGAACCAGTTGCAAAGTTATCGTGCCGCAGACTTACATTCCATTTTGTATTCTTCAGATGATTGGGCGTTGCTTTGAACGTACATGTTATCTCATGTTGTCCAGAGCCTGTCGGTATAACGTAACCTGTGCTCGGAAATGCGCCATCTGCCCAGCCGCTTACATCACCAACACCTTGAATTATGGCGCGGGCAGCCAACCCGTCAGGCGACGTAACATTCTCATAGTCGAGAACTAGGCGGTAAGTCACGTAATCATCCACGGAAAGTCCATCGGTCAACACGATTGTAACCGGCGTTAACTGGTTTGTCGTATTTGGATTCGGAGTGTATGACTCTGACCACTCATTACTTGTGCCTTGGGCAAGATTACGTCCACCCACCTGCAAATTATCGATACTCTTCTGAGCATTGTCTGCCGCAGTTTGTGCTTTCCCAATCGCCGTATTAGCATTTGCAACCTTCGTCTGCACATCAGTCACACTCGACTTGACGGTTGCTACTTCATTGGTCGTATTCCCGATTTGCACCTTGAATGAGTCAGCTGTCTGTTCAACCGTACTCAACCTGTTATCCGTGGTCTTCTTGTACCCGTCCAGGTTAGTCTGTACCGTGGCGATATCGCCCGACACATCAAGTGGTGCTGGAGACCAATCAGTTGCAATGGTGCCACGTTCAACCTTGATCTTAATAGATTCATCGATTTCGCCATTGCTCGGCCCTTGAATGAACGCGAGCCTAACGGATGCTGCATTTGCTGGAACAGTAACTGTAAATCGCTGAACTGGTTCTCCAGTTAACAAATCTATCTGAATCAATGGTAGTAATAGCTTTCCGCTTGCATCATAGAATCCCCATCGGTTACTGGACAAATTATTTATGACTTTGTTAGGGTTGTAAATTGACGCTATGAGTTTTTCACCAGCAGTAACAGGCACTGTAGTTTTCATTGTGCGATGAATGGGTGCATTCGCATGGATGACAGCCTCACCATCATTTACTGATACTCCAAAATACCCACTGACAGAATCAAGCTGTTGCCACAGGTTTGTCCCGCCCACTTGGAGATTCTCAACTGCGGATTGTGCAGCGCTCACGGTAGTTTTGATACCGTCAGCCGTTTGCTCAAGTGTTGTAATCCGTGAGGTGGCAGAGACAATGTCATTTTGCGCTTTGTCAGCAGTAGATTGTGCTTTTCCGGCCGCTGTATTGGCTACACTTGCCAGGTCGTTTGCCGACTTGACTGTGCCCTTAACTTCACCAACGCTAGTGGTAATCGAATCTGCGGTCTGTTTAATTTCACTAAATTTCTTGGTGTAGTCATCCGACAGCGTTTTGAGGTCACTGTCATTGGCGATACGCTTCCAAGGTGACCAGGTAATCTCATTCCAGACGCGTTGATACGTCAAGGCGTTGTCATTGTCGCGCTGAACCGTTTGAATAGTACGAGCTCCTGACAATGCGGCGTCTACCATAAGATATAACCACGGAGAGATTGGTGAATTCTTAGTCTCAATACTGAAGAACCACTTGCCGGTAGTCTTGTAATTATTGAGATCTGGGTCGGTTGCATTTTGCCACTGAATAGGCTTCACATCGGTCTGTAAATTACTTACCGTAGTCTTGAATCCTTCAGCAGTCTGTTCGAGTGTACTTACCCGCTCTGTCGTTTTGACAATTTCATCATTTGCCTTATCTGCTGCCCCTTGTGCTTTGGCAGCGGCGTCTGAAACTGATGCAATGCCGGCGTCTACATCTTCAGGTGCTGGTGCATATTCAGCCGCCTGCGTGCCCTCGTTAATCATCCAATTCTCAATGGTGACAAGATATGGTGTCGTTGCCGTCCCTGTCCGTATCGGTTGGATGAAGAATCCGAGATCAGTGTTATTGAACGAGGTCCGCGTTTTTGCATGGACTTCGACGTGATACTTGATAGCAGTGGTTGGCTTAAAACTTGTCCCAATGTTGTTCCATCGATCACTAATTTTCTTTCCATCAACATATACACTCGTGCTCTGGAACTGAGAATCATCGCCACCTAAATAGACCTGTCCCGCACCACCTTTTGTATAAGTGATATCAAATGACATTGTATAATCAGTATTTGTTTTAAACGTTGTACTAATCGGAACACATACACCAGTGAACATTCCAGATGGTGTAAACGTGAGCTTCTGTGAGTCCCCAGAAAAGACAATGCCTTCCCAACCTTTAATATTCTTCGATACCACATAATTTCGAGCGGTAAAATTCAGATTCTGCAAAGCTGAATTCGTGCTTTCTAGATCGGTAGTGACCTTGCTTACATTGGTTTTGATACCGTCAGCCGTTTGCTCAAGTGTGGTAAGACGGGTTGTTGCGGAGACAATGTCATTTTGCGCTTTGTCGGCAGAAGATTGAGCAGCTTTGGCTTTCCCATCGACAGTGTCGATTGAAGATTGCACATCCTCTGGCGCTGGACTCCAATCTGTTGCCTTATTGCCTTGCTCGATTTTAACTAAATCAATGTAAAACGGTTGAATATCGTTTCCAGTGGTCCCATTGACAAAAACTGCCACCCCAGCATTAGCAACTGAGATTTCGGTCGTAAAATGATATTCAATTTTAGTCCAAGTCTTGGCCTGTAACACAACTGGTAGGCGGCTAAGAGATGTCCAATTAGAACTATAGCTGCTGATAACCAAAGTGCGGGCCACGGTCGAGTATAACCATCCTGTTGCTGTATAAGTGCTGTTTGGCTGCGGATTACTAAATCTAACAATGACACCAGAATCATTATTTGAGATGGCCGGATCAAGCGATACCTTAAGCGAACGACTCCCCTGATAGCTGTAGTCTACTGACGCACCACCGCGGCCACTGTTTACGTTGGCTACATTTGATATAGGATTCTCAAAGTCGCTATTAAGAACTAAATTTCGACCACCGACCTGAATAGCACCGACCAATTCTGTCCACTTGTATTGCTTTGGGTCTTTACTATCATCGACTACATAATCGGTGTACGTACCGAGATATTTCTTACCAATTGAGATAGTTGTAGAGAAGTTAGCTTTGCCATCAGAACTATCAGCCCACGCTTGGTGGAAGTAAGGCGTTTTACCGTCAGTACCAGCTTTACCTGCTCTGCCATCCTTGCCGTCATCACCTTTAATTTGTGACCAGAGATAGGCTGTCGGGTCTAAACTATCGGCTTGGGTGAAGTCTGTGTAGGTTCCCATGTAGATAGGATGTGATTCTGATGGTGCTGGTGACCATGGAGTAGCTACACTACCTTTTTCTAATTTATACCGATGGGCGCTTAGCCAATCAGATAGTTCCCCAGCAGTACCACCTTCGTTCGTAAAATTAATAGAGAATCTAATATATGCAACATTAGATTTGCTTAACGTTTGTGTTGCTGAAGTTATAGGTTGCCAACCAAGAAATTTTTTGTCACTATCATACATTGCCAGAGTGTGATTATAAGCGCCTTTGAACACATAATCTGGCGAACTGAATGTAAATACAGTTTCTCCATTAGTGGCTATAAAATTATCTGAATGAAAATCACCGTCACCGCCGGCAATACCACCAGCACCTCTATCAAGATACCCAGTTTTTAAGTCGGATTGGATGATTAAGTTAGTTCCACCACCACCAACATAGAATCCATCCTTGCCGTCTGCACTATTGGCATAGGCTATATGAACTATTGTCCCATCATTAATGTTACTTACGGTAATGCTATTGCTTGCTACTATCATCATTAGTTACCTCCGCCCAAATTTCAATAATTGGGGTGGAGATACCATAAGTCCGCCAGATTTGTTCAATCACATCACTTGCGCTTGTGGCTTCAAAGCTAACTTGTGTGAATTCTCCCCCAAGTTCAACGTTTGCATAAAATGTACTTTTCATTATTGATTCACCTCGCAGGTATATTGAGCTTTGACATTGATATCAGTCGCTGTAACACTAATTTTTTTACCAGTTTTATATTGATTGCCTGTACCGCCAAAGTTGGCATTTAATACGCCATTCTGGTCACGTTGAGACCATTTATAAGTATAATCTTTCCCTGCTACATCAATTTCAGCACCAGATTGAAATACTCGGCAAGTAAGCGTTGTTGTACCAGAACCGTTTTTAAAAATACTACCTGCTGTACTATCAATTGTACAAGTTAATGGATCTGAATAATCAAGAAGTGTAATGATGCCACTTACGGCAGTCCCTGCTGTACCGCCTTCTTTGTCAATAATTACTGCCTTAAAGCTTTGTGAGTTCGTAATAGCCGTTGGTAGAACTGTTAGTATTCCTTGAGAAGTTGTAGTTGTTCCTGCTGTTACATTAGGAGTTTGACCAGTTGTATCTGAAGTAGCTAAATGCCAGCCTAATCCAAGGTTTGAGTTATAGCCAACTGAGCTAGTTGCAGTTACAGAGCTGTCTGAATAGCCGAAGAATATTTGCTTGTTTCCTGCGGAGAGTTGTCCTCCTTTATATAAATCGGCATTAATTGTTAAGCTTGCGGGCATAGAATTGTAGAACGCTCCACCATTCCCAGCATAAACATTTGCAAGAACAGCTGATTTGGCAAGTTGTACAACAGTTAAATCTAAAGTAGCTGAAAACGGAACATTTAAACCTGTGTTAGGGTCAATCCATAATCCAGAAGCGGTGAATCGTGATGCTGAGTTAACAATTGGGACATTGACTTTTGTTGTCAATACACTATTTGCACTTCCACTTATATATTGATTCTCAGTATTAGTAGTTGATGTGACAGTTGTTGTTGTCGTTCCATCTGAACGTGTCCAAGTAATTTTTCCTGAAATACCACTAACAACGGAAGTGGCACTCCCTGCTTTGGTAAGATTAAGCGTTAAAACTTGTGGAGTAGTTGCATAACTTGGTGACCATGTTTGAGCTGTTGCATCATAGGTTTGAGTAGTCGCCCCACTCGCTGTGATGAAAGCATTGAGTTGCATACCATCTGATAAATCTGTGATTGTGATTTGTCCACTTGAGACAATTGACATATTTTATTCCTCCTATTAATTAAGTGATTCTGCGGTGCAATCAAATGTAGCTCTCCGCAAAACGTCACTATTTGTAATTGTAATTGATTTCTGACTTGTTTGATGAGCAAGATCCCAAGCGGTATCTGCTGTTCCGTCAGCATTAGTTTTAGACCATACATAAGCAAATTTTGTTCCATCACTATCAATTTCTTTATTATTTTGATAAAGTATCGCAGTGAAAGTTGTATTAATGATATTATTTTTAAATTGATAGCCATTAGATGAATCAATGACTAGATTAATTGGGCTAATCCCGTCTTCTCCATCATGACCTTTAATCAACGACCAAGCATACTTGCTTGGGTCAGTGCTTTCTGTAGCTGTAAAGTCAACATACACACCGATATAAGTTCGATTAGAGTCACTCACAGAAAAATCTGTTTTACCATCAGCTGAATTAGCATAAGCAATATGCGTATACGGAATAAGATTGTTGACTGCATTTTGAGCGTCAATAGCTTTTTTGTTTACTGCACCTACCTGATCAGCAATGTTCTTAACCAACTCAGTTTTGGTATCGCTGACGCTAAATTTGATCTTATCTGCCGTCTGTTCGAGTGTGGATACTTTTTCCTTTTGGCTGTTTAACTCATCAGTGTTTTCGTCCATTTCGCCTTGTAGACTAGTCACCTTAGCCGTAATGCTGTCTGGTCCTTGAGTCAACTCTGAGTAATCGCTCTTGATCGATTTAATATCACCAGTTAAATCATCAATTGACCCTTCGGTCTTCTCGACTCTACCTTTGATAGCGTCATTGGCTAATGTAAACTCAGAATGATTATCATCAACCTTGTCTTCCAGGCCCTTGAGTTTTGTATCATCGGCTTTTAAAGTGATTTTCTCATTGGTTTGGTCGATTTCTGTCTTTAACGCCAGTTGAGTTGTAATCAAGTCGTCGGGCGACATCTGCCATGAACTATCAATGAATGAGGTCAGTCTTGCATAGAACTTCGTAAAGTAGACTTCACCATCACGATGAAGAATTGGCAACACACGCGCCTTTGCGACATCGTCACGCGTTACTGTGGTCTTGTATGCAATATTCTTAGCCGACATGGAGGCGATACTGTCAGTAACACCTAAGTCAGTTAACGACAGTTCTGTGAAGTCTACCCGGATATTATCTGCGTCATAAAACTCGATTTTTACAACTCGCTTATCCGCTAATTTAGCGAAGTCTTTGACCATAAATTGTGCCGTGACGGCCAGACTATCGCTTTTCTGAACTGGGAAGTAGTTGGAATACGCCGTAAGGATATTCTCGGCCTTTGTCCCGGTTTGAGCCAACTTGAGCCATGCGGTTTTATTCTTATCGGTGTAGATCGTATCTTGGGAAGACATTCCAGTCCAGCTAACATCTTTACCTTGTGAAAAATCACTGTTGTTAATCAGGTTAGATGATCCAGCCTGTAATGCTGCAAGTTTATCGGACGTTTCTTTTGATACTGTTTGTTTAATTTCGGTAGAAGTTTGTTCAATCGAAGACTTGGTAGCAGTAATATCTTCACCTTGTTTTTCGATCGTTTCCGCTTGGGAAGTTAACTTCTCTTCAGTTTGCGTTCGGAAAGCCTCTTCCGTGACCTGCTTTTCGCCGATTTCTTTTTGACGTTTTACGAGATCTTCAATCTTGCCAGCGGTTTGAATTCGTTCCGCCTTTAAGATATCAACACTCGCAAACACATCATTACTGTTCGGTTCCCAAGTGGTTGGCTTGTCACCCGTTTCTAGTTTAGCCTTAGCAAGATATACGATATTCTTATCAGTATTGCCAGTCGCGTAGATGTCTACGATTGCTGTAACAGATTGGGCAACAAAGGTAGTAAAGAACCGCTGCATGGACTCGTTACCAATGTACGTATCATTAGATGAGTTCTTGAACGCGCTCTTGCTCAGACTGCTGTGAATTTCTACTTTTCCTGAAGCTATTTGCTCTCGGGCAAAAACACTGAGTGTGTAGGTTTTACCAACAGTTAGTCCGGAAACTGATGCAGAAACCTTGCCAGTCTCATTGTCAAGTGTCAAGATCGTGGCAGATTGGTATTTGTCGCCAGTAATCGTAACCGCGGCATCATTAGAAGCTTTCCATGTTTCGTTATCCCATGTACGAGAATCAGATAACAGGTTGGCCTTTTGCATATCCCAAGCGTCTAGTTCGCCTGCTAAATCTTCTCGGCTTACAGTCTGCGCAATTTTGTCGTTTGCAAGGTCGATACTTGCTTGAGCCTTAGAAACATCGTTCGTTAATAGGTCAAGCTCCTCTTTGGTCGCGGCAAGTTCAACCTTGTCTTTGGTTTGCTTAATTTCCGTCTTGTTATTCTCGACAGAGTTATTCAACAAGTCAAAATCGGTTGAGTCAACCTTCTGGTCAATTACACCGTTAATCTTGTCAATATCCTGAGAAACCTTTGTTGAAGCTTCTGTTACTTTTTGTAATTCGGCTTTGGTATCTTCAAGGTCGTCTTTTGCATCTTTAAGGGACTGATCGGTTGCATCAGCCTGAGCTGTAACTGTTCGGAGATTCTCGGCCGCCTCATCTTGTGCGGCTTTCAAATTGGCGGAGAGTTCATCTTTGGCAGCCTTAATATCCGTAGTCATTTGCGTGTTGAGTTCAGCAACTTTATCCAAGGCATCTTGGAGCATTTTGTTAGCTAGTACTTCAGCTGCTTTACGAGCTGCCTCAAGATCAGAAGCAGACTGATTTCCAATCATACCTTGCAGATCAGATTTCGATTGACTTACGGCTGTATCGATTATAGAATTTACCTCGTCAGACGTCATCCCGCCCAAACCAGTGATTCCGCCATCGATTAATCCGTTAATTGCCGCTACAAGATCGGTTTTAATATTTGTTTTAAGTTGATCTAGGTCCCCAACGTCTTTAACGGTGACGTACTCGTAAACACCATTTTGGAGAGCTTTGACGATTGGCTTCAATAAATGGCCACCTCTTTGATAAAAATTTTGGTACTTATGTATATGAAAGGGCGGGACGTTAACCCCGCCCTTTCATGGCTTTGCGATTATTCCACTACTTTGTATTCGCAGAGGACATCTTTGCCTTCATCGTTCTTGGCCGGGAACAAGTCGAAGACAAGAGATAAGGAGGTTGGTTCCTTTGCACTTTGGTTCATAGTGAAGTTTGCTTGTGGTTTTGCGTTCAAGTAGTGAATTTGAACGAATTCATCTTCGGAAGTTTCTTCATTACGCAAGAATGCGTCAGCAAAAATTTCGAAGTTACCAGCAAACTTGTCGCTGTAGATGGATAAGGTGCGCGCTTCTGGGACTTCTTCCAAGAAGTAAACTACATATGCGTCGCCAACTTGAGCATTGTCAGATAAGGTAATGTTTGCACCATTTACAGTGAAAGTAACGGAGCCCGCAGCCAGACCTTCTTCTGCGGCCTTCGCAGCAGAAATGGCAGCTGCGGTCGCCTTAACAGCAGTAGCAGCAGTACCGCCTTCTTTAACAGTGGTTGCCGCAACAACAGCAGAAGGAGCGGATTGCCCAGCACTGTTGATTGCCACAACGGTGTACTTGTAATCCTTTTCAGGAGTCAAGCCGGCATCCTCGTAAGAAGCGTCAACGACGTTACCAACTTGTGCACCATCACGCATTACTAAGTAGCCAGTTGCACCAGCGGAAGCGTCCCAACTAATAGATGCAGTAACATCCTTGGCGGTAACGCTTACATTTTCTGGCATCTTAGGAATAGAGCCAGAGCCACCGATGTTTGCACGAAGCAATTGAGAGCCATCGTGTTCACGACGATCAGATTTCAACTTGAAGACGGAAATAGAATCAGCTTCCGGAACTGCGGATAAAGTTAAAATCTTGCTTGCGTCAACAACATAATCTTCGTGACGGAAGATTTGTTGTGCCCCTTCTTTGACTTCAGTACCGTTCATTAAAGCAAGCAGTTGCAAGTCGAACAATTCTGCTTCAACGGTAAGCTTACCAGTACGAGCGCCGTCCCACGCAATTGCGTTAGCACCCTTCTTGGTAGCATAAGTGGTTTCAGACGTAAACTCTGCGTTAGTAGAGTTGGCGTAGTCGATATAGGTTGCGACCTTGTTGGTTTGCTTATTAATTAAAACCAAGTTGGCGGCATCCTTCATACCATAAGTTGCCATTTAGTAACTTCCTTTCACGACTTGTCAAAGTCGTTTAATCGATGTAATAGCTCGCCAATCCTTCATCTTCATATCCTTCGTATCGAATTTGTATGAAGTGTAGATGGCGAATTGTTTTTCAGTTGCTTCTCTTATCTCGTATGCATCATATAAGTTGAGGAATTGGTAATAATTCAGGGCACTTACCTCGGCAAGAGACTTGCCAGAAGTAACGGATAAAATGAGGATTTTATCTGCCAGAGTCATTCCAATCGAGTGTTCAGCTCTACGTTTTCTACCTTTATATAAGGAGTTCCACATCTTACGTTGTTTAGGAGACATACCTCTGGGCGGAATCAGGTCCTTGTTGGCATGGTAATCAACAAGCATCTTTATAATTCGTCCAAAGTCTGAAAGCTTAGCGGCATCGAATACGGTGTCGTGAGTTTCAGAAATGATCTTGCCGTTACTAAGCAATTGATAATCTTCAATATTCGTTTGAGTCCAATATGCGATACTTGCAATCATTGCTTCAGATACCGTCTTTGTGTCGAACACAGGTCCTAGGGAGGCATCAACCTGTGGATCTTTCATACAAACCCACAAAGTCGGGAACTGTTTTTCTAACTCATCGATTTCTGGTGATTCAGCAAAGATTTCACGAGTTGAGATCACAAACGGTCTGAACAAACGTGCAAATTTGCTTTCTGAAACGTCTGCAATATCTTTAATTGTTGGAACGTGAATATTGAGATTATCGTTAAATGGGATATCCTCACCAAGTAACAGGCGTGTATAATCCAGTTCGGACATTACTTCGGACCCATTACTTCATAACCAATCACTGCTCCACCAAACTTGTTGTTTTGCGTCCACAGTTCGTTGTATGAGCCGAGTTGCATCGAACCTAATCCAAAGTCCTTACCTTGGAAGATGCGCTGTAGACGGCCTACAATTTCGTCCTGACGGATGCCACTGTCGGTGTGCATAATGTCGCGATCGGTTAGAACATAAAAGTAGATATATCCCATGACGTTAAGATAAGAGAATTGACGAAATGATTCTTGGGGAACGAACCCGGAAATTCCTAACGAGATGAATGTCTTCTTTTCGACGACAACATCATCGTTATACATGATCTTTAGCAACTGATCGTCAACCAGCGCAATTCGATCTTCCATAGGAACGTCTGGGCGTCTAGCCCAATCTGTAACCGGATAAGCGACGAGCTTCATCAGTTGGTCGTCTTGAATCATCATTTCCATGATTCGCTGTTTCCACTGAGTTAGATGTAGCAATGGGGAGTCATTACTTCCCTGTTGCTTATTCATTTGCTGTTCCTTAATCCGTTCTGTAAAGCTGGACACTCGCTCACCTCAAATCAATATTTCGTCCTAATGTTTAGTGTCTGTGAGTAAATCTGATCGCCTTTCTTGGCAATTAGATTGATGATCTGCCCGACACAACGGTAATCATCCTTAATCCGTAACGTGATTGAATGAGTGTCCTTTTCTTGAATTACGAATGACGTTCCGTCTACACAGCTTACAGTCCATTCATCGATGTCGTAATCACTTACGTCATCTCCGATTGCCTGAGTGGTCTTGTAAACATATGTCATTCCTAGACGTGGATGAAGGTCTCCTTCAATCTGAATTGTTCCTGCTACTGGCGTTTCAACCTGAGCAGGCGTACCATCATTGAGCTTAACACCCGCAATGCGTTTCTCACGGTCGTCGGTTTCTGGATTGAAAGTATCTTCTTCCATCAGAAGGTTAATTAACCCGATGCGAGAAACGTCATCTTTAAACATGCAGCGATACACATCATATCCAATGAAGAACCGTTGCCCGATGGCAATCTTTTGTGTTTCTTCATTATTTTGTACATAAAGCATCATCTTCGCATTTGCTACATCAAGGTAATTCCCTAAGTTGGAAACCCCTAATGTATACAAGGTTTGGTTCTGCACATAAGCTCCCCAACCCTTGCCATTATTAGAAACCTTGCCATCAATAAGCCAAAACATTTGTTGATTCACATGTTTGACTTTTAACTGTTGGTGCGATGGGATAGTCTTAACTTCTTCGGTAAAGACAAGCCATTGCTCATCTCTCCAACCAATATAAGAACCGATTCCTACTGTTACGGTATTAGGTGCAATAACGTACTTATCATCTGATAAATCCTTGTTGTTAGACTGAGAATGATCTTGAAAAATTAACATCTCATCTCGTCCATCAACAGTCACAGGCTCTTTATTAAGCGCATCGGCATAATAGCGATTAAACTCGCGTCCGAGACGTTTTGTCCTGCGTTCGTATGGAGAAGCGCCGACTCTCTTCATACGAGATACGAACGACGATGAATAGTCAACCATTCAGCATCGTCCCGAAATGGTCAGGGTCGTTGTATTCGCTTTGGTAGATCAATCGGCGGATCTCGCTCTGAAGCCCAACAACTTGATTATTAATCTCTTTAAGGTAGGAAGTTCCCTGTACAACTGTGAAGTCTCTGTCGCCATATGCTGGTTGATATAACTCAGCAGACGTCTTCTTAAGTTGTGTCCAGGTCAGCTTCATACCCAAGGCCATGATTTGTTTCTCAAGGCCGCTCAATTCGAAATTGAACTGATGTGACTCAAGGTCAAAGTCAGTAAAATCGTTCTCCTCATAATTGAAAAGCTCTTTCGTTGCCGAAATTAGATAGCCTTGTAAGACTTCATCACGCTCTTCTTTTTCAATTTGAACAAGATCGTAATCATCTACTTGAGTCAGAAACAGCTCATAAATCTCATCAAAACTAGTCCCTGCACTCATAGATCAATCTCCTATTTCGATTCGACAGCGAGTGATACATCGATATCTCGCCAGAAATCAGGGTCTGGTTCTTCCGCGTTCAGGTACTTTTCCACGAGTCCCATTTTGTTGGTGTCGTGCATTTTACCAGAACGCTTCAGACCTACGATTCGCCCAATAACCATCGTGCGAAGGTAGTTACTCTTTAATGCCTTTTCAAGTTGTTCAGTTGACAGCTTTAAAATGGCATTGTCGATCCAGTCCGTAGTCATTTCGAACTTGGTGTTAAGGTACTTCAACTTTTCTTGCAGTTCCTTTAACGCGTCAGTTGCTAGTAATGCCGCATAAATATCTTCTGTTGTGATGTCGTCTTCATAGGCAGCGCCAGCAATCAAGATTTGGAATCCTTTGAAGAACTTGCGATACTTGGTGTACATCGCTTGTAAATCACGGAACGTGATGTATGCGATATCCCCTCGTTGTTCAAAGTCAATTTCTGCATCTTGGTTTTTGGACAGGTAGTAAAAACCGCCTTCAAAATTACTAACAAGCACAATTTCTAGATCTTTATCTAATTTCTTTCTCAACATCTCTCACTCACTCTCTAAAATCAGATGGCTAGGCCATCTTGTACATGCCGTATACGGCCATCTTCAACACGGACAAGCCATACTTCTTCAGAGTTTCGAAACTCATTTGCATATCGTTGCGAAGCATGTTGTCTGGTTCGTCGGTAATTGCGTCGCCTTCCATAGCGATTGCAATGATCTTTTCGCCTTGCGGCAGAACCAACAAAGTGTTGTCATCCATTGCAAATTCGTTAGTGTTTGGCTTGTATGCTTGTGGTAAGCAGATCAACGGAACACCATCAATGCGGCCCAAGAAGCCAACGGAATTCTTTTCATCACGCATAGCGTCGGAAAGGTCAGCCTTTTTGCTTACTTTTGCCAATGCAGCACGAGTACCATAAACGGCAACTTCTTTACCGCCAGCAGCAATACCGACATGTTGTGCTAATTGTGCAAGCTTTTCAGTATCGAATTCGCCTTCTTGCTTACGAGTAGCGGTTAACAAACTGTAGGACGTTACGATTGAATCGTAAATTTGACTACCCATCTTGTTAACAAACGCGTCAGCAACCTTGTTAACCAACTTGGTCCAGTCAATGTTACCGGTTACAAATTGTTGGAATTCAGTATAAACAGCTGCACCATACCAGTCAGTTTCAACACTGAACTTACGGCCGGTGATCGTTTGACGACGGATATCAGTATTACCGGCGGAGACCAGGCCGACAGTAATCATGCGGCTGTCTTCAACTTCAAATACGTTCTTATCGCCAAGAGCCAAGTTCTTAACATCAGCAAGGGTGTCGAATTGGTTGGTGATTAAAGTAGGTAAGACGGCGTCAATTGCTACAGAGATTAATTGGAACACTTCGTCTTTGTGTTCTTTCCATGCGTAGTAGCTGTATTCGCCACCAAGCTTTTCAAGTACAAGCTTGCGCATTGCTTCGGAACCACTTACGCCGTTTTGAGAGAAGTTACGGTTGAAGTAGACTTCTCTAGCTAAGTGTTCCAAATCTTGTTTGTTTTCCATATTTCTAGAGCTCCTTTTGAGGATATTATTCAAATACGATGACCGTTACAGGGCCGTCATATTCACCGTGATATTCGTTATCAGCAATTGCTAAACCGATACCGTCATCACCTTCTGCCGCTTTTGCGAAACCTAAACCGCCTGCACCGACCGTTACACGATCACCGGCAACGATTTTGGGCGCAAGATCAGCAGTCACAGAGATAGTCATGCCGGGTTCAGCGATGCGGTAAGCGCGGCCGACCTTGCCGGCCTTAAGGGTTTCTTTGGAAGGGTCGTAATCTGCATACCCATAGTCCAAAAGTGGGTTGGCAAGTAATACTTGCGCATCAGCCGCACCAGTTGCTTTTGTAGCTACACGGGATTCGCCATCTTTACCCGCTACACCCAAATGCAAGAATTGGCCGTTTTGAAGTTCTTCGCTTGCCACGACACTTGCGATGTGGTTGTTAGCGGAGACCTTGTCTAAGAACACTAAAGTCATAGTTCTTTACTCCTTTATTAGTGGAAGAGTCTGCTAAGCGAGCCGAATTGACCGCCAGACTTTTCCGTTTGTTTGAAATTAAATGCTTGTACGCCGCTTACTTGTGGCGTATCTTCGTCCATAAGAGCTAACGCGATATCCTGTTTAACTGCCGCAAAAGTCTTGGTTGCCAAATCAGTTTTGATTTCGGCCAACTTATCTTCAGACAGACGGGCTTCATAGGATTCGATTAATTGATTCTTTTCAGCTTCCTGAGTAGTTGCTTGGAATTCACGGAGTTCCGTGTTTTCAGCAGTCAGGGATTGAACAGATGCTTGTAAAGTTTGAAGTTGATCCCGTTGTTCTGCGGTAATGAATTGTAAAAAGACTTCTGTTGGTTCACCCAATTTCACATTTCCGGAATCAACGGAATAAGGAGCTTCAAAGAATTTGCTTTCTCCATTCTTTTCATAGCTACGGTAAATCACGCGATCCTTATATAGTTCTGTAACGAACGCATAACCATCTGCGGAATTCTCAAATGATTCTTCGATCTTCTCTCGAATTTCGTTATAAGATAATTCACCATTAATCAATGCAAACTTCTTGCACTTCTTTTTGAACTTGTCGTCTTCAGATGGTTTCGGATCTTCCTTATCGTCAGACTTAGACTTGTCGTTAACCTTCTTAGGATCATCCTTTTGGTCGTCGGCTTTTGGATCTTTGTCCTTATCTTCAGAATCAGTAGACTTGGGATCTTCTGTTTTTGGTTCTTCAACCTTCTTGTCGCCTGACGCATCATCAGATTTCTTTGCTTTATCTTCCTCGGATGCGTCGGTCTTCTTGGACTTATCATCTTCAGGCTTTTTAGCAAAATCATCTTTTTCTTTTTCGTCTTCGGGTTTGAAATCCTTAGACTTTGGTTCTTTTTCTGCCACGTTTTCACTTCCTTTTTCTTTGGCATATTCGGAATACATCTCACGCAATTGTTGTTTGAGTTCCGAAGCCTCAAATTGAGTGCTAATGGTGCTTCCTGCCATTCCAGGCAGAACATCATCGCCAAGGATTGTGAGTCCTTCAAAGCGACCTGTTTCGATATGGAACACACCACGGTTATCTACATTTCCGCCGATATCTGCGATTTCCATTGACTGGGACTTAGAGCCACCAGACTCATCGAAGATATCGATTGCCTTGGTAAATCTCGTCCAGAGATTACCGTATGCAACGAGCCATTCTTTTCCGTCTGAGGCGGTTTGAATTGACCACTCGTTGTCTTCACCTACGAAACCAAATGCAACAGTTTGCATCTCGATAGAGACGTTCCCATCCTTGATGGTTACAACCTCTTCGTGGCTGCCAAAATCACTGTCTCCGTCTTCGTTCGTTCTGATCTTCCCAAGAATTGGAATTCCTGTGAGGGTTTCCGCAAAACCTTCAAGAGATTTGCGGGAGAATGCACTTCCATTCAGGTTTTCACCTGTATGGGCAATCCAGATTTTTACCTTTTGGAATCTGGAATCCGCATTGGAAGCGCTTTCATATTTTTCGAAACGAATAGGAATGGTTTGGTTGCTTGCAGTAATTGCCATTACGCATTACCCTCGATTCTGTCAGTATCATCACTCGGGTTATCCGTTTTAGGCCGTCCAGCACCATTAGATGTAGGATCACCACCAGCCCCCACGTTGTTCGCAGTAGGCTTAACAATCATCAGATCATCGATCTTCAATTGTTCTTGTTCAAACTTCAACTTGCTGTAGATTTCAATTGGTGACATTCCCGCAGCAGCTAGGATGTCAGTTCTCGAACCACCATAAGTTAAAGCGTCTTTTAGATTCTTCATATCGTCTTGAGCTGTATAATAACTTTGATTGAGGAATCTAATATTCCAACGCATCTTCTTGTTTTGCCGTTTAACACCATTGTTCAACTTGTAATTGTAGTAGTTAGTTAAGGCTGGCAAAACAATCGTATACAACCAATTTGCATCCTTTTGGATAGACAGTTTTACGATGTTGGCCGAGGTTGTACTTCCACCAAACAATGGTTGCGCCACACCAAATCCTGTGAAGAGAAGGTTATTAGCTTTTTCAACCATTTCGTAACTCTTTGAGTTACCCGATCCACTCAACGGAATATTTTGCAGATCGGTTGCACTGGTAACGGCAACGACACCACTTGGGAGACTATTCTTCAACTGAGTATCGTAGGCTCTCGCCGTCTTGATACTCATAAGTGGAGTACCCTCTTTATCAGTAGGAATCTTCGAATGAACTAAACGAATAGTATCAATCTTGTCCTTGACCAAGACATTCCCTTTAGCTGTGTCTAAGTCAGATTCGTCCATCAACATAGATGCGAATGGAGAAACTGCAATACCGCCATTATTGAGAACCGTTTGGTCAAAACAGAATGCGACGGCTTTATCCGAAAGGATGTACCATTTATTGTCATACCAATCGGGATCATCAGAAGGCACACCATTTCGATAAGTGTCGTATGCTGTCTGAATTTCCTTTGGCATAATGTTGTAGATATCAGTTTTCAATTTACTAATATCTAAACGCCATCTATATACGCCCTGATCCTGCCTAACAATACGACACCAGCTATATGGGAACTGCATGTATGCCAAGCCTTTCGTATCGGAAACTTCGTACCAATACGAAACACCTGAGATAAATGTCTGTTCGATAAATGCTGGCGCATAGTATCGAAGGTTCAAGTTGTCTAAAACTGTGGATGTTGCTATGAAGTCATCTAAGGTTGAATCTGGAAATTCCAAGTTCTTACTCTTGTCCGACCCAATTACGGGATAAATGTTGTGATTATAAGTTAGATGCGAAAGGAAGTAGTTAATAACCCGTGATACAACACCATCTTTGTGATAAACGGCATACATGATATCGTTCAGCATCGTAGCGTTTTGAACTGGGTTATTAAGATAGGTTGAGAGTATTGCGCGAGTAGTCGAAGAAGTTTGTGAACTTAGCTTGATGTTTGATTTTGGATCAGCCATCGCTGCCGCGAACATTTCCGCTGCTTTGTTATTAAAGCGTTCAACTTCTGATTGATTCTCTGGGTTTATGACTCCTAACCTCCTTTCTACATGCTTCCGTTAGAGATAAACAGGAAGCCAAGCAAATCGTCGGGACCATCCGACTTAAGTTCTTTTTCCATCTCATTTGCATAGTAGTTACCATACGCAAGAGAGGAGTACCTATCCTTCGTTGCCTTCCCGACTTCCTTGATACGAACACCACTTTGGCGAACGTCATACTCAAGGTTAACTAGTTCAGTGACTAGCGCGGTTGCTTGAAGGTATGGATACATTAAACGCATTTGTTCTTCAGGCGTCTTCTTTACAAAGCCGCCTTCATTCACCAGTTCTTCTCGCTTTTCAATATCTGAAATAGGAAGTCGAAGCTTGCCATTTTCGATATTTGCTTTGAGAGAAACGGCAATCATGTTGTTAAAGTCAGCTGTGGCTTTAACTGAGTAGATTACCTTAGTCCCTTTCGAACCGGTTCGATTGTTTGCTTCTTCACTGTTGATTGATGCCCACGGAGGATATTCCATATCGCGATCCTTATCATACAGGATGTCGCATAATTCATCGAAAACACCAAGACCGTTCCCATTGGCGTCCATTACAACGTAGTCGGCTTCAAAGTCGTAATACAATTGTTTCAGGCGAATTGCCAAATCTTTAGTTGTGATGTTCCGTGAAATCGATTCAAGGTATAAGATATCTCTTGTATATCCATCACCACTAGGATGGAGTCGCATCAACGTAAATGCACTCGTATCGTTTTTAACCTGTTTATTACCACCGGCCAAGGCGACGTCAAGTGCCACAAGACGAATTTCGTTCTTTGTATCAATGCGTGGAATGTTGGACAGTACTTTCGGCTTTGATCGTTGCTTATTTGCTACGAACTCTACATCGGTTGGAGGTAGGAATGTCTTGTTTACTGTCCGAATTTTGTTCAATGGTTGGAGTTTGAAGAACGACTTATCGTTTTCTCCGACGAAGATCGCCTCGTATTCCATATTGAAAGTGGTTGGATCAAAGTTATCGGCTGTCTTAACGTCGCTAATGAGCTTTTTCGATAAAAGTCCATGGAACACAGATAATTGATATGGAAGTACGGCTACAAAGTAGCTACCACCATCCAACATTCCGTGTAGATACGTTACAAAGTAATCCCAGATCCAATGGGATTTATACCACGCCGACGAAATATAAATTTCTTTGTTCTCTTCTGTTGGGTAATTTGCATACTCAGGTTTATTCTTGAAGGCCGGAACGCGATTAACGTTCATCATTGGCTTTAGGACTTCGTCGATCATCTTTTTGTTAACAAGTCTAAATTCGTCAACAATCAAGATGTTGCAACGGAGTCCACGACTTGAATCTGTAGATGTTTCTGCTGAGATTTTTGATCCGTTTGGGAACTGAACATACGTTTCGTTTTGACTAACCTTAATGTTCTTGATATCCCCAATCTCATCTCTAATACGTGGATAGGTGTTATATAAGGAAACTATCTTCTCAGTGATAATTTTCTTTGCCTGCCCCTTCGTACCAGACGCAAGCACAATTCTTGTTCCGGGATATAAGATACAGCGGATCACACAATATATGGCGATGAGGAAGCTTTTTCCTTGCAGTTGTTATCCTGCTGGCTTTTTATCCAACAGTTCTTACGGTTTCCCGCAAGCTCGGCATATCTTTCCATCTCATTGAGATGACGCGGCCTCGTGGTAGGATTATATTCTCACAAGAGTTTCACCTACTATGCTCTGCACCTGTTAACCGTTTTACCGATTAACTTCAGCTCTGATTGGCAGTAAAGCCTTCCAGATGTTTTCCGCGTTTACGGTCTAATGTCACCACTAGACTAGGCCACTGTATTATTAATTTGAATTGCCTGGTTAAATTTACGCTCAAGATAAACCGGAGAATTCTTATATAACAGCTTTGTAAGAATTGGTGTGCTAGATACATTAGTCGCATATCTGCACTTCCATTTCTTTTCACAGTAAATATTTCCCCACACTGCGTAATTGACTAAGCTCTCTCGAATCCAATTCAGACATTCATAATTCGGATTTGTTATGGCGATACCCTTACTATCAATATGTCCATCGCCATCCACGAAACCTCTCAAGAAGTCAAGAAAGAACTCGTCATTCACTTTTGGGTATTCTGTTTTATAAGTCTTGTTAGGAACAACATTTAACGCAATTAGGTCTTCTGCCATTGGACGTGAATATATTCGAATAACTGAATTAGGAACTCCACCTTTAACGAATACTCCATCAATCAAGCGATCCTTCGAAATACGAGTTGCAATTTCAATATCTCCACCAATTGCTCTATTAAACTTTTCAAGGTGTTCACGATCAATTGAGTTTAATTCAATCGAAACTTCATAATTTCTACGTTTTGGATTAAACACCACATATCCGTCAGCAAAGATAAATCCCAGCCAATATGCTTTTTCACGCGTGTTAATTTCCTTGAAATATCTATTATTAAAATGTTGCTTCTTCTTATCAACACCAAGAGCCCGTCCCTTAGCACGAACCTGGCGTTCGGTTTTCTTAATTGTGTTGAATTTATTTAATTCATCTGCGATTTCTGAATACGTCATCATTGCTGCATTTTCTTTGATGTACTTCAACTCTGATTGTTCAAAAATCGTTTTAACCATGTATTCTCCTCAAACGTAACCGCGCGCTGCAATATACATAAAATGCGATACGCGTTCGATCATATATAGTAAAATCTTCTGATACAGGAACAGCTTCAAGCCTAGATACTCGGATGCAAATCGTTGTGGATTCGCTCTCCAGTACGCAACCCAGCTACGAAGGTTTGATTCACGCTTTTCAAAAACGCTAGACGTCCTCATATAAGGATGCCACCTCCTCATCAGTTGCCTGTGAGAACAGACGCTTGATTGGAATAATGAACCACTTCTTTACGTAGGTCATAATGTTGTCTGGGTCTTCTAGGGTTGGATCTACAGTTTCAATGGGGCCGACTTCTTCAAGATGCTTGATTTTCATGCCAAGCGGCTCTTCATCGGTATCTCCCCCACTCAGAACTTGATCTAAGCCAATTTCCTTCAAATCGTCAGAGTAACTCTTTCGAAGTTGGGGGATTGACTTGTCCTTTTCTTGAATTGCTGCATCTAGTGCGTCTTTTAATTTGACATTCTGTATGTAGCGTAATTCTTCAAGACCGTTCTGAGGTGTCTTCAAGGTGGTAAGGAGATCGTAAGCTCCTTCTAATCGTTCATAGTCGATTTCTTCCAGTCCTGGACCCCATCGACGAATCATCTTTTTAGAGACTTCTTCGGGAGTTTGCTCAGGTTGGGCTACTTTTTCTTGGTTTGTCTTAGCTGTTTGAACTTGTCCAAATGCACTGTCACTAAACGTTTCGTACTCTTTCAATCTGCTGATTGATTGTGTATATCGCCCAAATGACGGCGATTCCGAATCAAGAAGCTGTTGATACTTCTCTTCTACAAAAGGAAGATTAAGCATCGACAGTACACGAATTACGGAATTTCTATCAGTCATGTCCGTTTTTCCTGTACAACTTCGACAAATACCAAAGCGGGAATCTAGCGATCCAGCCATCGACTTTGTGAATTGATTATTACGTTTGCTCTGACCACAGATCACACAAGTTTTATTCGTCATGAGCTTCCACCCGATCGGGAAATCTCTTCATATTCAACATTGCTTGAGTGATGTTCTCTTGTGTTTGTGTGTAACGTTCCAAATCGGCCATATCTTTAATGTCCCATTTGTCTTGTCTGTTAGTCAGTTCCTGAATATGGTTCATTACGAAGATAAGTTGGTTTTCCAACTTTTCCATTGGCGATTGTTGCATTACCATATGAATTCTCCTTCGTTATGATGAATGGTTGTCTTGTCGAATCGAGAAGTTAGCGCAGGGGGCATACACGCTTCTCGACTGGACAAGACAACCATTCGAAATGTAATTGTCTTGTTGTGGGTTAAACCAGCCCTGCCACACCATAAGGTTTTTTGGGACGCTTACCACCAAATAATCTAAATGTTCGGGATGGTAGGTCCGTGGCTGTAAAGGAGAACTTCATAAGATCCTGATTCATACTCCGCTTCAATTTGTAAGACTTGAGTGCTCTGGATGGTTTATGAAATTCACATTTTACTTAAATTCTTGTGTTAGGCTTCCTTCAGCACAGCTGGGGAAACGGTTGCTTTAACAACTGTCTTAGCTTCAACGTTGATGACGCGGCGCTTGGCTGGGTCTGCGTAGAAGGATAATTGTTTCGTATGAGCAGGAACTTCGTTCGGAGTCAAAGTTAATAAACCAACTTTTTGAACCGTGTTGCCCGCTGCCAATTCATTCTTGATTGCTTGATCATGCCAATCGATGAATTGTTCGATTGCAGTCTTGGTAATCTTTTCACCTTCTGCGGTTGCGATTGCCTTGATACTGTCTACTAATTCTTGTTTGCCAATTTTAGTCATAATATTCTCTCACTCTCTGTTGTGTGTATTGGTTTAATTTCGTTCACTACTTTTTGCAGCGTCGTTATAACGAAGGCCGATGTCCGGGGTCGAACCGGAAGATTCCGTCCTGCTTGGATACGATTTTTGAGGTGTACCAATGGAATATTCTAAGGAGGATGAATGCAGGATAATCACCGACAGGGGAAGTCCGAGCATCGCTCGAACTTATTAGGTAGGGTCTCTATGTAGGGGTAGACATAGAGGTTTATTTTTTGTCATGGGCAATCATTATTTACCCTTACACTTATATAGGTGGGAGAAGTCCATTTTGAAACCCTTTTATGAGAATATTCTAATCAGAATGAGAGAACTTTAATCTTTCTCGCTAATTTTTTCAAGCGGTTGAAGGCGGCCTGCCTCGTGATTCCTAATGATTTCGCTGAATCCTCGATTGTATGCCCTGTAATTAACGAAATGATCAGTTCAAACTCTTTTTCGCTTGAGTTAGCAATCATTGATTCGATCAGCTCGTTCCATAGAGTTAAATCCACCTCGTCAGACAATCGATCACGAATCTCTCTCCAATGAATCAATAACTCGCGAAAGTTTGAAACGCCCATTCGCCCAAGAATCTTCCGGAAGTTCTCTGGCGTTGTAATTGCAATTACATCTTCGGGCTCATACATACCAAATAGTTCACTGTCCTCGATTGGATCGACTGACATCGAGTTTTTCCCGATTGCGTAATGACTGCGATAGTCACGTTCATCAAGGTAGTAGGTGTATTCCCCTTCTCGATTACTTTCTATATCTTTCGATGTGAGTAAGTATGTTCCGATTCGTTCTAATTCTGCTTGTGTGATTTCGGCGTCGTAATCTGCTAGACAGGACCCTGACTGTTCTTCCATTTGAGCGATCATGTCTTCTACATGAGATGACCGGGTTTTTACATCGTTGATTTCGTTGTCATATACGTTGTTATCAATTAACATTCATTATTCCTATGCGTAACTCATTACGCGTCCTTCATTTACAATTCTTGTGCAATACCTGTTTAACTGCGAATCGTCTCCGCCTCGTGCGTAGACGTAATAGCAGTCACCATCGAACTTTCTAACTTTTCGACGGGTGATAACATCCATTTCTATCAACTTATCCACATCTTTTGAGATGGTAGGACGACTTATATTAAGCTCTGTTGCCAGCTTTGCTTGTGATACATAACATACCAAGTCGTGGCTTGTCTTCGAATAATAGGGAATTCGATTCCATAGATTCAAGCACAATGTAACCAAACGCCACCGAACTGACTCAGTCTTAAACTCGCTGTACAGTAGATTCTCAATCACGTCTAGATCGATTCCAACGTATCGTTGGGTAAATTCCTGCTCATATAGCCGCCGATTACTTTTATCGGTGAGCCATGTACACTTCATGTTCAGCGTCGATCCAATCCTTATAAGGGATTCCTCAACACGACTAAGACCCTTTTTCCCTTTTAGGGACAAGTCGGTTGCAATTTGTTTCGGCTCAATCATATTAGTTTTATATTTCCTCTCAGCTATACAAATATGACTATTCATCAAAAGCCAAATTTCAACCATTCGATCCAAATCCGGATCAGCGGATTTGTAGTCCACAATTAATCTGGCTGGATATCGAATCCACGAGTCATAAATTTGTTCACCCGACTCCTTACGTTTGATTTCATTTTTTAATTTTGGTTCAAAAATTTCCCTCATAACCCACCCATTCCTCAAATACAATTTCTAAGTTCAGGGGGGTATATACACCCGCGGCCGCGGGTGTATATACCCCCCTGTTCTAATCTTTACGTTTAATCGTGTGTGTTGTATTAGTGATTTCTACAATTTGACCATTTTTTTGAAAATTCCTGACGGGGGTAGTCAGAAATTCAACGTTTTTTTGAAAATTTTGTATTTTTGACCCTTGTACATTTTGGGCTAAAAATAAGGGGTGACAATTCACCAAATAAACACATTAGTGTTTGACTACATTATATTAGTTTGCTACACTACAGTCAAACACTAATGTGTTTATTTGGAGGTATACATTTGGAATATTCAGAACAACAACTTACCATTATCAATTCGAACGAGGATTGTATCCTTGTAAATGCCGCGGCTGGTTCTGGCAAGACGGCAACTTTTGTAGGCCGAGTCGTCAAACTGATCGAAGAGGACAATGTTTCCCCTACTGATATTTTGGCAATTACATTTAGTCGTGACGCAGCAGACAACCTACGAAACCGCCTATCGCTTGCCCTTAGCGAATTGACTGCCGGAGACATTCGTATCACAACTTTCCACGCTTTTGCTCTATGGGCAATGAAGCGAGCATTCCCTCAAGTCTACGCTGAACCTATGCGCTTAGTTGCTGACTGGTGGAAGTTCAAACAGGCAACTGATATTGTCGGTGTCCAGGACTACTATCATCCTAACGGTATGGGACTCGGTATTCGCGCCGGCGAACTCTTATCCCACATCTCTCGTATGAAGTCGCACGGTGTCCTGACCTCTTCCGATCTGAGCCAACACCCCGAGCTTTCCTCAATCGCAATGTATGGGCCTGCATTTGATGTCTACAACGATCTAGCAACAAAAGCCCATTATTACGACTTTGACGATATCCTACTTCACTTCAAACACGCTCTTGAAGTTAACGATCAGTTTCAAGAGCGTATGAGTCAGTTATTCCCCTATATCATGGTCGATGAAGTTCAAGATACTTCTATGATCAACTTAGACATCTTGCAACTTCTACAACCCAAGCATTTGTTTGCTGTCGGAGATTTCCGCCAAGGCATCTATGGGTTTATCAATGCCGACATCAACAACATTTTGCATTTCGACAAGCACTTCCCTGATGCTAAATTCATCGACTTGTCTACAAACTACCGATCAACTCGCAACATCGTTGATTTCTCTAACCGTATTATCAAGGCTGCAAAGAATCCAGACTACGACAAATTTGCTCCAGCCAAGTCAAATAGCTCTCAGGATGGCTCCAGAGTTAAATTTACGGCCTATGACAGCGTTGAAAATCAGTCCGAGGGTATTTGTACCCAGATAGAAGATGACGTCTCTGAGGGGGCAAAATATTGCGAATACGCTATCATTGTTCGAACTAACTCTGACGTAGGATTATTTCAATCGCTATTAACACAAGAATCTATTCCTGTCAAGGTAAATTCAAAAGCTTCTTTCTTCGATAAGCGTTTTGTCTCCTGTCTTCTGGCATACATTCGCCTTGCAATTTCTAAGGATGACGATGATGCCTTTCGACAAGCAATCAACACTCCGAATCGATATATCTCAAATGCCTTCCAAGGAGATCTCGATGATTATGCCTACTCAAACGAAATGACCCTTTTCGATGCTGCACATGAAATGACTGGCAAGGTCCCAAAAGGTCTTAAATCATATCTCGACCTGATCGACAAACTACAAGAAGTTGATTCTGCCGCTGGAGTTCTTGATTTCGTTCAGCGTAAGACTCACCTATTCGATGAAATCAACAAGTCTGCAAAGTCTCCCGAACAAGCTGTCGATCAGATTTCTTCATTTAACGTACTGCGTCGCATCGCATCGAACCATAAGTCACCTGAATCGCTTATCAAACACGTTGAAGCTTCGACTGCAAATAACAAAGTTGACGAACGTGCCGATGGCGTATATCTAACAACTGCACACGGCTCAAAAGGACTCGAATATAAGCACGTGTTTGCTCCTAACTTCGATGAGTCCAACTACCCCCACTCTATGTCAGATGATCCAGAGGAAGAACGCCGCCTCTTCTATGTGATTGCATCTCGTGCGATGAAGTCACTTGAGATCAGTTACTGTATTCAATCCGATTTGGCAGGAAAAATCACTATGCCTAGTCCGTTTCTGGTTGATATTAACAAGGAAGCTTCTCGATTGGGCAATTCCGTCATGCGTGGCATCGCAAGTAAGTCAATGTACCTCTAAATCAACGTTTTGCGCCATTTTCGCCTATTATTGAGTATTTTGCTCAATTTTCGGCGAAAATGGCGCATTTTTGTCTGATTTTGATCTATTTTTAGCAATTTTCGTACCAAAATTGGAATCGATTAATGTTCCCGATGTGTACATCATGTGCATATCGGACACCTTCTAACCAATTTCAACCCAATCATCTCCCCTATCATCATTTCTGATGTGTACATGGGAGTTATTGCTAACGCATTTATATTTTTCATTTACCTTAGTCCCGAAATTACTCTCCAAAAAGTGCACTTCAAGTGCACTTTTCTGCCGGTAATTAACCAACTATTTACGTTGTACAAAAATGTAAGCGAAATTTTCAGTCAATAAAGTGCACTTCGAGTGCACTTTGCGTTGCGCAAACGACTAAAAAGTGGGATACTAAGACCATAAACGAATGGAGGGTTCAAATATGGTAGCAAAAAGCAGGAATCGCCGTGTAATGGGCGTTGATATTGGTAACGGGAAAGCAAAAATCTATACCGCCGTCGCAACAGGCGAAAAGGATGAGCAGGGAAACGATATCTATAAAGGATATGCAATTCTAGCGCCATCCGTATATGCTCGTGAAGACGAAATTGGTAGCCAGGTAATTGAAACCGAAGCAACGAAGAAACAAGCAGAAAATCAGAAGCTGGATCGCTTCGTAATTGATGGTGTCCCATATTTGTGGGGACCTGACGTAGCGCGCCTAAACAGCACCATCGCATCATATGGTATGGATAATCGATACACAAATAGCGCTTATCGCACAATGGTAAAACTAGCACTGGCAAAAGCTTTCTATTACTATAGTAAAGAACTTGGCTGGAAACCATCCGATCCTGTTCTGGTAATTACCGGTGTTCCTACCGAGGACATTGACGACAAATTTGGTAAATCTCAAACAACAAAAGTGCTTGAGGACTTATTCAAAGGAACTGGAAGCGCAGAAGTAAATGGGCAAGAGGTATCATGGAATATCGATAAGATTGGTATTTTCCCTCAGCCTGAAGGGACCGCTGCCAAATACTGGATGGATAACGGTGGATATGTAATTGAAGATGCTGAAGGGGATCACTCAGCATTAAATCATGCTGTTATCGACGTAGGTTCTGGCACAACTGATATTGACATTAACGAAGGTGTCATCCGCGTAGCTCACGTAACTTTACGCCAAGGGTTCCATGATGTATATCAGGCAATTCGAAACGAAATCGCTCGTGTCGCTGGAATCCAGGATGCAAGCTTCGCTACGGACGACCGTCTCCTTGAACTTCTGGAAGAGGGTAAATATGTGTACAGCGTCCCATCATACCCGAAACCTATTGTGTTTAAAGACGCAATGGATGAAGCTGTTGATAATTTAGCAAGTGCCACAGCTCGGGCATTTGATGAAATTCAAAAGTCAAGCACTAATTTGCAACATATTTTTTTGACAGGCGGTCCGGCCGAACGTATCTTTGAACAATTCAAACAAACAATGCCACGGATCGAAAAAGAAGACGAGCATGAATTGTCAGATGTAATTGGATTCTATCGCATTGGAATGCAAGTTCCAGAATAGAGGTGATCGTCTATGCCGCAGCATCGCAGCGGAAAAGGGTATCCACGTCAAGCCTTCGCACTTGTTGAGGGCAGAGACGATGATATCATTGAATTCATCGAAACAAACCCAGATGTACAAGAAATGGGCCAAGCAAAGTTTACGAGAAATTTGTATCGCACTTATATACAAGCAAAGGCAACTGGCGATATGGGTCTGTTTAAGAATATGGAATCAGTCAAGGCCATGCCAAAGCCAAAGAAGAAACCGAAAAAGAAGCTCGGGATCGGCCTTGGTGGGCAAGGTATGTTTAAGAGATAGATCAAACAGTCACTCGAAAGGGTGGCTGTTTTTGTGTACATAAATAGGATATGATAGATATAACTATGATCGGAGGGGTATTCATGAGCGAATCGAAAGGTGCTAGATACAAAGGAGTAACATTCCGACTCGACAAACAAGCCGATCGTGAAGTAATCGAATGGCTTGAAGATCTCACGAAAGGTAAAAATGGCAACAAATACGCCCGGGGTGCGATGAGGCTCGCCATGGCGATGGCTAAGACAGGTCTAGTCACCACAGATCAAATATACGAAGCGGGGGAGCGAACCGATGCTGCACGCGTGTTTGACTACCTTGTCGATAGCAAATATATTGTCATCGGCGAGAAGTCTGATGGTGGTGTCCGGATCAATATGATGGACCCCGACAAAGAACCATGGCCTCCTAAAGCCCCAGATCGTCCTGCAAGCGAATTGTTGGCAGACATTGCTGCCGATAAGAAGGCTGCTGAAGATAAACGTATAGCTGAAGAAGCCGCTAAAATTGAGAAGGGCGAGATCCCAGGCATAGACTTCTAGGCGTATTGCTTGTTGTAGTAGTTAGAGTATTCGATATTACGTGTGTATGCAGACTCAGCCAGGGCGTAATCAAAGAAGTTGCCAAGAGTCTTTCGGATAAAGGCTTCAGGCTTACGAATCTTGCGTCCATATTGTTGGAATCCACTGAAGCATTCACGCACACAGAAGATGACCTTATCACGGAGTTGATCTTGCATGATAGTGTTCGTTTCGATGCAGGAGTCTTCAGAGGTGATAGGGTATTTTGGCTGAATAGAGTTATTCAAATCGACCTTGTAACGAGATACAGCAGTGGATTTAGTCGTATAGATTAGATCAATAACCTGGTGAAGCATCTTGTAATTATGACCGATGAGAGACTTCAATTCGTCAGCAAGTCCCATTGGCAAGCCTTTAACTGATGATGATTGCATATAGTTTTCAATCAAGAGACGGTTAGAGTCAGAATTCTCTTGGATTTTCATACCCTTGAAATCAAAAGCGGTATATGTATTTCCGTTTTTGACCTGTTCGTTAGATGATTCAGAAGTATGAGAGTTATCTACAATGGATGCAGATGCAGGAGAATCAGCCTGGGGGAGTGCAACTGGTGTATCTGGTGATAAGTTCTTAGAGTCAAGTACACTTGTAGGCAAATTTTGCTTACCGTCTTGAGCGCGAAAAAGAACTAAACGTGGATATAAGTCGAATTGGTAAGCAGATTTTGCTTTCGAAGCTTGAGCAGTGAAGTAAGATTTGGGCAACAGATACTTAATCTTAGTTGAACGCTTAGCTGTGATTGGATCAGAAGGTAAAGGCATAGCATCACCAAGGAAGATACGACATGCACCTTTGCCAATTTGCTCATAGGAAATCAAGTGTACTGCACGAAGATCACGCATTACACTGGATGCGGTCCGCAAGGAACAGTGAAGAGATTCAGCCATTTCAGCTTGAGTGAACCACACGTAAGGGATATCGTTTTCCATGATCCCGTTTACCTTTGATAGTTCGATTCGATTGCTGATGAGGCCGTAGGCAATCATATGATTAGGCTTGAGAGATTGGAAAGTCTTGGATTTGAGTAGAGACATTGGAACTTTAATGTATGGAGTAGTCATAGTATGTGTCTTCCTTCCGGGAAGGCAATCAAAAAGGCTCACAAGAGATCTCCAGAAAATAAACTTCTGAATGTCCTAACTTGCGAGCCTTTAACCTGATTCATCGTTATTTTACAACTGTAAAAAGTTGCTCATAAGACTTGCTGAAACAGGGTGATCTGGGTTATAATATTGTATGTAATGAGGTGGGATATATCACTCCTACTCATAAATCACACAACTTCCAGATCGTTAAAGGATTGCAAGAGGGTCGCTTCCTCTTGATAATCTGATTATGATGCTTCGCCAAAAGCCTCATAATCAACGGTCTTTTCTTATGCCGTCAAATTGAATTTGTTTACTCCTTTACTATAAACGGCCTGTGGAAAAAGTGCAATATTAAGTTTTAATCACATGGATCATGGTGTGGATAACTTGTTTACGATACATATAACGGAAAATAAAGATCGGGCCTCATGCAGCAGGAAATGGAAAGGCCGAAATGTTGATTTCACAATGTCTGTACAAAGGATAGTGTGTTGACAATGTCCATGAATCATGGAACGCGATCTTTGTCGCCAAATAGTTGGTTATTTTGGACAAAAGATTACCTGGTGCATGAAGCGCGATCTTTGACGCGGTAAGTTTAAAAACAGCCCAAAAAGTTAGTGAAAAAATATAGCGGATAAAGTTCACTGAAAGTTAATTAAAACGTGAGTGAAACCTGAGTAAAATATTGAGATCAAAATTTGGATTGAAATGGAAAAATGGGATCATATTCAACCTGTGAAATACTAAACTATTGTTATTTAATAACACTCAAATTGGACACAAATATCGAAGGCTAGGAGAGAAATCTCCCAGCCTTATTTTTATGCAGTGAAGATGAATGTCAAGATGCAGGGTGATTCGAGTGAATATACCCCCGGAGGGACACGGAGTGGAATTAGATAAGACATAGCTAATATAGGGTAAAGTGGATGGAAAATGTAAATAGAAGGATGCAGCCTCCGGCTCATGCTACGCATGAAACAGGGAGATGAAGGCAGAAATGGATCAGGAAAAATGGGAGAAAATTTGGGATAAGTGTGGGGAGCAACTACCCAACAAAATGTAAAAAATCAAGGGCTTTTTTGAGAAAATTTACCCCGGGGTTATACCTAAAAAATTCTAGTTTTTTGGGTATAGAATTAAATGGGGGTGTATATACACAAAAAACTTAGTACTATCTAAAAATAAGTATAAGTAGTATGTGGTTTTAAAAGTATAGTCTTTTAAATTTAAAAGGTATATTCTAAAAATTTAAAAGTATAGTGTTAGTATCTGCTACCACTATACTTATATTTTAAATAATATGTGTTTTATTTTTCAACTTATACTTTTAAATTTTAAACGTGTATTTTTATATTATTTTTAAAACTTGCTTAATTTTTTAATTTTCCACTTGACATTAATATTATTCTATGTTATTTACGCGTGCACGCATACGCGTTTTTCGCGCATTAATAGGATATGTTTTTTTGAAATCGTGTATCCCTTGCGGCTGTAAGGCTCAACTTAATTATGTCATTTAATTTTTATCAATCCAAAAATATTTTAAAATCGTGTAACCCTTGCGGCTGTAAGGCTTAGACCACTTCAAACAACTTAAATCAAAATTAAATCAAAAATAGGTGTTGCAATCCAATTTCAGCATGTTATGATTGTCTACGTTGAAAGGGAACGACAGCAAGGGCGCAAGCCTAAGCGGTCACGCCTTACAACCGCATCACTCAAAGGGTGAGCGTAGTTGAAAGAGTTTCAAATTAAGGTGTTGACAACTGATAGCAACACTGGTAAGGTTGTCACATACCAACGCAACACGGTTTCAAAATTAAATCAAATTAAGGTGTTGACAACTGATAGCAACACTGGTAAGGTTGTCACATAAGCAATAAGGGAAGCGGGTTTAAATGGTAAGCTTCCCGGCGTAAGGGCACACTAAAACGGCGCTAGATTCTACCATACAACGTAATGCCACATGTAAGGCTTACAATGTTGTCGTCGCATGGTGTTATAGGTTTTGTTTAAACCGCTTTTCGTTCCTTGAAAATTGAATAAGCATATATGTCAGTAGCTATAAAGGTTGGCCTAACTTGAAACAGCGTTGTGATAACGGGGTATAGTCAACATGACTGTGGTGTGAGGGCAGCGGTGTATTATGCGCATCCGAGCATTCAGAAAACACTGAGTGATACTAGATTCAACGGTGGCACAACCGTGCCTTGCGTAGCCTTAACATGGGCTAGTGCGGGTGTTAGTTTACTTGATATTGCGGCATGACAACGGCCTGATTCTAGGCGTGACACGTTGTTGTGAGTATAGGGTTTCACCGTGTGAAATGACGCAAGTAGGGAAGCGCGGGCTTTCGGAACGGCTGTAAAAGGTCAATAAACCGCTATACGTAAACTAAAATCAATCTATATCGGTTGTAGCTAACCGGTATTTTATAGGGTATCAAATTGACGCCTTATAATATGCCATTAGCTAAACAAACACTATCTAGCGGATAGTGTTTGACAATGGGGGGAAATTATGAAAGACTTGTTTTTAACAGTTTTCTTTTGGCCGTTGTTTCACCCGCTAACGGTGGGGGCTTTAGTATTAACCGCCCTTGCTACCGCGACGTGGTGTGAGTCTGATTCATGGCACGACTTTGTTTCTGGATTTTTCAAATAACGAAAAGGGGTTTATATCATGAAAAAATCAATTTTTGCCATTGCTATCATTGCTTCTACTTTGTTCGCTGGTCACACCACGGTTTCGGCTGCTACCGCCGTCGCTGGTGATGCTTCTACTTACTTGCCGGCCTATGGTATTACAACTAGCCCGCTTGTCACTATTCAAGGTTATACGGGCGAAAGTATGCCACTTGTCAATGCGGCGGGCGATTATGTTGGTGATATTGACGCCGGTGTTACTATCCAAACACACGGCGAATGGGTTATCAATGGCAATGCCTATTACGCAATTGGTGACGGGTATTTTGTGCCCCGCGCTGTTACCAACTTTGGGCATGGCGAATACGCTGTTAAATTCTAGGGATCAGAAAAGGGGAAAATATCATGACACACAACTATCGGATTATGTACCACAGATATTACGACGAACGCGGCGAAAACCGTGTTTTAAAAGACATGGTGGCCTATACGCTTTTCGATGCTATCGACGAATGGAAAACGACGTCAAGTGATTTTCTGATGGCTGACAAAATCTGGCTTGAGGTTCAACATGCCGACGACTTGAGTTGTGGCGAATGGCAAACGCTAGACATGCGATACGACGGCTAAAGAATTTTTACTAGGGGGTAGCACTATGCTTAAAATCAAGAAATTTTCCGCACTTGACTATTTTGATGCTGACGACTTGACAACTGACGTAAGTACCGCCATTGCCATCTTTCCTGACGGTTCAATGGTTAATGGGTGTTTTTGTTGTGGTATACGTGGCAATGACCACAACTTGGTTATTGGGTGTCTAGATTGCGATTGGCAACAAGCGCATGACGTGTACGGTGTTGTTCGCCTTGTACCGGAAACCGGTGTCGCTTTAATTGACACTAAACAAACACTATCGTGTCAACAAGAACTTTTGGTTAAGCGCGGCGGCTATTCAGTTGAGCGTTACTAGTGAGTTATTGACGGGCTATGGCGTGTGTCGCATTGCGACATAGGGTGTTCGATTCACCCGCCCGCCTTATTGAGCGCCACTATTAGGCGTATCAAGAAATTTTAAGGAGGTCTTTCAAAATGAAAGAACAAAACATGACTTTAGATGAAAAACTGGCATACGTGGCAAACTATCCCGTTCAGTCAAAACTATGGGACTATGCCACGGCTGACTTTTCAAAAGTTGAAGAAACTTTTCTGGGTTCTGCTATGGATGGGGTGGACTTGTTTGTAGAGACCGGCGTATCGCTTGACGCGCAAGGTGTTACCACCATGTATGGGCACGACAAACTTATTAAAAACGCCTTGTATGTATGCGATACGCAAGCGTATATCGACAAGAAGAACGTGTTAGGCATGACGTACAGTGAATTAACCAATGATGCCGTTATTGCAGGGCCTTTTTCGTCAATTGAAGAAATTTTAACAGACCTTGCTTGCCGTTATCAAGAAAGCGAGGGTGACGACTTATGGGGCGGTGACGACTGGCGTCATGACTTATCTATGAAACAATACGACGCTGATTTTCCAGAAACGGTAGCGGCCGACTAGTTTTTACATTAGGCACACGATGAATTTTTCCATGGCGTGCCTTGTTGTGATAAATAGTCACGAAAACAAAGAAAATGGGGGCTTCATTATGGATAACGTAGTATACGAAAACATTGCAATCGACGGGGCGAAAGTACCGTTTAACAAGATAACGTCATGGCTTGCGCCGTATATCGAGCGTGGGGAATACGTGGTATCTGGCGGGTTTGTGAAGTATCTTAATGCGCAAGGTGTCGAATAAACAATCGCATTGGATAAGGATTCGCAATCATGGCAATACGCGTTTATCGTTCGTGAGTTGTCATTCTATTGTCCCAAAATCGGCCGTGAGCAAGTGCCCGGTATCGACTTCTAAAGAACTTTTACCCCGCAATGGGTGTCACTTGACACGATACGGCTGTTCGATTCAGTCGGCGGGGATATGCACTATTAATAATTTAAAGAATTTTTAGGAGGTATTCATTATGTTTACAGCAATTAAGCAATGCGAATTATCCATGACGGCAATTAACCGTGTCGTGCGTGGCGTCAATGCCAACGTAGAAGAACTGGACATATATTTTGATCGTAGCGGGCGTATTGTCGGAACAATCGGCTTTGGTAACTGGTACGAAAAGGGAGGCAAAACGTGGTACCCAGAAGGCGCTGTACTAGTGGCACGCGGAAGAAAATTTTCACCCATTGGCAAAGTTGACTTTGAGGAAGCAAGTGACGGTATCGACTACGCGATGGAACAACTAGAGTTTGCACAAAAGTACAGCGATTATGATTTTGAATATTAGTGTAGGGAAGAATTTTTAGGAGGTTATTATCATGAATAAACGTGAATTTAATAAGGCTTTAGCATTGGAATTGTCATTCTTGAAAGTACCACGCAATGCAATTTATGTACAGAATGCCGGCAAGTTAGAAGGTGTTTCGGTACGCAAAGAAAATTTAGTCAACGCGTCAATTAATCGCAACGTTGTGACAATCGAGTGGACTACTCCGCAAGGTGTAAAGCGCGATGTTATCGACTGGAATAAGGCGTTCACACCGAACATGATCGCACTAACGGCGGATAAGTTTGTTGAAGTGTTGCGTTAAAGAAAGTTTTGCCACGCTGGACACGTCATATCATGGCGGCCGCTGTTCGAGCCAACGGGTGGCAGTTAGCACTAGTAATAATATAAAGAAAATTTGGAGGTATACGCAATGGCGACACAATCAATTCAGTTATACAACGCACAAGGTCAAGAAATTTTAGGTGGTACTGATACCATGGTATTCACGTCACGATATACGCCTTATGTTAGCGTGGCGGCGTTCCTGAAAGGTGGCTGGATCGAACGGGCTGTTAGTGTAGCGCGTAATATCAAACACCAACAACCGGTTCGGGTGAAAGTTATCACTAGTCCAGATTATGATACCGCGCATGATTCAGTATTCTATGAAGCCACAATCTAAAGAAATTTTGGAGGTATTACATTATGAAAGCACATTTGGACATTGAATTTGGCAAGGACACTTACGAATCCGGCTGGCAAGATATTTTATGGACTGATTACGATACACCTATCACTGGTGAGTATTACGACAACCCCGTTATCGAAGCGTTAGCAAGTATTGTGGACTTTCCGTTCATCTCACACTATTACGATCATGACGCCGCCCGTGAGCAGGCCGCAAAAGAATTTTTTGATCGTGTTCTGGAAAATTGTGTACTTGATGAAGATGGAGACAACGACCCGTACGTTGATGCAACAGTGTACGTCAACAAGAAGCAAGATGATTATACCGGACAATTCAAGTATCGCAAGCAAGGCACGACACGTGCCGTGCCGAGCTATTACGTCAATGTTAAAATTCGCTTCACTGTTGAACAAGATGTTACTAGCAACATTGTAAAGAACTTTTTGCCCGTCGCATAGTCGCTAAAATAAATATTTTATCTTTAGTAGCAGTATCTGGCGATTAAGAAATTAACCGCTGGACTAGTACCACTAATTAAACAAACACTATATGGAGGTTATTATCATGCAAGAACGTACAAAATTGGAACATCTTGACCACACTTTGGGTTATTACAAGTACTCAAATGACGCAAAGGCGGTCAAGATTGCGGAGGCCGGGCTTGAGGCCGTCAAGCTGATGCAATTAAAGTTAAAACGGCAAGAAATTTTAACCGAACATGTAGCAGGAACTTCACCTGACGCATGGCCGTTAAATATCTACAATCGCGAACTGGAAACACAAGAGTTTGACGTTGAAGATAACGATAACCAATATCATTGCGTGCGCAAAATTTACACGTATTACAAAGAAGAAAACGTTGTGGGGTCTAACGGTGAATGGACAAAACGCAATGGCGAGATCGTGGCGCAAGTTGCAGAACAAAATTGGTTCGCAGGTTATGGTGTGCAAGTTGAGGGTAAAGGTTACGTGTTCTTATGGAATGAAAACAAACGCGAAGACAATAAGGTAGTTGATGATTAGATGCTGTTACTATCTGGCGGGCAAAGAATTTTTTGACCGCTGGTCGTGAGTACCTAATACATATCAATAAATGGAGGTTGTGAACTATGCAAGAAATTATCAAAGAACTACACAACGGCGGTCGGCTTTGGGTTTTGTATCCAGAAGGCGAGTTTGGCTTTGCCGATGAAAAGAATGGCATGGCCGGATTATTTGATCGCTGGGGCAAAGCGTTGCATGAAGTGCGAACAAGTACAGTTACCAAGTTAATCGAGCAAGGGTATATCGAACGGCCTAGTTACCAATGCCAACGCGACTATGAAGCAAAGAATTTGTTGAAGTAAAAATGACTGTTTTATGTAGCAAACAAATAAAGAAATTTTGGAGGAAACAAACATGACACCACAAAAATTAATGGAAGCATTCATCAATGACACAAAGAAGACACACACTTACGACGTTCACCCAACGGGTTTAATTTGTGGCAAGAATACAATTGGGGGCGGGGCGCATGGGCTTGTCGCCTTGTATGGAGATCAAAGCGGAGAAACATTCACCGGCGAACGTAACGCCTATCAGAAGCTGTTTGAGCAAGAAGATGCCTTGACGACGCCAATGGTCAAGATTGAGTATTCAGAATGTAAAGAAATTATTGCCGTTATCAAAGACTGGTCGAAAAATTGGAAGTCGCTTGGGCTGGAAAATGCCCGGAAGTTTCCGGTTCGGCTAGAAAATATTGATGGCAAACTATCCGTTAACCCACAACGGGTAATAGATAACGACGAGATGAAACACTTCGAGGCGCAGACCGTAGATAATGACGTAAGTATCTATTTTCGGGCAGATTTATTGAAAAAGACGCTTGAAACAGTAAAGCGCGGTAGCTCAATCACGATGAACGTTGACAATAATTGCAACGTCAAACGCCCGCTACTACGCCCCGCAGTATTTAAGTCTGACAACTGGGCGGCCTTGATCGCGCCATTGCGAGTTTGGTAACAAAGAAATTTTTGATATACGGGTGTGGCCACCATTAATGGTGGCTAGTCTTGTGTACCAAAACTAATAAATTTTTGAGGAGAAAACATTATGACATTTACAATTAGAGATAGTTTTACTACAACTATGAATGATGCTGGGCAATTGGTCGTAACAATGGACGAGATCGGAATTACGCGTGATGCGGCGATTGCCATTGACGAAAGTTTCCAGTCTTGGGTGGAGCAAGAAGTTTTCCCGCTTATCCCCGGCGATGATGAACAAGTGATTTTAGATGACGTGTTAGAAGATTCAACCTATACAAAGGTCGATCAATGGAATGATGAAGACCCAAGCGAAGACAATCTGTTATGGCAGAACACTGTTCGTGACAACCCGAAAATGCTGGTCGATGCAATCTGTGTAACGGCTGAAAAATGGTACAACTTACCGGACGATGTGCAAGTATATGCGTTACCACGAGAATTTTTCTGGGATTGCTGGAATGCTGAAATGGAAGCAAGCCTTATCGAAGATTAGTTAGTTGCGGTTGTGGTCGCGAGTTTAAAGAAATTCACGGCCATTCTGGAGCCAATTAAAAATATTTGAAATATGGAGGTAATTAACATGACCGAATTTATTACAGTATCGAAGCGTGAGGAATTTTTGGAAGGTTTACGGAGGGCCGCAAGGATTGTTGAAATTGAAACAAGTAAGCCAGCAGATCAATGGGAAGTTGATGACAGTAACATGCTAACCGCAGTTGAATTTTACGATGGATATAGCGCAGTACAATTTCGCATGTGGCCAGCAACAGTGGCAACTGAAGCAAAAATCCAGATTATCGGTGAATATGATGGTGGCGACGACGAGCGAGGTTCTATCTGGTTAGATATGAACGGTTCAACGAGCGAAAAACTAGAGCTCGCGGCGCTCAAGTATGTGTTGCTTAATAAAGAATATTTAATTGGCGATGAAGCATAGATAAAACACGTCTTTTAGAAAGTCAATCAAAAGGAGAAATTAATCATGAAAAATCAAATTATCGTTACAAATGCAATGGGCGAACGCGAAGAAACTTTAGGCACATTTGATACACCGCAGCAGGCATGGGACACGGCGCAAGAAGATTGGAATAAGCGCGGTCTAGATATTTCGTACTGGAGCTATTATTTCTACAACGCCCGGACGAAAGAAGAAATTGATATGGTGTCGCTGATTGATGAAGGCGTTGTTGCCGCATAAAGGAGAAATTAATCATGAAAACATTCAAATTTGCTGGTGTCACTGATATGGAAAATGCTTGGCTGAACGTAACTATCAAGTCGGTTGCAAAAATTTACGTTCGAGGTCTAATTACGATGAGTGAAGCGCGCTACGAGATCACACGCAGGATTCAAGAACGGTTTGGTTGGTCCGAAATCACCTTTAATACAGTTACTAATATCACTGATAACGACATTAAGATGGTAGGACAACGGGTAGCTTAGTAGTTGGCTGATTCTGGTAGGCAAGAAATTGTCTGCTAGACTTGAACCAACTATTATGAGAACACAAAACGGAGGAAATTATCATGAGTGAACAACAATATATTATGGACTATCGTGCAATCTGGGAAGCGCGCGACTTACAACGTTGGTTTGATAGTGTCACAGATGCTGGCATGAATGTGTATGTACGTGCTCAACAATTCCATAAGCCAGAAGGATATGGCGCTGGAGAATTTATTCAATACAGACTTGAATTTACATTCGGTGAGGAAAATTTTGACGATCTGGAAGAAGATAATTTCGACTTCTGGTTTAGTCATGAAGATACTGGATCAGACTTCTGGCGCTTCCTTGCGGTTGCTGAAGATCAGGGTGAGAAAAACGACTTAGTGAAGTACGATGACCAACTGTTATTAGATTTTGATTAGTTAGCTGATTCTGATCGGTAAGAAATTATCGGTCGGGCTTGAGCCAACTAATAGCAGTCAAAAATAGGAGGAAATTATCATGAATACAACAGTTATTGAAAAGTCAGTCGCAGTTACTAAATTCAGTCGAAAGGCGTTTAAAGAACGTTTTGGTGGTGAGTATGACGATAACGAATGGTTTGCCACTTCTGATCTTGAAGAAATTTTCTACATGGATGGCGACTTGGAAACCGTAATGCAGGAATTGGTCGATGAGGGACGTAACAGTTACGACTACATGATCGGGTTGGTAGATGGCGCGACGTATTTCGCAAGTCGCTTGTAGAAGAAGAATTTTAGCAGGAGGGTATAGAAATGAAGAAATTTTCAAAGGTAGTACTATTATTAATCGTTTTGGTAGTAATTGTTGGAACTTTCCACTTTCAAATTGGCAATGCAATTCAACAATGTGGTGGTTGGATATATTGGCACGCAGGAATGCACAAAACTGGTTCAATGATAATCGCAAGTGGTGTTTCACTTATGGATTTTGAAAATATGATTACGCCGGTTGCAGAATTGGTATTCAAATAAGGAGGGTATACCATGTTTCCATTTAACGAAGATGTAAATGTTGCGCTTGGTAAAGAATTTTTGAATGAGGAGAACGCTGATGCGTTTAACGTGGAGTTTTACGAACAGATTAATCGGCAATTTGATGCAGTTGATTTTGTCGATAACTGGGGCGGAAGCGTCAAAGTTGAAGTGTGGGGAGAACTTATCCCTGTCACGTTTAGTGTGGAACGTGAAGATGACCCCGACGGCGTATACAACTTTAGTGACATTATCGTCAGCCTTGATCTGGTTGCGGCATAAAAAATAATTTTTAACAGGAGGATATTATTATGTTTAATATTGGAGACATTGTAACAATTCATGACGTGGAGCAACAATTTGATGGCTTAAACGCCCGTGTGATCGACTATGACCGTGATATGGAACGAACACAGGTAGATATTTTCGATCCAATGTATGAGAGCGATGATTCAACCACAGAATTTAACGACGACGAACTGGAGTTGGCATAATTATGAAACAAACAACAAAGAAATTTCGGTTAGCAACTTTTGAGGAAGCGGCGCGGGAGGCAGAGGCTACAATTCAACTAATTCAGGATAGTACATATTCTGATAATACCAATCTAGAAATTAACCCGTACCGTCAGCAGGCCGAAGATGCCTTACTTATTGCTTGGCACGCACTTGAGAATGCGGCGCAGTACGAAAAGCACTAGATAAAATCAGGCTTTCAACAAATTAAAGAATTTTTTCGTTCATTGACAGTTGAACAATTGTACAGCATATTGTACAATATATCTGAAAGGGTGGTGATTGCTATGGATGCAGTCAGTTATAGTAACTTTCGGCAGAACCTTAAAAGTTACATGCAGCGATTGAAAGATGATGCAGACACTGTAATCGTTACAGCAAAAGACCCAGAAGACAATATGGTTATCATGAACCAACGTGATTATGATTCGATGCAGGAAACCATGCGGATCATGAGCAATCCATATCTAGTTGATAAGATTCGTCGTGGGCAGAAAGAATTTGAAGCTGGTAAAGGAACCATTCATGATCTAGTCGAGGTTCCAGAAGATGATTAGGTCATGGACGGAAGACGCCTGGTCGGATTATGAAGACTGGATTGCACTTCGCAGATGGAAGACAGTCAAAAGAATTAATAAGCTGATCGACGATATTAACCGAACCCCGTTTGAGGGTCTGGGAAAGCCAGAGCCACTGAAACATGAATTTGCGGGTTTGTGGTCACGGCGTATCACAAAAGAGCATCGCCTGATCTATGACGTGGCGAGCATAAACAAGAAACAAACAATTCGGCTATATTCGTGTCGAGATCATTATGAATCGTAGTTGGAGCGGGCAGAATTTTTCTACCCGTTTTATTGTGGAGAAATTTTGGAGGGCGTGGTTATGAAAAAGATTGAATTTAAACTTACTGGAATGTACGCATGGGGCGTTAACGAATACTCACTATTCGTTGATGGTGTATTTGTTAAAAGCTGGACATTTTCCCAGATGGATAGTGAAGATGATGCGCAATGGACACTTGATGACATTGAGCACACTATCAAGGCGATTGAACCGGCATGGAAATTTGAAAAACGTCAAGTGTTCGCATGTTAGCCGATAAAGAATTTTAGTAGGAGAAAGAAATTATGAAATTATATGCCAATGAGGCTTGGGTAACGCTAAAGGTCGTAGATGAAGGTGAGGAGTTTGAACCCTAATGGCTAAATATAATATGTCGCAGAGTGATGCTGCGAAGAAATTTGACGAGCAATTAAACGGCATTGATTTAATTCACACGGTTGAGAATATTATGGGTGTTAAGGCCAAGGAGGAAGAAGTTATGGGCAAGCTAGATTCTGTTTTTGTATTGACTGAAGTTGACGACGGAGTAATTTCGCCAAACGTTTTCTTAAATAAAGAACAATGTCGTCATGAGTTTGATGAGGTAATTCATGAAATGTTAGAGCCTGAACAGATCGAGGCAAATGTCGAGTATACCGATGAAGAAAATCACGGTTGTTTCGATACAGGAAATGGTTGGCAGCTTGATTGGAAAGAAGTTTCAATCCAGTAATTGATTGCGTGGTGGCCACGGCTTGATGGTGGCTAGTCTGGAGTTAATTACAATATATTATAGGAAGAAAGAGGTAATAATTATGGTTACGAAGAAATCACAGCGAGTATTTATTGTCTGGGACGGTGATCTTGGCGAATACTTGCCAGGTGCATGGTTAACACGCTCCATGGCTAGTAAAAATCATGCACGAGAAGATGGATTTGAGGTTGAATCAATTGAATTTGAAATGCTAGATCATCACGATCAGCAAGAAATTTTAGATCAACGAGAAAAACAGATGATTGATGACGGTGATTATCGTCGCATGAGCGAGAATGTTTTCGGTAGCGATCCATTATGCCACCATATTGCAAGAGCTGATTTTGATGGGAATGGACGCTGCATCAAGTGTGGCGCATGGGAGAGTAACTAAAAGGCGCATTTCATAATACGAGGAAATTTTCACGTATATATGTTGTATAAACGCCCGGTTTAGTTTATACTGTGTTTATACAAAACGGAGGTGCTTTCATGGAAGAAATTAAAACAAGCAGCCGTATCCCGTTAGGCTCTGTTACGGCGGGCAAGGTGGGAAATTCAATCAAGGTTACAATCCCGTCGGATGCTGATGTCGAGGTCGGTACTGAATTCAACGCCTTTATCGAAGAACGAGATGGGCGTGATCGAATTGTGTTTGAGGTCAAGCCCAAGAAGCACGTAAATATCTGGCACACGGATTTTGTTAAAGAGCATGACTTTCAAAAAGATAAAGAAATTATCGGTGAACTTCAGGGCAATCCGGTAGGTAGGGAGATTTAGTCGTATGGGGAATGTCTTTCCACGTCAGGGTGATATTGTAAGAATTGATGCAGAGCCACATGCCGGGATCGAGTATGGCGGGCATGATCCGGAAGGCGGAAATATCCAACGTCCAATGATTGTATTATCAAACGATGATTATAACGAACACGCAAAGATGATTGTCGGTATGGTCATAACATCCACGAAGCGCTACCTAGATCCAGCGTTGCATAAAGAATTTTTAGACATGGATTCTGGAGTTCACGGTAAGATCGTTATGTGGCAAATTCCGAATTACGATTATGCTGCGCGTCACCTAAAAGTAGTGGGGCACGTTAAAGAAAAATTACTGAAAGAACTCGTCCAGCGTGCAATTGATATCTTTCAGTAAGGAAAAGGAGATTTATGTCAAACTTGTTGGAAGGATTTGAAGCTTTTCAAAGGATTAGTCCAATCACAATGACTGTGGCTTCGGGTGCTGTGAGGTTCTCAAGAGGGGCCGTGAGAATATTAGATCGACCAAAATTCGTTCGTGTGTTGATGGGACCCGACGGTGATCGGCTTGCCCTTCAACAAGCTGATGGAGTAACTTCTGACTCGATACATTTTTATGATAATGGTCAGGATTCTGTAAGATGGGCGTTCAGCTATTTTGCAAAAGAGTTGGCAGAAAATATGGGTTGGAATCTCACAAAGAATAGTTATCGGGTAAAGGGAGAATATTTACCAGATAAACAGGCCGTGCTGTTTGATCTAGAAATGGCAACTACTTGTTAGGTCAAACTTTTCTTTTAGAAATGGAGGTTTTAGCATGAATGAGTTGAGCTATGACGAATTGAAAGATTTGAGCTGGAAAGAATTTAATGCGCCATTTCCATGGGAATCACATTTCACCTCTCTTCCACGTCGTAAAGAAGTTATCCTTAAACTAGACTTATGGCGCGCATTTGCCAATCAGGCAATCAATACCCCGGAAGTCCCGCAAAGTTTAATTGATGCAGTGAACGGGGACGCGCCGTTGTCATCATTAGTTGAAGCCCCAGAAGAAGATACCCAGATCAAGGGGTTTCGATCAGACTTTGATGATTTGTTAGATTTCTATAATATGGATCACAATTTGGATAAATTCCAAAAACAGTCAGAAAATCTGTTAATCGAAATCGCCAATGAGTATAGCGAGGGTTTGTCTGTTAGTGGGCATTATGGCATCACAGATAAGTCAGCAAGAAAGTTATACGACGAAGTTGTCGCTAAGCGTGATGGGGTTATTGCCCGACATGGACAGACACCGAACTAGGACGGTTATCTCATGGAAGATATGAAACAATATGGCAGTGAATATGCGATTCAGTATGATGGCAGCGAAGAAATGAATTGGATGTGGCACATTACCACTGGTCAACGTAGTCTTAAGCCTTTTGTTGATGAGATAATTCAGCAGAATTATTTTCATGACGCTCCAATAGATCGGGGTGACTGGATTGTTCTGTCACCGAGAACGCAAAAGTTTCGAGTGTTGCCGGATATTGAGTTCCAATACAAGTATGGTGAATTGCTAAAATCTAAGTTTTAGAAAGAAGGAATTGAGGTAATGGATCGACAATTATCCGAGATGTCCCGATACGCCCCAGAGGCAATCGATTTCACTCTTGAGAAGGAGAGTATTACTGATTTAAGACTTGCGCGAGAAATCTATGAGGCAAGATTGAGTAAATTAAACGAAAGTAATCCCGTGTACCTATCGGAGAGCATGTTATTTGGGCTTAATTTTGGTGAAGCAGATATTTCGCCGGCGTCTCACAGAATTAATGAGCTAGGCAAAAGCCAACGCAAACTCATAAACGAATTGGTTGGGAAAGTCCGCGATTCGATCGACAAGATTGATCGAGAACTTCGCTCGCGTCACAACTAGCAGAAAACCATGTGGAACCAAGACGAAAAATTGAATGCTGTTCAAGATGTAGAATTAGCGTTAGGTGACATTGGACGCATTGCCCGTGATTGGTGATTTGAAGAAGATCCGGCAGTTTCCAAGATTGATAAGCAGGGGACAAAGTTGCTTACCGATATGAAGCAAACGTCAGTCGAAGAAGTGGGATAGGATGTTGTGTCATCCATCTTGTCGTGGTATGATTGAGATGCTAAAAAATCTCGCAACTCAACAACACCACCACAAATCCCCACTTCGGCCAATGAAGTGGGGATTATTTTTTGGCAAAACATAACACACTTAACGATAAAGCGGAACTTTATTATATCAACACTCAACAAAGCAATGCAGACGTTACGCTGCGACTATTGGATCACGCAAAGAATAAGAATTAGGTATACCATCCTAAAAGCGCCCGATGGGTACGGACGCTTTATAGGGTGAGCTACCACCCTGAACCTGAACCAACTGGTATAGATTGATGATCTGAAAATTAATTGTGAGGGAGGATTAGTTCGATATAATATCTGGGTATAAGAATATATATATGTGGAGGGATCATAATGGGATGGATTATTGTAATTGTTATAATATTCGGACTAGCGTATTGGTGGAATGATGCACCTGAACGTGCCCGTAAGCGTGCTGAACAAGATGGAAAAGAACTTTTTGAAACACGAAATGCTCAGGTGAGGGATTGGGAGAGCAAGGCCCGGCCAGATCAAGAGGGTGATTTTTATTGGCGATTGGTTACAGTTCGCTCAAGCGATGTCGCAAAATTAACTGGTGGTTCGTATGGGAAAGACGACATGGAATTATATTTCGTTCGCCCAGAAGATTCTGGATACATGCACATTTCACAGAGTACAAGAACCCCTGATCTCAAACTGACCGGAATTCAATATAATGGGCAATATAGTCACACGACCACCGGGGAATTATCAAGCAACGCGAGCAACGCAATGCTTGGCGGAATGATAGCGGGTTCTGCTGGTGCGCAAATTGGTGCGGCAGGAAAGAGAACAATCACAACTACGACAATCGATCAGGAAATCAGTTCATGGAATATCCTTGAATTTGAAGTAGTTGAAACTGGTGAACAATTTGCGGTTGAGGCTGTTTTGGATAAGAACGTCTACCAATCCTTGTACAAGAATTATTTGTTCCGAGGAGAGGGTCCTGCTGATAAGTTGTCAGAGATTGGGGAATTTACGGACAAGGTAGCTGAATCGTCAGTAACAGAAACGTCTGAATCAATATCGGCTGATCGTACTGCTAAACTCGTGAGCTTATCTAAGGCGCATGAAGATGGAATCTTAACTGATGAAGAGTTTAGTCGAAAGGTATCTGAATTAGGATAGTGAAGACCGCCTCGGCGGTTCTTCTCATCCTTTCAATTAAATTAGAATATATAGTTGACAAATAATATCCTCTTGGATTATGATATATACATCAGATAACAGGAGGGGAATATATGAATGACTACGGCGAGACTAGAGAACAAAAACTCCAAACAGTCAAGAATGAGATTGAGCGCCTAAATCTTGGCCCTATTCCATCTCAGGATAAGTATAAAAAGCTTCGGGGGAAGCCGTCTATTCCATGGATTCGCAAACATCTGCAACTGAGTTGGAGAGAACTCTTAATTGAGCTTGGCTATGAAACACGACCAGAAGTTAAGGCGAATACAAAAATATGGGACGCAATGTCAGATCAGGACCTATCATCTCATATCATGAATTTTATGGCCAACAACAATGTGATTAGCCGTACCGATTTTGTGAAGAAAACTAAAGCGTCAGAAGTCCCAAGTCAGGAATATATTGTGAAACGTTTCGGTAAAAACGGGGTTTCGATACTCCTGGAACGAACCTACGAACATTACGGAGTGCCGTCAAACGTAAAACGCCGTATGTGGATGTACCTTACGAAGAATGAATTGCTTGACCATGCACACTATGAAATTGAGGATCAGGGGTTAAATACAGTATTAGCATATATTCAACAATATGATCGGAGAATTGCGCCGTCGCTTCAAGTATTACGTAATACGTTCGGCGGGCAAGCTCAATTGTATGATGCGTATCGAGAGCGTTTTGGAAAAGAAATGTTCATGACTAGCTATGCTAAACGAAATAATTAGAGGGGGTAGTCATTATGACTAAATCAATTTCAGAAATCTATCGGGTTTGGCTTGATGGACAATCATCAGAGGAAACGGCAAAGGTTTACCGCAACTATGTTAACAAGTTCTGCTCCTATGTTTTTGACAAGACTCCAGAACAGTTGTCTGAAGACGATATTTCTTCAGACAACTTCTATCCGGGTCTTGTCCAAGATAAGTTTATTAATCGTTTACGCGATGAAGATGTGCAAGATTCAAGCATTCGTAATTATATGAACGCCGTGTCATCTTTCATGGATGCACTGGAATCAAACCGGGTTTCTTCCGAAGCAGACTTCCTATATATCAAGAAAAACGTACTAAACAAAAAGAGCCTGAAAAAAGATGGTGGTCATGTCTCAATGATCTCGCGGAATGATCTTGCAGCGTTTGAGGATTTCTTGAGGAATCGGAAGTATCGTAGTAAGGCAGAAAACGTTGGCCTTAAGTATGCAGGCGTCGTGGACTTCATGTTCACCTTTGCAACTCGTGTTTCAGCTACATTCAATATCAAATGGTCAGATATTAAGGATATCACTGATATCAAAGGGAACACTGACAAATGTGCATATGTTCATGATAAGGGCAAGGGATCTGGTAGTCGGGCTAATCAAAAGGTAATTGCGCCAGACTACTATGCCAAGATGCGTGAATTATACTTCACTGGCGACGAATCAGACACCATATTCCATGAATTAACTCAGGACACATTTACGCGAATGATGAAGGAGTTCTCTGAAAAAACCGGTCGGGATATGACTCCTCACTCAATTAAAGTTGGGGCGGTTAGCTGGTTGTACGAATTAACCCACGACATTGTCCTTTGCCAGCAATTTGCGGATCATGAAGATATTGAAACTACCCAACGTTATATCCGTCTAAGTGGTGCCAATCGTAGTAAGGGTACTTATATCATGTCTGAGGGTGTTAACGTATCAGATATTAATGATATCTCACTTGAAGAGATTGCAGCAATTGTTAAGAGTGACCCCGTATTGGCATTCAACGTATTGCGAGAATACCGCGAAGCATCACACAAAGACCAAATTGCCTAGTAAACAAATACTAACCGTATGTTGAGCAGTTCTGTGTTGACAAACACTAATGCGTTTGATAGTATGAGTAAGTCAAATCAGGAACAACGAATAATAAAGGGAGGCGAAGAGCATGGTTGATCTGAAACTATATAAATATAACCAGAAAACTGCTTTTCCCAATGCGGATAGTATTTTTACTGCAAGAAGGTTATTAAGTGGATTATTTGAAGAATATCGTATTGATAATTTAATAAACGAATTTGAATCTGAGTTCCCAAAACTATCTTTCGAGGAGAAGGCTAAGCTTTGTCAGAAGTTTTCTGACTTTAATCTTCCATCATTTAACAGGGGTGCTTCGATTAGTTTTGCCCGTGCAGACGAGTTCGTTACGCGGGCAAATGTAAGTACGTTTTACGCATATGATAATACACTTAAGAAAGCGTTATTGTCTTTCTGCTATATTGATAATGACCAAGGAATCGCTCAGGCATCTCGGGCAAACAATCTTCTTCGAATTGCAATTCCTTACGAGAAAAAAGTAAACAAAACAATTTTCCAATGGGACAAATCCGAGTTCGAGTCCTATATCAGAGGAGTTCGCGAAGAATATACTGACGTTATTACGTTCCAACAGGTCATGGTCACTCTATCACAGTTAATTGATGGGGCTAGGAAAGTTAGCAACGTCATTGTCGCGCCTTATGTGCTACACGATATTGCTAAGGAATCCCAGCCGATTGTGAGCGAAATTTATCCAACCTTGAGTGACTTACATGAAGTCGCATATAGAATGGATGACCCACAAGCGTCTGCAATGGTAATCTTATGCTATTTAGGCGTAAAAATTAGCAGGAATTCAGAGTCTGACGAAATGCTCAGCCTAAAGAAGTCTGATCTTGATGGGAATGTGTTAACAATTTCTGGTAATGCGCCACGCAAAATCAAACTTGATAATCGAAGTGCAAACATCGTTAGAGCAGCAATTAGAACTAAATTCGAAATATTTGATTCCGCTTCCGGGTCTCAACGGAAAATGTACTATGTGAACAGTGATCGAATTTTCCGGCCACTTGATACCAACCGAACAACTGAGCTGACTTGGGCAGGTATGTCAAATCGAGTTCGGAAGTTTGCTAATGCGTATAAGGATTCATTCAACACGACCCAACTAATGAATGTTCGACGTTTTGAAACGGCAGGGAAAATGAATAGTGTCCACACAATCCTCTCTGAAGAAGGAGTTGGAGATGATGAAATGTTTGAGACCTGGGACAGTCTCAAAGTATTGGACGATGCGTTAATGAAAACAGCAAATCGTTTTGGGCAAGACGCAATTAAAGCAATTTCTCGTATGCGTGTAAGATATCGGGAATATCTTAAATTAAAAAAATAAAATAGGTCACAGGTAATCCGAAGTCTAAAGACACGGTGTATAGGGGTCGGATCTACTTGCACGCCGTGGAGGAATATCATTGAAGGACAACGCTTTTACTGGGAAGGTATATAACAACTTATTCGATAAGTACATGATTGAAATTAGTGAATATTTACAAAGCATTGGAATGGTTACGGCGAGTGAGTTTATGCGAGACTATGAAACAGCGCTATATTTATTTAAGAAGTGCGCCAACATTGATCGGATCGCCACTCTGGCCGATGCTGCGTGCAACGAGGTTGAAAAGAGCGAAACGGACGTCTACCAAAAGGGTTTTGCAGATCAATACATCTCATCATATGGTGAAAGCTTCGAAGAGGCTTTCCTCATCCTCATTGAAGACCGTATAATTGAAGGTTTTGTGATCGCATGTCACGCCATGGAGTCTGCCGGGAAAACTATCAATGATATGGCAAACTTCTTCTACATAACATGTCAAGAGGCCCCACTTGAACAGGTAATTCGATATAATGGGGAGGTGGACTGATGACCACCGATCAACTAGATGAAGAGTTCTCAGAACTTGAAAGTGTTGTCCGATTATTTAAGATTGAATCAGAAATCGCGTTCAATGCGGAGTCCTTTAGTAAGATGATGCAACATGTTACTGACTTCCTTAAGCATGTGATGAACTCTGATGAACCAGAGGATATCTCAACCACGCGTCTGAGAATGGTTAGTGAAATTTTAAAAATTTAGCCTTCGGGCTATTTTTAAAATTTATCAGTCAAACACTATTGTGTTTATTGAAAGGTGGTGATACAATTAGTTCACAGGCAAGTAAGACTGATCGTAGACCTATTAAGGTGGGTTTTCTAGCATTTGTTTCTGCGTTCGCGTTTGCAATCCTCCCGGCGAAGCACGCTGGTGGCGATCAAATCATTCAAACACAGAAAAACGATGACCATTATCGATATTCACGAATTGTAAAAGAAGCAGATCGGCGCGTTGAGCAGAGGCGCGTTCGATACTTTCGAAGTTTAATGAAGTCTTGGCGTTCAGCTAAGGTTCATTCAGATGAGGTTGCAAGAAAAGAAAAGGCCGCGGCTATGGCTGCGGCTAATAATTCTAGGCAAACAAACACTAATGTGTTAAAGCCCGTGACAGTTGCAAGATATTCTAACTTCAGGCTTTCATTTTATGATCCAGCAGTATTGGGAGCACTTACCATGCCGGGCGGTATGTATTCTGGCGTAGCGGCGGATTTGTCGCTATTTCCAAAAGGTACGCACCTACGAATTACCGCTAATAATGGCATGATAATTGATCGGGTCGTTAATGATACTGGAACGTTTATCTATAGTAATCGATACCAGTTAGATGTTGCTTGGCCGAACAATCAAATACCTAGCGCTGGCGTTCTATACGCTACGGTTGAGGTTGTTCAATAAGAGAGGGGGTACATGTATCAGAACTATCAAAGTTACGGCAGAGGTTGATCTTGATCCTTTCAAGTCTGATGACGCGAAGGCGGCAATTCAGATGGTAACAGGAATGGAACAAACAGACTTCGCTACATTATTTTCAAATGATGTTGGTACTCAAATCGCATCATTGTTGAATAAACGTGGTTTCAAAGATATTCATGTTGATTTTGACGATGCAGACGCTGGTACTGACTGGACTCCGAGTCCTGAAGATACAATTTTAGGTCCAGAGCCTGTCGAACCGGATTTTTTAGAAGATGAGTCTGATTCAGTAGACATGTCTGAAGAAGATTCGAATGTGACATTGGCCGGCCAGTTTGATTTGAAGATCGGATTAGAAGATTCAATCATTGATTCGGTTGCAGATATCCGTATGGAAATGGATACGCCGACGAATATTGATTTAAATTCCAAACAAATTGATCCGGTGATTTTGGGGGCGATTGATGAGGAGTTCATTGAGAATCGCATTGGTAAAAACATCATTTTATCTACCGTAGAAATGCCAGATGAAATTACATATGCAATTACGTCTGAAGGTTTTGACGGTAACTTCAACACGCATAAATACGCCTATAATGGCGAAACAACGGAGGAACTGAATGGCAAGTGAACAACTGAAAGCAAAGTATAACAGCTTTCATATTATTGGTAAGGTTAAGATTGAATCGGATACTTTTGCAGAAGCGAAGCAAGCCGCGAACAATCCCGAATGGGAATATATCCGCGATCAAATTCCAGTTGAAATCAGCGAAGGTCGCATCGTGTATGTTGGCTTAACTGATGGTCACTACACAACCCGTCCACTCACCAAGTATGACTCTGAAGGTGAAAAGCACGAAATCGATTGGGAAGACCGTTTCGACGAAGAACAGTTGAAGGATTTGCCTAATTATTCATTCTTCCGTGCAGGATTGGTCATTGGCGAAGATGGTAAACTTGTTCGCAAGCAATATTTATCCGGCATTGATCTGGCTGAATACCTTAAGGAAAACCTTACTGATGGCACACGAGTATCAATCAGTGGTCAAGTTGAATACAACGAATATAATGGCGATGTTCGTCGTAACTACAACATGAGTTCCATCTACGTTGCCAACGAAGAAGCTACTAACGAAGCTACCATGAGTCAAACTTACCTGATTGACGAAAACGCTTTGGAACGCACATGGAAAGATGACGCCAAAGAAAAGCACGAAGTTACCGTTTCTGCTTACGTTCCTTCGTATGTAAGCAAGCGTAACGGTAAGAAGATTGGTAAGACGTTGCCATTGGCACAATCTTTCGTTGTTCGCCCTCAAGATGAAGAATCAATTGCTCAAATGCCTGAATTTGTAGAAGCATTATTCTCCATCAAGCGTGGCAAGGTGCGTGAAATTACCCTGGACCTAGATATTATCGAAGGTTATTCCACCACTACTGTTGCGGCTACTGAAATCGACCCTAAGCTTGCAGCCATCTTCAAGATGATGTCTCAATCCGATGTTGAAGGTATCAAGTCTCGTGTAGCGGTCACTGGTGATCGTGTGCATGAAGTTGTCTTACGCGGTCCTCGTGCTACTAATGAAGGTGGCACGTTGAAGCTGATGTTGGATGATGACAAGTACGACACTTCTATTTTTGATGAAGAAGACTACGACGATGATGAAGACGAACCATCCGGTTCTTCTGAAGCAACCGTTACTAACATCAATAGCGTTTTGGCAGGCTTAAAGGCCGGTATTTAGGAAGGACGATAATAAATGGGTTTATTTAGAAAACCAGCTGCATCTAAAAAAGGCTTAATGCTTTTGGCATATGGTGATTCTGGTGTGGGTAAGACCACATTAGCATTATCTGCGCCAAAAGTTGCCGCAATCGACTCTGAAAAGGGTATGTCGTGGTACGAAGGTCGAGAAGCCGGTAAGAATCTTGTCGGCGTATTCAATACCCAAGACTTCTTTAAACTTGAAGATGCCATGAATGAAGTTAAGGAAGACCACGAAGATGTCGAATCCTTAGTAATCGACTCTGAAACTAAATTCAAGGAAAACATCGAAGAAGTGTACATTGAAATCGAAAAGAAACGTGCACGTAAAAATCACAAAGACCCGGATGACGCTAACATTTCAATCCGTTCATGGGGTCAAATCGGTCAAGTGTCTAACCATTTGCAAAATAAGAAATTGGACCTTGCAAGTCAAGGCATCAATGTTATTTCTATTGCGCAACAAGCGGATATTAAAGACGAAAAAGGCAAAGTTCTTGGTCATAAACCAGCTATGAAGAAGAACGCCGATTATGATTATGATGTTGTTCTCTACTTGTTTGTCAAAGAAGCAGAAGGCAAGACTCGTCATTACGCCAAAGTAATGAAGGATCGGACCGAAACCTTTGCCATTGGTCAAATCGTTGAAAATCCTACCTTTGATATGTGGCAAAAGGTTACTGATGCGGTTAAAGATTCCAAGGTAATTGAACATTCTTTTGCCGATGATAACGTTGCCGCAAAAGATCAATACGAAGAACAAACCGAAGAACAAGATATTCCAGTCTTGGAACGGTTCACTACATTTGTAGAAAACAATCCAGACAAGATGGATGAAATCCAAAAGATGATCTCTTCTGTCAAGCTGTCGAAGGACGGGTTGGCAAACCCTACTGCGGCTGACATGAAGAAACTGGAAACTATTCTGGCACAATTTAAGACGACTGAAAAGGTCGCCTAGGGTCTAAGGGGTAGACTGAGGTATTCGGAGTGTAAGAATGCCCAGTTATACAAACAGAAAAAACAGTAAAGTCGCAGTATCTCAAGAGCACTTGGATACTGCGATTGAAATCAAGAGAGAACTTGAGAAGCGAAGTCCTACTCATAAGGTCTCTTGGGCGGAACACAAGCGTTTGATGGAGGCGGCTGGGTTTTCGGACTCCGAAAATTCTGGTAACTATAGACTGATGATTAGAGCCGAACTCAATCGACGGGGAAACCCAACAAGAGTTGATAGCTTAGATCAGTATGTGAATCCTGAAAAGACGTCATCGTTGCGTGAAGCTGTGGGGGACTTAAAGTTCCGACAGTTGGAAATGCAGGCTGAGGGCAGAGACCTGAATAAGCTGAAGAAGCAAACTTCAGAAGCTCTGTTGTGGCAAGATAGACTCTTAGAAGGACTAGCCGAACATCAATTTAGCCCGATCAAAGAGAATCCAATTGTCCATAGCGAATCAGATGAACACGAGATGATCGCAGTCCTCTCAGATATTCATTTTGGCGCAGTTGTGGATTTAGAAGAGAATCAATATAATACCGAAATCGCGGCTCAGCGTTTGAATGACTATGCGGATAAGCTTATCGAAATGGGTAAGCAAAACCATGTTGAGAATATCCATGTTGTGAATATCGGGGATATTATCGAGAACCCTTATATGCGGCACAGCGCAGCATATAATTCTCAACGCACATTAGTTGACCAAACGATTGAAGTAACAGATTTGATTATTGGTTTCTTGGGCAGATTAGCTCAAGAATTCCATGTTGATTATGCAGCAATTGCTGGTAATCATGACCGAATCGTCGGGAAGAACCATGGCGATGATAACCTGTTTGCCGATGATGTTATCACCATTAGTAATAAGATTATCGAATACGCAATCAAGACCATCTCAGATCGAATTAAGTACATCCAAGCTCCAAAGTACCATTACGAGCTTTTCTGTAAGTGGAATTGGTTCGAGTTCGTCCATGGTGATCGGGATAAGTTGAACAAGCCTACGATCTTGGCAGAATTAAGCAACCTATACGGCAAGCAGTTCTCATTAGTCGTAGGTGGGCATATCCATCATAACGTTCAAAACGAAGTTGGTGACGACCAGTATGTTACTACTGTTGGGTCATTGAAGGGTACAGACGATTTCTCTCTCCGAATTGGAGCAAGAGCATCAGTATCCCAAGGTGTAATCCTTGTCGATTCCAACTCAGGTGAATTTGAAACAAAAATCGTAAAGTTGTGAGGGAATTGAATTGATTTGTTATTACTGTGGGAAAGAACTGAGTGAAGAGGACATGGTCATCAAAAAGTACCCGATGGTATGTAAGAATGGCAAGGTCAGAAATTACTCGCGTAAGTTACATTACGACTGTGTTCCCAAGTATAACGCTGGTCGAAATGATTTTGCGGGACGATCCGAGGAAGCAAGCTCGTGGGATAGAGCATACAAAACATTTAGGACCGATATTCTCGGTTTAGATGACGACAAGGCTTTATCGGAACACGCAGTGAAGCGACTATTAGGGTTGCGCGTAGGTAGATATTATCCGAATGGAAACAATACTCGCATTTTGAAGCGCGGGTATGACTTTGATACCATCTACTACACGATTGTTGTGTGCACCCAACAAATCCAACGCGCGTTTGACACACAAAAGTTTAAAGACCAAGATCATAAAATCAATTTCGCGATGAAGATTATCACCAACAACATCGATTTTGTACAAAAAAGTGTTGACCAGTCCGAGAAGCAAGCAGAACGTGTTGACAAGATCGACGTTGAAATTGTTGAGCAGCCACAGGTAGCTGAATACAAACGACGTGGAACAGGGAAAGCGCGTTTTGCAGATATTGAATAGGAGTTTTTATGTCTCAAAAATTTGGATATGAATTGGCGCTTGAATTGATTGTAAGCAATCCTAATTATGAATTGCTCGTTAGTCAATGGGGTGCAACTAGCCTAAAGAAGTCGCATTTGATGATGAAAGAATACTCCGATATGATTGAAAAAATCTGTATTGAAGGTTCTACGTTGGATGAAGCAATCTATGAATTCTTTGATGCGTTGACGACGGTTTATATCGATGATCACCCTTTGAAGAATGTGTATTCCGAAGCGGAACTTGAAGCGTTTGCTTTGGAAGAACGAGGCTATTACAAAGCGCAACTTGTCTTTGCGTAACGAATGGAGTTTTTGAGTGTGGGGGAGACCTTCAGAGAGTCATTAATTAAGGATAAGGCGTTAGCAGAAGGGCAATTCGTCCTTTCGATGGCAAGCGATCCCGATTTGTATTACGACTACCCGTTGAAGACGGCAGACTTCCACACCCCTGGTTGGGCACTATACTTTGGTATTCTTGCAACACTTATCAGAGACAAGGGCGTGACCAAGGTTGATAGTATTGCCTTTGAAACACAGGTAAAGAGCTTGCCTAAAACAGGGCAGGATGTAGTGGATGATTTTGGTGGGTGGACAACCATCCAAAAAGGTATGCGTGTTGTTGAAGCGGAAAATGCAGAGACATACTACTCAGAAATTAATCGCTATAAAGTACTTATCAAACTTCTCGACGATGGGTTCCCTATCGAAAAGAAGTGGGGCGTACTTAAAAACCTCAGTCTTGAAGAGATTAGCGATTATCTCGAAGGAAAACTGAGTGCAGCATTCATTGATACAGAGTCAACAGGTGAAGTTGTCCACGATATTAACGATGGATTGGACGAGAACCTGAAGGCGGCTGATGAGGGTATTCACGCTGGATTACCTTTCTCAAGTGTACTGATTAATTCGGTGCAGAATGGTATGAGCACAGGGAACATTACGATGTTCGCCGCTCAGTCCGGGTTGGGGAAGTCGTTTATGGCTTTAACCCAGATGTTACCAGTCGCAGTGAGATTCCAAGAACCAATGATGCTGTTAATCAACGAAGAAGATCGAAAAAAGTGGCAATACGAAATCATTACATGGGCTATCAACAACCTGTTCGATGGTGATTTTAATAAGTCACGATTCTATCAAGGCCATTTCTCGCCAGAGGAATGGGAGTTGATTAATAAAGGGAGCGATTGGATGAAGACGAATATTGAATCAGGATTGATTCGATTTGTTGAATTCCAGTCATTCTCTATGGGTAAGGCAATCAAGTATATCAAGAAGTACAGTAAGCTGTATGAGGTGAAATACTTCCTGATTGATACGCTGAAACTAGATAACGACACCTCTGATCCGTCTGTAAGCGACAAGTCGTGGTTACAGCTTCAACAGAACATGGTAAAGCTGTATAACGCGATCAAAAAGTCTGCTGCGGATTGTCACGTTGTCGTCACCTATCAGATGAACAAATCACAGCGCGAACGCTACCTGACTCAAAATGATTTAGGTATGTCCAAGAACGTTGCTGATGTGGTCACGTCCCTTATTTTGTTCCGCCTAGCTGGTGCAAACGAAAAGGGTGACGGAAAGACCGCACTTACCGTAAAGACTCAAGATGGGAAGCGTAAGAAGCTAAATCCCGATAAAGACTACTTTATCCTATTCTGGGACAAGAACCGGCAAGGACAAACCTCTCGACAGGTTGTTGTAGAGGTCGATCGTGGGCGTAATATTGTTAAAGATATCGGGCTAACACAAATTTCTCCAGAATATTGAAATAAGTAGTAGACAAACACTAATGTGTTTGGTAATATAATAGACGTAGGTTAAACAAACACTAACGTGTTTATGAACCGCTTCTATTGTGTCTCCGTAGCTCAGATGGATAGAGCATAGATCTTCTAAATCTACGGTCATCGGTTCAAATCCGATCGGAGACATTGAGCTGAATTAATTATTCACCTGGTTTGACAACCCTCCAATTTAACTCAAACGTGTGCAGGACTGATCAACCTGTTACATATGCGGATATAGTTCAATGGTAGAATTCTAGTTTTCCAAACTAGCGACGCGAGGCCGGTACTCGTTATCCGCTTTATATATTTATAAGAAGAGGAGGTTAAAGTATGGAGATTTGGAAGCCGATGGTTGGATATGAGGGCCTTTACGAAGTGTCTAATGACGGACATGCGCGTTCTGTATCAAGAGAAATTGTGGATAGCGTTGGACGCAGACGCACCCTAAAAGGCAAGGCAGTCTCGTTCACTATAAATCCCAGAGGATATCTTACCTTTCACGCCACGAAAAACGGTAATAGAAGAACAGCATTCATTCATGTTGAAGTGGCGAAGGCGTTTATAGAAAAACCTATTTCTGACGAGCGTTTAGATGTGAATCACAAGGACCATAATAAATTGAATTGCTCAATTGAGAATCTTGAGTGGTTGACACACGGAGATAATGTGAGAGATCTCAGCATATACCGGGCAAGGACATCAAACACATTAACGAGATTTACAAGGGTCAATGATAAGATTGTCAAGCTACCAGATAAGACTTGCGTAGATTGTGGAAAAACCGTTGAGTTCACATCCACTCGTTGTCCTTCATGTGCGGCAAGCGCGTCAATGACTTTCACAAACAACGTCGGAGTTATCCCGAAAAATATGCTAGTTTCCGTCCTTCGTGAGAATAATGGGAACTTTGTTAAGGCTGCTGCTGAGTTCGGAATTACAGATAACTCCTTGAGAAAGTGGTGTAAGAAATATAATTTGCCATTTCACTCATCGGACTATAAGAAAGCATCATAATGAATTGCATTCGCTTTTGCCGAAGTGGTGGAACTGGAAGACGCGCAGGATTTAGGCTCCTGTGTTGGGAACAACGTGTGGGTTCGAATCCCACCTTCGGCATCGCCCCTCACTTCACGGTGGTGAGAGGCGTGAATCAATACTAGTCATGCGGTGTTGGTTCCTCCTTATATATGATATTCGTGCGACCGTCCTGAACGAAGGATTTAAGTCTTATTGCTTGAATCGGGTTTGAATCCCGACAGCCGCATTCCAGCAAACGTGTATGGCCGCGTGGCGGCGACGAGCGCTGGAATTTAGGTGTGGCACCCTTAACCACACCACTCGTTATACTGAAGTGGGCAAGAAGACATGTTCTTTAAAGGACGTGATGAATTGCACGTATCTGCGTCAGCAGGTACAACAGCCTTGGTAGCGAAAACCAAACTACCAACCTGAACTCAACGTTAAGGCGCGGAACGCGCCGTGGTCAATAACCGTAACCTCTGCATTGTTAGTTTAATGCTAATGGTGTAAGTCAGCGGTGTTCCCAGAAGCTCGGTCATTTATGACCGAGTAGTTCACGAGTGCAACTGTAGCTCAGCGGTGGAGCGGCTGCTCAGAAGAGTAGAGTGTCGCTGGTTCGATTCCAGCCAGTTGTAGATCCGTGGACTATGTCTAAAATACCTATGTTCTCCTGGTGTCGGTTTGAGGAGACTAACTTTTGGCGGGATGTTCGCACATAAGATTGCGAACTTTGTTTCGGATAGTAAAACCGTTAGTCGTGATTGCGAAGTACAAGCTTTCGCGCATATGCTTTCTTAGCTCAGTTGGTTAGAGCACCTGACTGTTAATCAGGGTGTCACAGGTTCGAGTCCTGTAGAAAGCGTATCTGGATAAATTAAGTTTACGACCAAAAAGCATCCAGAGAAACGCTAACGTATTGCAGCTGGACTTTAGAGCGATACGAGAGGGCAATCAGCTGTCGGACGGCAGGAAGTTGTCGTAGGTGGATTTGCAACACTTATAGAAAAAGGCTGGCATGTTCTTGCGCACGAACAAAGCTGGTTAAGATTAAAGTGTGGCGCAGTAGTCGGATAGGTGATTAGTAGTCTGGTGGTCGCAGATGAAAGATCTTACCGGACTAGGTAGTTCGACTCTACCATCCACCATTGGTTGTGTGGTGTTAATGGCTAACACGCCTGATTGTCTATCAGGAGCTTAGGGTTCAATTCCCTACACGACCGTCAAGCCGAAAGGTTTGAGTTCTTTGCTGTTAATATAACTACCTATCGGATTGGCTAATGACCGCCGATATTTCGGGGATGTAACGGTCTCGACAGGATATGCTTAACTGACAAAGCATGTAGAGTGATGACTTAATCATCAACTTGCTAAATGCAAAACAAAACGATTTAGTTGCGGCCTAAGTTTAACTTAGTATAGCAACACTTACCCCAACGTATGATACCAGATACAAGACGTTGGCTAAACAGGCTGGTGTAGGATGACACTTACTTATTTTCATAAGCTTATCCGAAATCTATTGAAAATATGCTCGTCTACTCCGATTGCCCATTTGCGGAAGACGCTAAGACTAATAAGTGAGCTAAGCATGTAGAATTGTCAGATAGAAGCATGTGTTGGAAACGGGTTCAACTCCCGTCATCTCCATATAGTATGTCGTTACACAATAACATACTAGATATAGTGCAACGGAAAGTTACTCAAGTGGCTGAAGAGGCGCCCCTGCTAAGGGTGTAGGTCGAGAAATCGGCGCATGGGTTCAAACCCCATACTTTCCATACGTCACTATCCTTAAGTGGGTACGATGACGTTTAATTTAACAACAATATAAGGGGTGGAATTTTGGAAGCACAGGAGCTTAAGGATTATCTGTTGGAAGATACAGAGAGAATCCTAAAACTACTTGAGGATTCAGGATTTCACTCCTTTTCTGTATCATCAGGTGAGATTAGATGCGCCTTGCCTGACGGTGACAATGGACAATCCGTTTCAGTTCGTCTTGAGGAGATGATTCCCGCAAGTATATTCAGCCGAGATTCTTACCACAGTGATCTATTCGGAATGCTTCAGCAGGTCCGTGATGAGTCATTTGCCGATGTCATGGCGTATATTCATGCAAAATTCGGTATATCTAGAAAATACCATAAACAGAAGTTTGATCTACTTTCTCCACTAATGTCCCTGTACTCTGGAGAGAGCGCTAAAACCATAAAGACGAATAAGCTTTATGAAAGTTCAATTTTATCGCGCTATATTCATTTACCGCATATTAATTTAATTCAAGAGGGAATTGATCCATCGGTTATTGACAAGTTCAGAATCTGCTTTGACCCGCAGCAGTCTCGTATTATCTTTCCTCATTATGACTGGAAAGAGCCGGATAAGATTGCTGGTGTAGTGGGACGCACAACTATGGATGCTGAATTGGCGCGTAAGCTTGATGTTCCGAAGTATTGGAATTACATAAGCGGATATCTTAAGCGACTGAATCTGTATGGGTATTTAATAGGTAGAGACACGATTGCCAAGCAGAGAATGATGGTTATTTTCGAAGGTGAGAAGTCGGTACTGAAACAATACACATATACGCATGGTGAGGGCTATAGCGTGAGCGTTGGTGGTCACGAAATTTCGGAAGAACAAATTGAATTCATTTCGAAAGAGGTTCCTACCGATGTTGAAATAGTCGTTGCGTTCGACCAGGATGTTATCACCAACCCGGTCGTATTCGCCCCGATTGTTCGTCAGCTCATGGATTTGACGCTCACGAAAAAGGTCAGCGTCATTACGGATAAGCTAGGATTATTGAAGTCGAAACAAGCACCGGTCGATAATTATTTTGAAGTCTGGGATTACCTCCTAGATCAGAGGATTACTGTCAATGAGACATATGCACGTAAATTGGAACGAGAAGCTGAAAAGCTAAAGGAGAAAAAGCATGACTAAACATTTCGAATTATATGTACGTCCTAATTGGCCTGATTGCCAAAAGACAATTGATTGGTTGGAAAAACATCATCAGCGATATACGGTTTCTGTCATTAATGTTAATGATGTGGATATGAAGCACCGCGAATGGAGTCTTAAGAAGATCAAAGAATTCAAGCAAAAAGGCTTGTGGAAATTGCCTGTAGTTAAGGCGAATAATGACAACTATATGGGAGAACGTGGTGTTCAAACATGGTGTGGTCTTGATTACAACAAGTTAAAAGCCAACGCGAAAACGGAAGGAGAACATCAGGTAGCGTGAGATACAGTAGAGCGGTCCAAAAGGAACTCGCAAAGGCTTTTGGCGTTGATCGAATTTGGTCATACAGCCGAATCAGCACTTTTGTGAATTGCCCTTGGGAATACAAAGTTAAATATATTGACCATGTAAGAGATGCTGGAAATGTCTATTCATTCTATGGGACTCAATGCCACAATATCATTCAAGGATTCTATGATGGGGTATATACCTACGATCAAATGTCCACTGAATATACCGATTTCGTTCGTCAATGGATGGATGACCAAGATCATTTCAATTTTCCGAAATCGAAAGATGGATCTGATAAGACCGAAAAGAGTTATATTAAGAATCTGACTCATTATTTCAAGAACACTCAAGTTGTTGATACTTCGAATGGAATTGAAATTCACAACGAAGAGCCAGTACTTGTTCAGATTCCTAAAGATGACAACCCGGCGGCGTTCGTTCTAGTGGGTTATATTGACTCGCTATATAAGGATGGCGACGATATCTACCTGTTAGACTACAAAACATCCTCGAAGAGTGGATTCACTGGAAAGAAGCTTATTGAACACTCGCAACAATTGCGTCTATATTCAATCGGCATTCATCAACAGAAGGGCATTCCATACGACAAAATTAATCCTCGTTTTGACATGATGAAGTATGTGAAAATCCGGTTTAAGCAAGAAAATGGTAAGTGGAAGGAGACAATCCAGGAACGGGCATCTTGGGTATCGGGAATTGCCACCAAGCTAAAGACGAAGCTCAAGAAGGCAGGACTTGGACCGCTTGAAATTCAACAAGCGATTGATCTTGCAGATGCCCATGGAAATCTGGATAACTTACCGGAATCCGTTCAGAAACAATTCGAAGTTGGCAATTGCTATATTGACGTTGAAATCAACGAAGAGATCGCGGCAGAGACTCTCAAGAATCATGCCGACACCATTACTGAAATTATGCGTCGTGAAGCGTGTGATCCAGCGACTTATCCAGAAGTGTTTGAACGCGATTTGGCACCATTCCAAAACTCGTTAATGTTTGGGCACATGGCTGAAGCACTCTCTAAGGAAACCATCGATTACACAGATGATGCTGGAAAGAAACAAGTGTCTAACGTTGTTGATTTAGTATCGTTATTCAAGCCACAGGGGGCAGACAATGGTAAAGAAAAACCAGAAGAGCCGGGGAACAGTCTTGAACGCCTCGGTTTACATGTATCATAAAAATGAGAAAGAACCACAATTTATTGCTGCGTTGAATAAGAGCGAATTACACAGTCCAGACTTCAATCAATATGTCGCGGCAGTTACTGAAAAGTTTGGGAAGCAAATTTATGTTAAGATCGATAAAATTGAGTATGCGGTAACACCTCAAGCGAACGGTTGGTTGCTATATGACAAACACTAATGTGTTTATTAACCTACACCAGCATACCGATTATTCTAACGGGTCTATGTTCGAAGTAGTTTCAACAACGCAAGATTACATTGATTATGCTAAAGAGCATCAACTTCCGGCTGTGTGCATTACCAATCATGGGAATGTAGTTGGGTGGCTGAAGTCAAAACGTGCAATTGAAAAGGCCGGGCTGAAATACATTCATGGCATTGAAGCCTACGTTACGATGACCTTAGACGAAAAGATTAAAGATAGCTATCACACAATCTTAATTGCTAAGAATTATGAAGGTGTCAAAGAGATTAATCGCCTTTCATCTGGAGCATTCAATCGAGACGACAATCATTACTATTTCAAGCCACGCATCCTATTCGATGATTTGGTAAAGACTAGCGATAATGTGATTGTAACTACAGCCTGCTTAGGCGGTGCAATTTGGCAGAGTATTAGCCATAACCAACCAGACGTCCTTACAAAATGGCTTGAATTTGCTCAAGCAAACCCGGATCGTGTTTATCTTGAGGTCCAACCTCATATGGATGACGACCAAAAGGCGCTTAACAAAGCTCTGTTAGAAATCGCAAAGACGTCTAGTTTAAAGCTGATTGCAAGTAACGATGTCCACGCCGCAACTCAAGAACACAATACCATTCGTCAAATCATTAAGAAGGGCAAAGGCATTGAGTATGAAGGTGATGACGCATTTGAATTATGGTCTAAAGACTACGATGAGATGTACGCCGGATTCAAAGCTCAAGGTGTTCTAAGCGACGAACAAATCAATGACGCGTTAACTCAAACTGCCAAGATTGTACAACAGGTCGAAGAGTTTGAAGTTGACCGTACAGCCAAGTATCCTCACGTTTCTGATAATCCAGATCAAGAGTTGCTAGACTCGATTCAGAAGGGCTATCACGAGCATGGTTTAGATCAGTTACCAATTGATGACCAGCAGGTTTACCTGCAACGCATTCAGCACGAGGTTGAAACGTTCCGTCATAACGGAGCGGTCGAATACATGGTTTTGGACAACATGGTTGCCCAAGAGGCTCATCGTCAAGGTCGTCAGTTTGGATACGGTCGTGGTTCCGCCGCCGGTTCGTTAGTTATGTTCCTAACTGGAGAAACTGCGGTTGATCCAATCAAATGGGGATTAAGCTTTGAGCGCTTCATGAACCCCGAACGAGTATCCCTAGCCGATGTGGACAGAGACTTCGAGAGTGTCGATCAACAGGCGATGCAGAGGTGGTTGGTTCACAACCCAAGCTTCCATTCAGCCGCAATCATGACTATTAATACTTTCGGACTCAAAAGCGCTATTCCAGCCTTGGCAAATGGTATGCCTGAATACGCCGGAAAGAAGTCTATGATCGAGTCCATTAAGAGTTCGATTGCCGATGATGGTAGTTATGCACCCAAGCTTCGCGCCCAGAACGAAAAACTATTCCAATATGCTGAGGCGATTATGGGCGTGACCTCATCATTTGGTCGTCACGCAGCGGGCATTCTCGTTAGCTCAGATCAAATTGATGAGACTGTTGGCACAATGACGCTGAAGACTAGCACTAGTCCAGACGTGTATCTAACAACTCAACTCGATATGGGCGACATCGAATACATGAAGTATGTAAAGATGGACATCCTTGGTCTGGATAATGTCGGATTGATTAAGAAGGCGTGTGATTACGCAGGCTTACCATATTTGACACCAGAAAGTACGGACATCATCGATCCAGAAGATGAAGCCGTTTGGAATTCATTAACCGAAAGCACAATCGGGATCTTCCAATTTGAAGGCGAACGTGCTGAAAACTTCCTTCAGAAACTTTTCTCCAAGGAGACGATGGCAAAAATTAAGGCTGGAGACCCAGATATCAAGATGATGGATATGTTGTCTTTGGCAAACGCCGCAATGCGTCCAGCTGGGGCAAGTTATATCGAATCGTTAACTCGTGGTGAATTCTATGACAACGGTCATCCAGCACTGAACAAGTTCCTTGGGAAAACAATGGGACGTTTAGTTTATCAAGAGAGTTTGATTGAGTTTTTGGAAAAGTTCTGCGGTTACACAGCAGGGAAGGCGGACATTATCAGAAGAGGTATAGGCCACAAGATTCCCGCTGTTATGAATGAAGAGGTCCCAAAAATCAAACCCGCGTTTGTAAAGACTATGGTTAATAAATATGGTGATACGAAAGAGCACGCCGAATCGATTGCTGATGCTTTTATTCAAGTGTTCATGGACGCTGCCAACTATGGGTTCTCCGTCAACCATTCAACACCATATTCGTGGATTGGTTACATCTCCGCTTGGTTGCGTTACTACTATCCAATTGAATTCATCACTGCTGGTCTTGAAATCTGGAAAGATAAGCCAGAAAAGACTAACAAGCTGATCCAGTACGCACAATCAAAGGGTATTACGATTCAGACTCCTAAGTTTCGTAAGTCTAAGGGGGCATACTTCTTTGACAAAGAAACTAACGTGATTTATCAAGGAACCGCCCCAATCAAGGAAAACAACGCACAAACCGGTGATACGCTGTACGAACTGAAAGACGACAAATTTAACACGTTCACCGACTTTTTGTTAAAGATTACCGATAACGGGGTCGTCACCGATCACGGAGTTGGCTATGAATCATTTGAGTCAACGTTTAATCGCTATCAAGATAATGAAGACGCAATCAAAGACCTAGACAAGATGATTAGGGCTCAGGATATGTTTGTTGAATCAAATCCAATGTCGATTAATAAGAGTCAGATGGAAGGATTGATTTCCATTGATTATTTCGCTGAGTTCGGTAAACGGGACAAGCTGATGAAGATTTATACGTATTTCCGAGACAATTATAAGAAGACTGCCAAGACGATGAAGACAAAGTTTAAGAAGTATTGGATGATTCGTGACTTCGAATCGTCCTGTGCAGATGAGGACTTTTCATATAATCGGACTGTTCAGGCTGAGTTGTATTACTTCGGTGCCCCCGTATCAGTCGATAAGACTGTCCCTACGAACTATGCGTTTATTGTGGGCGTTGAAGCTAAGTCATATCGTGTAAAAGCAGCGTTGTATATCCCATCAACTGGAGACACGGTTAACGTGCTAATGCGTGCCCGACTATATCGTGACGTTCCATTTGGTGTAGGCGATTTAATCAACATCAAGAGTCTAGCATCTAAACCACGCAACGTAAATGTGGATGGAGAATGGGTGGCAAGTAAAACCGAAAGCGATGTTTGGCTTGAACACCTTGAAATCATCAAGAAAAAAGAAGGTAAAAAATGAACTATACCGCAAAGGTAACACGCGTGTTATATCGCCAAGACGATGAGCTAACACGAAAGCTAATTAACGCATATGCAAATGTGCGTTGGTTGGAATCAGAAAAGCGCGATCAAAAACACGAAGTCCGTATGACGTTTGATGCGATGGTAAGACGTGTGTTGGATACCAACCAAGTCGTTATTGTCCAAGTATTGAAGGATGAAGATGATAATCAACTGTTGCGCTTCATCGAATTTGACATCGTCAACGAAGGTCACGTTTATGAGATTGCGTCTTTAGACGTTCAGGATGGATTACCAAATGTTGGTGTGTTAGAGGTGGAGGATTAATGGCAATGAAAATGATGACAACGAAGACATTTCAAAAGAAAATCGATGATAAATACAATCACAAGTTTTTACTCATTGATGATGAATCTGAGACAATTCCTGTAAAAGCAGTCAGAAAACTGTACTGTAGATCGTGCGGGTTAGTCCAGGAATTTCAAGTTAGGAGATTACTTGTAAAAGAGTATGAGTGCCCGAAGTGTAGACGTAATGAGGCTTTGAGCGGGTGGAACAATCAGAATGATTATTGGCGCACCGTAAAAGATTATGAAGGGGTGTATGAAGTTTCTCGAAGGGGTGAGGTGCGAACACTTCCTCGGTTACTTAGAAGTAGAAATGGAACACTTTCGTTTGAATCGTCAAAAATGCTCGTACCAAATCCTGGGAGACGAGGATATCTAAGATATGTTTTATCGATGAGCGGAAAAACCACGCTTCGTTCGGCACACAGAATGGTCGCGGATGCGTTTATTCCAAACCCACATAACCTTCCGCAAGTTAACCATATCGACGAGAATAAGACCAACAATTGTGTTGAGAATCTGGAATGGTGTTCAGCCAAATATAATTGCAACTTCGGCACAAGAATTGCAAGAATTTCTAAAAACCGTAGAATGTATCGTAATATCATTGCGGTAGATACAGATGGGAATAAAACGAGTTTTGAAAACGTAAAGGATTTTTGCAAAAAGACAGGAGCAAACAGTTCTTGGGCTCGCGAATGTTTATTGAAGAAGACCGGTACGTGCCGGGGTTATAAACTTATGATTGGAGTTAATTAATGGCGAAATTTATATATCGTTATGCCGCGATGTCGGCTGGCAAGTCCTTAGATCTATTGAAAGTTGCGCATAATTACAAGGATCAAGGACGAGAAGTCCTGCTAATGACTCCGGCAATTGACACGCGCAATGGTGAAGGGGTTATCAGCAGCCGCGTTGGATTACAATCAAAAGCAATCGCGTTATCTGTAGAGGATTCACCAGTAAAGATGTTGAATGCTCTAAATAATCCATTACCGGATTGCATCCTTGTTGATGAGGCACAATTCCTGACGAGCGCACAAGTAGATGACTTCGCCTGGATTGTTGATTTTTTGAACATTCCGGTGATTTGCTACGGACTTAGAACTGATTTTCAAGGCAATCTTTTTGAGGGCAGTCAAGCGCTAATGTGTTTAGCTGACAGCATTGAAGAAATCAAAACAATCTGCGCTAAATGCAATCATAAGGCAATTATGAACCTTCGAACCGTAAATGGGAAACCAGTTACTGAAGGAGATCAAATTGTCATTGGCGATACCGAATATATCAGCCTTTGTCGCAAACATTGGAAAGAAGCTACAAATTCTTTGCCATTTTAGGTAGACAAACACTAATGCGTTTAGTATACTAATACTCGTAAGTTAAACAAACACTAATGTGTTTATTGGAGGGTGCTAGTCGAGAAAACTCGTTACTTTAGTGACGAGATGAATCAACGTATTGGGCAATCACCGGTGTAGTGTTCTAATAGCGTACCATAGGGTACACGGGAAAGGAGATGATAAATATTGTTTTAAAAGGCATTAAACTAAGAATATACCCTAGCAAAGAGCAACAGCTAAGTATAAAGCTTAACTTTGGATATAACCGATTTGTTTGGAATCAGATGCTGGGTATGTTACAAGAAAGATATGCTAATAACCCTAAGCTATCTTTTCCTAGCGCCTTTACTTTAAATAACTTGTTACCAACAATGAAGATAGAATATTCTTGGCTTAACGATGCTGAAAGTCGTAGCTTACAAATAACCTGTAAAAACTTAGTTGATGCTTACAAGAAGTTCTTTAAGACCCATAAGGGGTTTCCTAAGTTTAAATCAAAGAAGTATCCTAAGCAAAGCTACCAAACAAATTCTACAATAAAGCTAAAGGCCAACGAAGTTAAGTTTCCGAAATTAGGCTATATGAAGTTTAAAGGTAGTAGCAAAAAACTAAATGAGATTACTAAGATTAAGCTAGGAACTATTAAACTTACACCTACTGGTAAATACTATCTTGTACTGATTGCAGAGTGTGAAAACCAAGCACTCCCTAAATCAGGAAATCAAGTAGGTATTGATATGGGGTTAGCTGATTTGATGATTACTAGTGACGGTGTAAAGTATCCTACTTTAAGATTTGACAAGATACTAGCTAAGAAAAAACGTTACTGGGAAAAGCGTTTAGCTCGTAGACGACTTCAAGCTCAAAAAGAGATTGCTTGGGATAAGCATAATAAGGTATTAAATCCTAGGGAACTTTCCAACTTTAAAAACTATCAGAAAGCAAAGCTAATGGTTGCTAAGTATTCAGAAAAAATAGCTAACCAGCGTAAAAACTACCTTCATATGCTTTCAAAACAGCTTGTATCACAATATGATGTGATTAAGATAGAAGATTTGAAAACCAAGAATCTTCTTAAGAATCATAAGTTATCTAGAGCAATAGCTAATGCAAGTTGGAAAGAACTTAGAAGACAACTAGAGTACAAGTGCTTATGGTATGGGAAACAGTTAGTCACTGTGAACCCTAGAAAAACCTCACAAATATGTTCTAGTTGTGGCTATGATGACGGTAAGCATACCTTAGATATTAGAGAGTGGACATGTCCCAAGTGTGGTGTTCACCACGACAGGGACATTAACGCGGCTATCAATATCTTAAATGCTTAAATGACTAGTGTGGGCTGGAACAGCCCTTAGTAAATAGTCGTAACCGCTACACCTCATTCAACGAATGAAGTGCAAGTCAGCGATGTTCCTAGAAGCTCGGTCATTCATGGCCGAGTAGTTCACTCAGCAGTCCATCATTCATTCAAAATCTTACCTTTGACCTTATGAATGATGGCTACTATGTTCACTACTTTGGAATTCAAGGTGAAGTTGGGATTCCATTCTCTGTCGGCGGTAAGCGGGGCGTTAAATTTAGCGTCTCAAGTATGGTTTAGGAGGCTATCATGAGGATTCGAGATTTCTTGGATTATGTGATTGGTAAGAACGTGAGTGAAGATGCTGAATTAAATGTCATCAATAAATCTGGTGAGATGGAAAAGGCTAAATTCATTATTGACGGGGAGAATGGCGAAAAGATTGCATTCTATCCTTGCTCCTTTGCTACATATGAACAACAAAAAGGGGAACTATGAAACCTAAACGTAAGCACTACGGTCATGGTACGAAACGATACGACAAACAAAAATTAGCCAAGCTTGTTGATCGTGTGTCAAAAGAAGATAAGAAAGAGATTGCCCCAATCAAACGCTGGCGTTTGTGGTGGCGCATGGTTGAGGGGAAATATTAATGATTAGCAAACAGAAACTTCAAGAGCAGGCCGATCGTATTCGAAATAACCGAATCAAAAGTATGCAACAACGAATTGAAACCCGAATGGTGAATGCTTTGGCGGAAGATCGAAAATCAATCGTTATCTACCGAAAAGAAGACTCCGATTTATATACCGCGCTCAGCTTAGGGCTCATCTCATCAGACCCATATCGTATGGAACCATGCCTCAAGAATGGTAACGATGGACTCGTAATTTATTTCGACTTGGATGGTGAAGACGATGGAAACTAGCGCGACTCTATTAGAAAAAACGATTAGCGGAATTGAATCTGATTATCGCGAAGGGATTAAAGAGTTGATGATCATCTTAAGCGATGCTGCACGAGTGCACGCGACTCGGGAGACGATTATCTTTGCAGAGGAATCGGTATCTGACTTTCCACATGCGATTGACTTCCTGAAAAGTCGGTGTGCAGAACAATATCTAGGATATTACGGATACAGGTTCTATCAAGAAAACGATTGGGTAAAGAAGCACTTCTGGAACATTGCACAGCCAATCCATGTTGGGTGCACCATTAGTTGGCCGGTTGAGTAGTTTATAATATTGAGATTTTAGGAGGCGCCACGGTGAGTACATCAAGTATGCCAAGCACACAAACTGGGATTATGGAATTAGCTGATGCGTATTTGCGCGAACGCTATCGTTTAAAGAGTCTGCACAAAAAGCCAAGTGATTTGAACATGTTCCAGTGGACGCGCAAATGCCTATGCGTTACTCAAAAACAAATGGCGGACATATTGAATGTCTCTGTGGCCTCTCTCAAGGCTTATGAGTATGGGAGCCGAAATCCAGGGGAAGACGCATGGAAACGTCTCTCGGACGTCACCCACATGTCAGTTGCGGATTTATTAGAACTGGAAAACAAGAATCGGTAAAAGTTTGATTTTGTAAAGGAGGTGAGGCCGTGGATACCTATCAAGCATACAAAGTCCGTATCTATCCCACTCAATTACAAGCTGATATGATTATGCAATTTATCGGAAATAGTCGATTCGTGTATAACCAAATGCTTGCCATGCAGGCTGATCGTTACAAGAACGGCGGAAGGTACGTTGGATACATGGCAATGTCCAACCTAGTCAAACCACTCAAACAAGAGTACGCATTCCTCAAGCTGTCACCATCTCAATCGCTACAACAGGCGTGTGCGGATTTGAACGCCGCTTTCCAGAACTTCTTTGCTAAGCGCGCAGACTATCCACGGTTCCACTCCCGAAAAGGTGCGAAGCAATCTATGCGGGTCATGCAGGCTTGTTCCATCATCGCTTCGGGAGTCAAGCTGCCAAAGCTCGGTATCATGCGTTTCCGTTATGGATATAGTCTCGACCCGTCACTTAAAATTCGGCAAGTGACCGTCTCGTACACCTCATCTCACAAGTTTTACGCCAGCATCTTAGTTAAATGCGAAAAACAAGCATTGTCTAAAACTGGTGAACAAGTGGGATTGGATATGGGCGTGGCTGACTTAGCTATCCAGAGCAATGGCAAGAAAATTCCAACTCAGAAGCATGACGAGCTGGAACACTCTCTTCACATTTGGCAACGTAAGTTGGCTCGCCGTAGGGAGTTAGCCAAGGCGGAAATCGCTAAATCCAAGCACTATGACCACACTGAATTGACGCTTGATGACTTCTCCAATTACAACAAGGCGAAAATAATGGTTGCTAAGTTGCATGAGAAGATTGCTAACAGGCGGAAGGATTACCTACACAAGACGACAACCAAATTGGTGCGGGAATATGACCTTATCGCTATGGAAGATTTGAGGACCAAGAATATGGTCAAGAATCACCATTTGGCGAAGTCAATTACCAATCAAGGCTGGAACATGTTTAAAACCATGCTTCAGTACAAGTGCGAGTGGTATGGGAAGACAATAGTGGTGGTAAACCCGCGGAATACCAGTCGCGTATGTTCTGATTGTGGTGTGGATAGCGGCAAGAAACCACTAGATGTGCGGGAATGGACGTGTCCAGGATGTGGTACATGGCATGATCGTGATGTGAATGCAGCACAAAACATTTTGAAATTAGCAGTGTAACTGATAAACAAGGGCAGGGACTGTCCGTGGTAATAGAGTCGAACCTCTTGAGGTGCTCATGTGTAACACACAAAGTTCGATGCTCCCAGAAGCCTGTCATTTTAATGACGGGTGGTTCACTTCCGCTACGTTGGGTATGACGTCAAAGATCATTATAACGCTTTGGGCGAAGTAGACGGTTACGTCATCTCATGGAATAACGAAAAGGGACGGTAGATAATGAAATTTGAACCATATCAACATGTACAACGTATGGGCGTTGACGAAGTAGACGGTTACGTCATCTCATGGAATAACGAAAAGGGACGGTAGATAATGAAATTTGAACCATATCAACATGTACAACGTATGGGCGTTGACGAAGTAGACGGTATCCTGGATGGTAATGTTGTCATTCAACCGAAGATTGATGGAACAAACGCATCAATCTGGTTAGACCAAAATGGAACCTTGGGATTTGGAAGTCGTCGGCGAAAGCTGACTTTAGAAAAGGACAACGCGGGGTTCATGACCTTCTTCACCTCTGAAATGGCTCAAGGCGACGCCGCCAAATTACAAGAGTATCTCGAAGATAACCCAGATTACACCATTTACGGCGAATGGTTAGTCCAACATGTCGTTCATTACAAAGATAACGTTTACCATCAACTGTTCATTTTCGACGTCTACGACAATGCGAATGAACGATATCTCAACATCGAAGAATATCAAGATGACCTTCAAGAGTTGGGCATGTCGTATGTGGTTGTGATCCCGGCGATTTACAAAGGTAAAGCAACAAACGAGATGATTGTAAAGCTCGCTAAGGATAACCACTATCTTCTGGAAAAAGACCAGGTCGGTGAAGGCGTTGTAGTTAAACGATATGACTTCGTGAATCGATATGGGCGTACCACTTGGGGTAAATACGTGCTTGCAGATTTCAAGAAGCGCAAACATGATGGACGTAATTACTCTCAGGATGTTGATGGTATTGGGAACAGTTATGCAGAACCTATTGCTAAATTCATTACACCAGCGTTTGTCGAAAAAGAGTTCATTAAGTTTAAAGAGCGATTGGATCACCCGTTTAGTGGAAAAGATATTCCGGCATTGCTAGGGACCGTGTATCACGAATTTGTTTCAGAAGAGACGTGGCATTTCTTGAAAGAACTTGGGAAGAGTCCGGTTGTCAACTTTGGAACTGTACAGCGCGAATCGTACAAACAAATTAAGCGGTGTTTGCCTGTCTTATTCGGCCAAGCATAGGAGATTTATGAAAATTAAATTAATTGATGTAACAACCGAAGAGGAATACATGGAACTTGGCACATGCGAACTCTGCTTCAGCTATGGCGAAGAAGAGATCCCAACCTTTCATTTCGAGAAAGACGACGGAACCAAGTTTGATGTTGAGGCTTTCTATATTGAATGGGGTTGCCCGTATTCTCTCTATGTTGACAACGCAATTACCTTTGCTGGGTATCTTGCAAGTTTAGACTTCGACCCTGACTTCGACAAACAAATCAATGCTAAAGGTTATAACGAGTGGGACGATTACGCGTGGCTTAGTAATTTGCTCCGCGATTATGCCGAGTCCACATTCTGCAAAGATCCAGAATACGATCCATCGTGGTAAAAGTACGATTTTAGGAGGTTAACATGATTACACCAAGAGGGTTAATGGACAAGGTTAAGGTTCGAAAATTAGAACTTGATAACCAATTTGAGCAAACGTATCTGGATCAAAAAGATGCAATGGAATTATTGCTAGAAGAACTGTTAGTTGATGCCATTGCTCGTAATGGTAGAGGTGTATGGATTGATGAATACGGTAATAGTTCATTGTATAACTTCCTTGTAAAATACTCCGATCGCATTGATGGATATTCGTTTGAAATCGACGACGTAACATGTGATATGTATGTAACGCCAATCTTGGACGACGATTCGTGGAATGAATATTAACTGAAAGCTGGTACGTCTTGGAAATCAAAGGTAAATACGGCGTTGCAAAAGTAATGACCGAGAATATTGAGCAAACCGCTCAAGAACAGTTGAAAACGTTACTGGATCAGCCATACATGAAGGGCAACGATGTTCGAATCATGCCGGATGTTCACGCTGGTAAAGGCGCAACAATTGGCACTAGCATCAAGTTAAACAACGACTTCATTTGCCCAAATACGGTTTCGGTCGACCTGGGCTGTGGAATGCACGTATTCAAGCTTGACATCGATCATGTAGACTTTGAAAAGTTGGATCAGTTAATCAATAACGAAGTACCATCTGGTTTCAACGTTTACGAAAATCCGATTCGTAAATTCAGACAAATCAATTATACTCGCATTACTCATCTGAAAAACTACGATCACATCTTGAACAGTATTGGAACTCTTGGTGGTGGGAACCATTTCATTGAAATCGATCAGGATACCGATGGTGTTTACTACCTGGTAATTCATTCAGGCTCACGCAACTTGGGCGTTCAAGTTGCCAACTATTATCAACGCTTAGCAATTTCGAATCAGTCAAAGAATGTTGAGTTACGCGACGCTGTGATTGCAGCATGTAAAGAGGTTGGACAAGAGCGTCAGATTGAGGGTTTGTTGAATACGTTGAAACAAACGAATCCAATCATTCCAGACGAGTTGGCTCCTGTCAGCGGCCAAGATGCTGAAGACTACTTATACGACGTATCGATTGCACAAGAGTTTGCAGCGTTGAATCGTTTGACGATGGCCGAAACAATTATCTACGGCATGAATTGGCAAGTTGATTCAGACTTTGATTCAATTCACAACTACATTGATATCGATAATCGAATTATTCGCAAAGGTGCTACCGATGCCTCGTTGGGGAAACAATTGGTTATCCCATTGAATATGCGTGATGGCTCGATTATTGCAACTGGCATGGGTAACTCTGACTGGAACTACTCAGCTCCACATGGTGCAGGTCGCGTAATGTCTCGCAAGAAGGCGTTTGAAACAGTTGCCATGAACGACTTTACCAAATCGATGGAAGGTATCTACTCGACTTCTGTTGTCAAAGAAACGATTGATGAATCACCGTTCGCATACAAGCCTGCACAAGAGATTATTGATGCAATCAGTGAGAAGACTGTCCACATCGATAAGGTGATTAAACCGGTTTACAACTACAAGGCACATTAAGATGATGAATATTATTTGTGTAGGAGTTGTAGTTGTCATGCTGGGTTTATCCTGTGCCAAGATTGTTGATATGAAGTGTCACCACCAATGTCCATATCACCATAGACAATCAAACGGAAAGTGTGAACCATTCCCAAGCGATTATGACTACGGTGAAGGCTACATGTCGCTGTATCAGATCATCGAAACTGGAAGTGGTTATGTACTAGACGTTCATAGCCAATCGTATCTAGGAGACGATCATATCGATATTGACGAAAACCAAGTTCCGATTACTCACTGTCCACTATGTGGCGGATATCTATGGAGGTCACGAAGTAAGTGTTAGAAACAAAACGAGAGATTTTCGACTTCTTAGTCGATCATACTATCCAGATTGCTCAACAAGTCGAAGTAGGCGAAACCAGCAAGCGTTCTGAAGAGTTTCGGCGCGATATGAACGCACTGTGGGACAGCGCTGACGATCAACGAAAAGGGTGCCCACATTGCTTAAAAGGTATGCCGTTAATCGACGATGCTTGGAATTATATCGGCATTGAACGTGAGACTAAGCGGATGTTCTTCAACAGCAATAAGGCTGTTGGACATGACGAAGTGGGTATTGTTCATATCAAGTATTGTCCTGAATGCGGGGCGAAGCTGTGAGCGAAACAAAAGAAGACGTGTTCGAAGCCGCAATCGATTTAGTCAAAACTTGGTGGCCGTATCCCGGTAATGCCATTGACCAGGCCGACGATCTGATTCGCCGATGGAAGAATGCCCCCTACCATAAGCCATTGATTTCATATTGTTACGACCAAGACGGGGAGCCGACTCAGGTGGAGATTTCATGAAAGAGACCAAAGAAGATGTATTCCAAAAGCTACTAGATGAATACTGTAAAGACGAGGCGCGAATCGACACCTTAGTGTATGAACCAGATCAGCACATTCCAGATCTCGATCGCGAGTATTTTATGAAGCGATATGAGGAGGCAAAACAGGGCGATTCCAAATGCCCATACTGCCATAGTGACGGGCACACTCGTTGGGATAATAGATCGGTGTGGGGGTCAAAAGAGATTCTTGACTGTTATGGAGAATCCAACAATCTGTTTATCAACCTCAGTAGCAAAACTCTGTTGGAAGGTTACGCGATGAGTGAATTTGAGATTTACTACTGTCCGATGTGCGGACGCAAATTATAAAACTGAACTTTTAGAAGGTAGAAAAACTTGAGAAAGCTGTTTTGGATTCCGGCATTACCATTCATTGTCATCGGAGTTCCACTATATACAATTGGGACGCTCGTTATCGCTTGTGCCTACTGGATTAGTTCGTGGGCAGTCAAGGGTTGGGAACACGAATGGGTGTTTAAGGACTTGTTCGGGCTATGGAACTGGTAGCAACAAAAACAAATAAAACTAAAATTTTAGAAAGTAGGAAAGGCAATGGCAGACAAAATTACAATTTATGATCGAGACAATTTTTTTGATCTGATTGAAAACGCGATTCAAGATGACATCACTGAGGCTAGTGATTATGAAAACTATCACACTGCGATTGTTGAATATGAAGGACAGACATACGAAGTCGGCTACTCCACAAATATCACGTGGGGCGTCAACGACGAAAGTGGCTGGGTGCTGACCCCTGTATATCCTTACGAAGTGACGACTACGCGATATTCTTACACACCGCGATAAAAGATGAGTTTTGCAAAGGAGATCCCGAATGAGTTTTAAGGATATTTTCGAACGAGCAGCGGTCAAGGCTCTGTTTAACATCGATGACTACGACCACATCAGCTTCAATCGGACTAATGAAACTGAAGAAAAGTACGGATTGACGCGATTCAACTATAATTTTGACGTTTATATCAAAAAGTCAATCATGTATGTAATCCCCATGGAGGGGACCCAAGATGAATACGGAAACTACCGTTATGCCTATCTTGATGATGATGATGTTTGGGCGGTATCCGGTTCCCATCTTTCCGGCATGGAAAGTCCTGCACTTCGATGGCAGGTTTCATCGACCGAATTTGAAAATGCTCCGAGTTGGATTAGAGACCAGACACCAATTGAGGTGCCAAAATGAGCAATACGGTTATCTTAGCAATCATCTGGGCGATTATTGTGTTAGTCACAACTGGTGAGACTGTTTATCAGAACATTTGGCAATCAAAGATTATCAATCAGCAACGCGAACTGATCGAAAAGCAGCTTGATGTTCAAAATAAGGCATTCAAGTCATCTGAAACGCTAATCCGTATCATGTCGGATGTTGATAAGGTGATCGGAGCGAAGAATGATGACTAAGACCAAGATTACTCGCGAAATCGAGCGAACTCTTTGGCAGAAGTTTGTAGCTGACAGTATGAATGTCTTTGGTGCATTTGAGGTAACGGTTGGCTATACGGGGTATAAAGTCGCCTGTGTTCGGATTCCATATGGACTTAGTTTGACGGATTCCTCACGCAAAGTTTATTACGAGGATTCAATCACTGTGCGATTTGATATTCCGAAAGTCGAACCGATAGCAAATAATCCAAAAACCAATATCTCGGATGAGGTTATTGCGTCGATGAAGCGTATGGGTAGCCCGTGGCATCATTGGTAGAAAAAAGAATCCCTTATATTAAAGGGCTTACGACGCACAAATATATGGTAAAAGTCATATTTTAGAAAGCGGGATATTACATGATGAGTAGTTTAGATATGTCTGGAGACAATATGGTCTCTGTTAAAATGAAACATCCAGTCGAGGCATTTCAACTCACAAACGCGTGGTCAGATGATTATATTGCCGAGTATAAGAAGGCTGATTCGATCAAAGGCCATGCGGGTACGGAGGCGATCTGGAATTTGTTCTCTAAACATCATGGCGTGATGTACTCAGAATTCTTATACAGAGACGAGGGATACTTCTCAGTGAAAAACCATTACGGGAACGAAACTACGGTTCATATTGGCGACTGGATCGTCCCTATTGGTCAAGACAAGTATGGACATGATCTCTGTTTTGCAATGACTAATGAACAATTCGAACAATATTTCACTGAAGATGGGGTGGCTGTGCTTGACTAAATACAATTATGATGATTACCAAGAATACGATCCGGATTACCCTGGCGGGCCATATCAAAAAGACTACGACAAATTGCGAGAACGCTTGCTTTATCATCGTATCGTGAAGTGGGATAAACACTCACTGACCTTGGACGATGGTACTAAAATCGAGATTGTATGTAGCGAACAGGATTGTTGTGCATGGGCAGGTGGCGTTTGGAATGATGTCGAGCTCGATGCAGTAATCACTGATGTTTCGAACCCGAAGAGTTGGGACGTACCAGATGACGACACTCATGTTGTAGCGGGAGTTGTTACTATCTTTCATAACCAAAATCCAATCGCGGTCGCTGATTGTGAAGGCAACGCTGGTAATGGTGGGTATTATGGAAGTGTCTGCTCGTTGCGAATTGGTGATATTGATTATCCAGTATTGGAGGCCTAAATGCGAAAAGACATGGAACAGACAGATATGCTCTATGCACTTGTCTACGAATATCCAGATGGACATCAGGAGTTTAAGTCACGTTATCCAAATCGTGGTGTTTCGGTATATCGATCGAAGAAAATGGCATTATCCAAAGCTAAACAAGCTCCAGTAATTTACACGCAAGATGGGGAAGTAGTTCCACGAGTCGTCTCTTTCAAACGATCAGAGGTAGTTGAATGAGTAAATGGGAAGCTTTTCTAAAAGGAATGGAATTTCTTTTCTTCTTCTTTATTGCTACTGCGGCGGTTGCGGACGGCGTTGTTAAGTTTGGCGCATTTGACTTGCTTACTGGTCTAGGTAGATGGGTAACTCTTGTGATCAGTATCGCGATCATGGGGCTAATCATCTGGGAAATGACGAGGTGATTTAGTGCGAAACAGCTATTACATTCGTCCAGGCAGTGTTTTAATTAAAATGGCATATGGATACTGGGAAAGCCTACATACAGATCAACCTTTCGAAGATTGGTTCAAACAGCTTAGATGGGTTGATCCAGAAAAGGAATATATGTTTGATAAAACGTTTACGATTGTGGAGGAACGTGAGCATTGAAACCAGATAGAATTACACAAGAAGTTGTTGAGCATTACGGCGAACGCATTTACGAGGCGATGTGCAATAAGCTGGACGATGGAAAACTCATTAATACAATTCGAGCATGTTTGTTAGATGCGATCAAAGATGACTGGCATTATCATCATCCACCATTGATTACAGACTATATGGATGCGGGCTGTGGCTGGCAGTGATCATTCATTCGGTTTTCGGGGGAGGTACGAGATGAGCTTATATGATTATCTTGGATTCAAGTTCTGGTTCGAGGTCGTTGCTACAATCATTGGCTTCACCGCGGTTGCTATCTTGCTAATTTACAATTGGTGGCACGATCGTTGATTACAACAATGACTATCGTGGAGGTGACTGACGATGAGCAATGAGACGAAGCGGGACGTGTTCGAAGACGCGTTGGCATATGCGCCAGTCGGCAGGGAATATGACCCAGTGAACGACGATGAGGCTGGCGACCTACGTAGCCGCCTGTCTGCTCGCTATGCTGCCGCCCTACCAGATGATCTGCCAGTTATTCCGAAAGCGGTGGGCGAATATATTCAAGAGCACAAAGCCGCACATGAAAGCCTTGCATTCGCACTAACTGCACGTTGGGTACCAAAGGAAGTTATTGATTGGATGTGTATGGTTGCTGGTGATTCTGATACTGAATTGAGTCAGATTGAGTATGTGAAACAGCAAGACATATTCGCCCGTGCATGGGGGCTAGGTGTCTGGCGCGTCGAAGAAACAGGAGAGGTGGTCAAACTATGAAAGCAAAGAAATATCGGAAAACGGCAACCATTGAGGCGGAGCAATTTAACGAAGCTGAGTGGCAAGAAAAATATCGTGCATGTCACAACCCTGATCAGTGGGAAACATTGGCTCGTCCGTACGGAATTGACCGTTATCATGGTCACTTTATTATTATGACTCTTGAAGGCGACCTTATCCTGCATGATGGGGACTGGATCGCAACTGGTATCAACGGCGAGCACTGGCCAATTGCTGATGACATTTTTCGGAAGACATATGTGGAGGCGAAGGACTGATGGCAGTGAATGATAATCGAGTATGGGCCGAATGCAACGACGGCCACACTAAGCTTGCAGGGCTGAACGCTGACAAGTTCACGATTGACGAGCTACGCAAATGGTCTGGCGTTATCCTGACGGCGTTCATAAAGGATGCGGAGGCGTCGAAATGACTGAAAATTGGAAGACACGGTATTCACGTGCTATTACGTCACTTGACGAGTTGAGTGCTTTTCCGGCCGTAATGCCAAAAAATGAATATCGCGACGATTGTCTGAACTATTTGGAAAAGGCTAAAGATGCGCTAGAAATGGCTGGACTTGCGTACGGAGCGACGTTTGAATCCGAAAGAGAGGCGTCGAAATGAAACGAGAGATTAAGTTCAGAGTTTGGAACAACCGGGATAAGAAGATGCTTAACGTTGCTGGAGCTGAATTTATCAGTGGCCGAGAAATTATGTCAGCAGGCACTCTCCTACCCGATGAAGTGGTTTATGGGAAGAATAATGGCGAATATTTTTCGCCTATGATGCAATACACCGGGCTATTCGATAAGAACGGACGGGAAATCTACGAGGGCGACATTTTAGATATTGGACTCCGAGATCAGGACGGCAAGCCGGTAGTGGCCCCGGTAAGCTACGAAGCATATCTCGCTGGGTATGTGCTTGACAATAGAGGATACGGCATCTGGCAACGGCTAGGTGGTGATTGCGAGGTCGTCGGCAATATCTTTGAAAATCCGGAGTTGCTGGAGGATGAGGAATGAGCGAAACCAAATATGATGTATTTGTTCGTCTAATGAGTAATTACCTTGTAGAGAAGATTCAGCTTGATAGTATAACGCGAGACCCCCACCACATCGATATTCAACGTGAAGCAGATTCGTGGTTGGAAGAATACAACCATGCGGTTGATAACGCGGAACGTCAGGTTGGATGCAAGGAATGTCGCCGAGGTGGAAGCTTAGACGTGGCAATCAAAATGGTTGAAAAGCTTACTTCGCAACTAATGTCTGCAATCAAATTCTGTCCATATTGCGGACGAAGAATCAACATAAAACTTTCTGACTTATACTAGACAAACACTAATGTGTTTGGTAATATAATAAGAGTAGTCAAACACTAATGTGTTTTTAAGGCCGACTGCATCGGCCTTTTCTTGTGGATTACATACAATTCAAAATAGCATCAGGGGGACAGGCACTAGCATGAAGTCTTACATCGTTTTGGATACAGAGTTTAACAATAAAACAAACCGAATCACGCAGTTAGCAGCAATCAAAATTTCAAACGGCGTATTCATCAAGAGTCAATTTAATAGATACATTCCATCTATGGATAAGGAAGATCAATTCAAAATCTGGGCGGGTGGGAACATGCGTTATTCAGATTATGGCAAGTTGCCACGACCAACACAAACAGTTCGAGATTTCATCGAATGGGTCGGGACAACTCCCGGGACACCGCTTGTAGGCTGGGGAGTTCATGGCGATTCAGAACGAGTAAAAGGGCTATTCAAAATGTGCTCGCATACAATCCTGAAAGGTTGGCACTTCTTGGATGCGGCAAAACCTATTTGTACCGCTTGCGAATTAGATTACACGATTCCGCTACAATCAGCCGCTAATTTTGCTGGTGTTCCGAAGAACCATGCGCATAACGCATTGGATGATTGCCTACGTACATTTGGGTTAATTAAGACATTAGAACAACGCATGGGAAAACCCGTAATCTAGGAGGGGATTGAGTCATGAGTTCACATGCTGTACAAAATAAGAACGGAGAATACCTGTACTTTGATAGTCGCAGTTTGGGAATCAAACGAGGAGAAAATCATGAATAAAAAAATTACATTAACGGCAACGGTATTAGCAGGCCTTATGTTCGGAGCAGGTGCGACCACGGTGGCCGACAATGTGTGGCAAGGACATCAGAACATCGTAGAAACCAAGAACAACATCGACAAGCTGGCGGCAAAAATCAATGCCTCGCAATCCAGCTTGTCCGACCTGAAACATCAATTAGCCGATGCGCAGGCACAATATTCGGTACTCAAACAGCAATACGATGGCGACATGGCAAGCAAAGATGCACAGATTCAACAGAAGATAGCCGAGGGGCAACGGGCGGTGGCTCAGAAGCAAGCGGAAGTGGACCATAAACAACAAACCATCAATAACCTCAATGCGCAACTGGAGGCGGCTAAGCAAGACAACAATAACCTATCTCAAGCGATTCTCGATGCGCAAAGTGTCCGGGAATATTCCGATCAGGCCGTTAAAAATACAGGCGCGCAATAAGAGGAGGTAAGAGCAATGAGCTTTTATATTATTGAAGACGAAGACGGCAACACCATGGATTATAACGGATATTTTAATTTCCCAATTAGCCAAACGGAGTTGTTCGATGAACCAAATGAGCCAGCTAAATTTGCAGAGGAATTAGGCGGCCACGTAGTCGAGCTAGTCGAGGAGCAAAAAGTCAAGTTACCGCAAGATGTATGCGAAGAGCTCGACGACTGGATGGCTGATAACCAAGATAGGTTGGTTGGCCGCATTGGTGAATTGATCTTCGACATGATGACCCACGAACCTAAATTAACTAATGTATTTTGTTTTGTTGGTGATAGTGAAGAAAACTATTTCAAGATTATTGATGCTTACCGGTATGGTTGGGAAGCAGAACCGGAAGCTAAGTGGTATGTAAAAACGCCGGAAGCTTGGGAAAGCGAAGACGGTGATTTTGGCTGGCTATATAAGTCGATCTACGGAGGGATAGACACCACTAGCCACTTCGATGGTGAAGAAAACGAGCAGTTCACCCGTGCTGAGATCAAGCAGTATCACCTAGATAGCGACATCTTTACACTGGTGCCAGTGGAGGAAGAAAAATGAATGATGCCAAACGATTTCAAGTTTGCGACGAAGAAGAAGTAATGGCTGACTTCGCCACCAAGGAAGGAGCCTTTGTATATATCGAGTCTTATGACCGTTTTAATACCATGTACGTTTACGACACCGAAAAGGATGAGGTGATTTTTAAATGAGCTTATGGGCAGTTAAAGATGCAGACGGCTGGTTCTGGGACTTCACCGATGAGGGTTTTTACGAAGAAAATGATACTCGAACGGCTGGCATTCCGAACCGAGATTATGCTAACCAAATCGCAAAGGAACACAATGGGACACTTACTGAGTATGTGCAGAAGTCCGCACCGATCGTGGTGAGCCAAGAGGAAGCGGAGATGCTGGAGCGGGCGAAGAGTGGACATTTATGGGCCACCAATGTGATACAAAATTACATCGATATGCACATGGATGGCATGTCAAATGATGAAAAACAACAATTTGAAGACCGCCTCATGCGCGCCTACGTCATCGGCTACACCGTGGCAAAGGAGACGCTGTACAACGTCAAGGTGCCACATTCAACTGATGGCTATTACTGGCGTGGAATTAGTGGACAGGTACACACATACACTGAGCCTGACCAGCATGCTCATGTTTTGAAAACCGAAGCGTATGTTTGGGCACAAGAACAAATTAATGATGCTGGCTTGCAGGGCTGCGAGAAAGTGGAGGTGACTGACGATGAAAATGATTAAGCTAGAAAACGGTAATTTGATAAATCTATCGGCAGTGTCATATATCTCAAAAACTGAAATGGTGGCTTATTTCAAAAAGCCGGTTATCAAAAGTGAAGGTGACTTTCAAACATATAAATGCTATGGCGTTGGTGTAACAGAAGCCGACATTGAACGAATCGCAGCGAGTACGGTGAACAAAGAGGTAAAACGAGATGAAAATTGATCTCATTGAACAATGGATTCATAGCCAGGCAAAATCTGTATATGACATCAAAAGTCGTCAAGCGTGGGTCAAGGCTATGCGGATCGCCGGACTTGATGAACAGACTATCATGCGTGTGTATGAAATTCGGTTCGAGAAGCAGTTTGTGGAGGTAAAACAATGAGCTTATACATTATTGAAGATAGATATGGAGCATTACTAGATTCATCTGTAAATTACAATTATGCCAAGTCATTACAACATAGAAATTACCCCGACGGACACGTGGTTGAGATGGTGCCAGCAAAGCCTAAGGTTAAAGTCAGTCAGGAAGAAGCGGAGATGCTGGAAAAAGCTAAGCACAATCCTACGTTACGGCCGTCATTTTTGATTACGGAATATTCAAATAGCCACAAAGGCTACATATTAGGCAACGACCTTGAAGATCGACTCATGTGTGCCTACGTAATTGGCTGGACCGTGGGGGAGAAGCCTAAGCGCTACGTCCTACCGATGCCTGGCACTGAATATCGCAGCAAGCTGATGCACGGAAACGCTCAATATTACGCAATCAAAGGAACTGGAAACTGGCGGCCTGACGCAATTGCTTTAGGCACTGACGATGCCGTCAAACACGGATACACCGTCACCAAGTCAGAAATCGACACCGCGCCTGATTGGGTTAAGGGTATTACGCCAATCGAGGTGACGGAATGAATTTGGTTGTGATTGGTTTATCCGCATCAATTTGCTTGGTTGCATTTCGTTCATGGCAGAAGGGTTTGAGGTAGCAACGTGGCAAGAGAAACAAAGCGAAGCGTATTCAATGAAGCGATGGAGTTAATTCTTTAGTATTGGTAAAACTAACATTTTAGAAAAGAGTGAAATGATGGAATTAAAAGAAGCTTTGAAAGTGATGTATGAAAACGACTATTTGTATGACGATCAATTAGATGGATGGAAAGCCCCGGGATATACAAACCTTTCAAACGAATTAATGGGTGAATTAGTTTCTAATGGATTGGCCGATTATGCTGTGGGAACAGACGAATACGGTTGTTTAACTCTCGCAGCCTACTTAAACGACAAAGGCATTGAACTATTCGAAGACATGCAGCTCAAAGCCGCACCTAAGAATAAGCTCGAACAATCCGACATCGATGCAATTATGGATGCGTCTGAATGGGAATATGATACCCTTTACGGAAAAGTGACTGTAGTATCGGCTAAGTTGCCCAATGGATTCGTGTTGACGGAAACCTCTGGCGCAATTGATTCTAAGAATTACAACTTCGAAACGGGCAAGAAGATTGCTCGTGAGCAGATCGAACATCGTATCTGGGAGTTAGAAGGTTATGCTTTGGCGAAACAATTACACGAGGTAGATGCCTAATGTATGTAATCGAACTACCAAACGGTATGCTGGTTGATTTGAATGAGATTGTCGCGATGGTCCCCGTTCCTAGCGAACCTAATTTGCAATCCGAGAACTCCGTAATTGCGTTTAAGAGTGGTGATCGATGGGCGAAGAAGGACGTCCCTGACGACGTTCATAAGGTAATCTACGACGAATATCGCAAATTCGCTCGCAACACCAATAAGAAGTTGCCAGAGCCATATGCTTGGGAGACAAAAGAGGGAGATATCTTGTTCAGCTATGACGATAAAGTTTCCTATGAACACTTGTATAACTCTAGCGCAAACCCATTATGGGACGAAGATACTCTCTCAAATGCGGGTATTATCTAATGTCTGCTCGATCAGAATTAGACGCCGTTCTTGATGGACTGTACAAGAACATGGATTCGTTAACGATGAAGTATTATGCAGATGAATTGCACGTTGATGAATATCCTGATATTGAACCACAGATTCTTGCATTGTGGGACTTGCTCGAAGACTTACGAAATATAACCTTGGATGGTGAAGATGATTAACTCAAGCAACACACGATATTACCTGCATCGGTTGGTCCATGGGTATGACGAATACCTCTATCGTGATGAAGCAACTGGAGAGTACAACGAACTTCCAGTTCATCAAACAACTACTTTTACTGCTGAAGAAGCAGATTTAATCGATCCAGAAAATCAATACACAAGAACGGAGGCGCGATTCGTTGTCAGAAACAACCGAAGAGACATTTGAAGAGGCATGTCGTAGACAAACACTATACGTCATGCAGATCGCGCGAACATATAAGTTTAACGATCCATCTAAAATAAAACAATCAGGATACAGCCCATACAACGAAGCGCTTAAGGCATTTGCAGCATACGAAAAGATCATCGATGATTTGATGGCAGAAGTTGAACGGCTGAATGAGGTTATTGATGGAATGGTCGAGCAAATGGAGCGCGAGAACGAGTTACAAATTGAAGAAATGGAAGGAGAGGATTACTAACAAATGGTAAAAATTACCTCGTCTGACGTCGTCTCAAGGCTTAATACTTCCCACCCCGGACAGTATGAGCTGCTGGAATATAGGAACGGGCGAGCCACTGTACTTTGTAAAAAGTGTTCACATCAATGGTCCAACGTATTGCTCGGGAATATTCTAAAAGTCACTAGAAATTGTCCAAACTGCAATAAGATCGATCGAGCAATTTCTAGAATGGAAAAGTGGAATCATCAACTCAAACAATCGGGGGAGTCATCGCTGGTTGTCGTATCGTTTAACCCAACAGAAAAAGGTGCTATGCGGGTATTATGCGAGAATTGTAATTCATACTTCAACTCTAGAACGGACTGCTTACCAACCCACTGCATCAATTGCTCTAAATACCAGAGACCTAATGTCTTTCAATTCTATCAGATGACTCGGTCCGTTGGGAACCATTACCACATTCATAACCCGGAACTGTTTACCTCAGCTAATCAGAAGGTGACAGTGACATGCCAAGACTGTGGGTATGAGTTTACTGCAATTGGTAGATCATTGACGATAGGTAGATGTCTACGATGTTCCGGGTCGGCAAAAACAACTGAAATAGTGTCAAGAGAACTGTATGAAAAGACCGGTGGAAACATTGAGCTTCGTTCAAAGTATATCAATGCACAAACAAAGGTTCAGTTCTACTGCAATGTATGTCATCACAGTTTTAAAAATAAGCCCTTTAATATTCTAGTTGGTGGTTCTGGATGTCCGGTATGTCATGAATCGAAAGGTGAGCGCGCAATTCGAAATTACCTTGAGGAAAATAATATTGAATTTGAATCCCAAAAAGTATTTCCCTCATGTCGGTTAAAGCTCCCCCTTCCATTTGACTTCTTCATCAATAAATCATTGCTTGTAGAATTTGACGGGCCTCAACACTATTCGCCGAATATGTTGATGAATAAACGCGAAGGGTTTCAGGTTCAGAAGGCACGCGACGATGCGAAAACGTGGTGGGCACTTAAACATGACTATACGTTGGTGAGAATTAGATATGATCAGATGGAGTTAATACCACGTATTTTGAAGAATGAAATAAATAGGAGTGAAGTAAAACTTGGTAGCAAACAAAAAGTTCAAGTATCCAGATCGAGTTGCGCATGACTTTGTAGTCAAGCGACTTGATGAAAAGGGAGTGTCTTTAGAGGCCATCGCCGAAGAGGCTCGCCTTCAACAACTTAGCCACAATGATAAGTTAACATTTGAAGACTGCTTTGATGCTGTTCAAAAAGTCTTGTGGAAGCGAGAAATCCTTAACAATATTATGGTCGCCTTAGAGCTAGACCGAATGGCAACGGAAGGACTGTTGGCAGAGCCGCTTCAATCAATCATTGCCAACGACAGTTCCGTGATGTCAGTAGACGAAGGGTTGGCCCTGTCTATTTCAATGCTATATGGCGAGATTGCACAAACCAACTTTTCGTACCTAGACGTTGTGAAACATGGTCTTTCGAAGAAGCTTGATAACAGTCACGAAGAAGTAAACACATTCGTCGATGACATCGTAAGCGCGCTGATTGCTTGTACTGAAGCTAAAGTCGCACACAAGTATGAATAAAGGTAAGCTCGTATGTATATGTATTTAGTTATTGGGCGAATGGAAAAGCCTAAAAAGACATTGTATTATCTTTATCGCACTTTTAAATCAGCATTAGAGCTCGCTAAGATGCAACTATTGATGCAAGCCGATTACGATGATTGGTTTGAATTCGATCATGAAAACAGTAGGATTGGGACCGATTCTGCATATCTTACAACCAAAGATCCAGTGAACGAATGGACTTATGAAGTTAAAAAGCTTGAGGTTCAATATGACTGGATTTACGACAAAGAATAAGGTGGAAACTGTATTGAAAAACAAACTCACTAAGATTTTAGTAGCGTTATCGTTGTCTGTTGTATTGGGTGGAAGCCTTGCAGCATGTGAGAATGAAACATCTGCTCCCACAAAGACTGCTCAAGGCAAAAAATTTAAACTGAAGCCTGGCACATACAAATTAGCCTATTTCGATCAGAACACAAACTACAATTCAGACAGCAATCAAAAAGCGGCGTTTGGACTTGTAATTGACGGAAAAACAAAAGAGTTAACGGTTAACCTCCGCCGCGTCAAAGAACATGTCGGATTAAAGTATGCGGACTCTCCATATGTGGTCGTTAAAGAGAGCGATCTTGGCGAAATGCGTCTCAACATTTATCGCGGCCCGTATCAGCAGTATATTCAGACAGACGTTTCTGGCACTGTGACGGATAAGTAGAGGCCGGCCTATGCGTAAATTCAAAGGTTTATTATATGGACTGATCGCATTACTGGTCGTATCTGGCGTTGGTGTCGGGGTCGAAACGACTATTTCGCCGGCAACGCCCGTTGTAGCATATGGAGGGCATTCGTCTGGAGGACACAGTTCTGGCGGGCACGCGTCCACGTCACATGCCTCAACTGCACACACGAGTACGTCTCACGCATCAATTTCTCACTCGTCTGGGACAATGGCACGATCGACAAGCCCAGCAAGTCGATTTGGCGGTTCGACAAGCAGTCATGGTGGATTCAGTAGTTCTCCAGCTACGCGGTTTGGCGGCTCGAGTTCAACGACCAAGAGTGCAATTAGCAAGTCGCCAGCAACACGATTTAACAGTACTCCATCTCGGACATACTCAAGCTCATTCACCAAGAATCCAGCAACACGGGCCAAGGTGTACAACAGTTCGGCAAATAAGAGTTTGGGAACTACGCGAAGCGCTTTAGGATTGAATAGCTCGACTCGAACTTACACTAGTTATTTCCATAATCCATATAGTCATTCGTATTATCGACACGGGAGTTTCTATAATACCTACTACCCATATTGGATTTGGAATTCAAACCTGACGCGTTCGCAACACGACATTTTGGTAACTCAGGGCATCGATCACGATCAACTTATGAAGTCCAAAACAAAGATTAAACACATCATGATTCGCGACTCGAAAGGGAATAAGAAGAGTGTGATCGTAACACCGCAACAGTATAAGGCAATCAAGGCTGGAGACAAGATTAAGATTCAGGCTGGATTGCTATATGTGAATGGCGAGGTAGTCAAATGATCTTTTACTTCATTGGAGTCGGAATCTTCTTCGTCGGAATGATGACGCTTATCTGGTATCCAACTTGGAAACTCAAGCATTCTGAAGTTGACGTGTATGAGGTTGAGCTATCTGAACTTCGGAAGAGACTCAAGCAATACGATACGTTGTTCTTAGACCCACTAAATCAACCCGTCGGGAAGTTTGGAATGAGCCATTCAATCGACCCTAGCTTGTATCGAGAAGGACTCGCGACAAAGGCATCTCCAACCGATATCATCGCGTATTCTCAGCAACATTTGTATAGCAAATGGTCATATGGACTCAGAATGCAATGGGATCAATTCCTATTTGCCCAACTTGAAGTGTTATTGCCGGTTGTTAAAGGTGAGGTTCAAGATTATGTGTTGGGTAATGGGTCTATGACCAATACGGAGATTACCAAAGCGAATGAGACTTTGAGCAATCCGTTACTTGAGTTCACAGAACACAACCTCTACAGTCTGGCGGATTTGACTAATACCTATACATTGGTCTCCGCAACAGCCAATATGGAAGCTTATAAACAAAAGGTGGGTAATTATTAGTGGGTAAGAAGAATAGAGAAACGATTGGTCTGCTTTATCAGTTATCTAACAAGGTGAATAGTGATCGCCGTAACTTCTCTATCGCGGCAAATAGTTGTAGCGATAGAGGGGACGCAAAATATGACGCTTTTGCAGACCTTACGGTATATGCGCATGATGTCGTTGGGGAGATTGAGAAGATGATTACCCTGGCTGAGCAAAATGAGTATCTATAAAAGGGAGATTTTATGAAGGATCAGATTTTTGACGCAACAAGCATTAAGGTCAATCCACTAGACGGATACGTAGTAACTGTTAAGGGAGAGCCACTACACATTTTAGGAGACGTGAAAATTATGAAACAAAACACGGTATATATGGCGGAATCTTGGTTTAATGATGAACAAAACGCATTACGTGAGGCCGGTATGGAGGCGATGAAGCAAAACCAAACAATTGACTGGGAAAACAGCTTCCGCCCAATTGAACATCAATACAAGGGTTGGAAGATTACAGATCATCCCGACATGCTCAATAATTCCGAATGGCAGTTAGCGACATTTCGTTCAGACTGTCATTCTGTTGAGGCAATGGACATCACGATTGCGTTGTACGATCCGAAGATTGAGAACTCAGATCCTGGCGTTTTGTGGGAACTCGGCTATGCTTATGGCTTAAACAAACCAACATTTTTGGTGTTGCCAGATGATTGTGATACTCCATTAAACCTAATGCCCGCGTTAGGTGCAACTCGCGTATTACATCTTGCAGACTTGGAGACTTTTGATTTTAACAACAAAGCATTTACAGTATTTACCGGGGAGGTCTACTAATTATGCAACAACGAAATGTAATGTTATCAGCATCATGGTTCTCACCAGAGGAAGCCGAATTCCTCGAAAAGGTGAAAGCCTCACTTCATGCCAACGAAACGATTTCAGATTTCAGTTGGTGTTTGGATAAAGATGGACAGTGGGGAGAGACGGATGTTACTCTGCATCCTGAAGTCGCGAGTGATTTGTTGTGGCGCTCTCGTACCTTCCTCAATGATGTAACATCTGTAAAAAACGCAGAAGTAATTGTGCTTATGATGGTTCCTGGTCACGAAGATACCGGAGCAGTTTCCGAGGCAAGTATGGCTTACGCTTGGGGTAAACCCGTAGTCATGGTCCTGCCAGACGCTGATTATGATAACAAGACCACCCCAATTAACTTAATGCCATCCATGTTGGCTGACGTCGTAATCCCATATCGTGAACTCGCCACATATAACTTCGGTCACTTACGCAATCGTCCTTACGACGGTCCTTGCTTCTAGGAGGTACTAACATGGATAACAACGATTCTAACAAGCAACTAGACGAAGACATCGATCAAGCTAAGATCGAATTGCAAGAGAAGGCCAATGAGGTTCTCCCAAAGTTTGCTATTATGATTGTATCCTTGATCATCTCGCTCGTCATCAATCCAATCATCTGGCGTTGGGGTTTCAACAGCTTCCTTGCTGACGTTTTTAACCTTTCTCATATTACGTTCTGGCAAGCATTTGGACTTTCATTGTTCGTAGATTATGCTATTTGGACGCCACTCAAGGAGAACCTAGACCTTGATACTCCAACTCAATATAAAATGCTGATTTCATCCATTGGAACAATCATCATTACGGTATTCGGATTTCTACTCGCAGGCTTATTCGTCTAGGAGGTTGACATGTACAAACTAGTTTTATATAACGATATTGGTATTGAGGATATCTATTTTCAAGATTACCAAACGTTCTTTGCGGCTCAGATTCAGGTATTCAAAATCTATTTTGCTCAACACGTCTGGTATCGGGTGGTCAAGGTGAACCCAAATGCAATTGCCTTTAACTTTTAGGTAGACAAACACTAATGTGTTTAGTATACTAATCAGTGTGATATAGACAAACACTAATGTGTTTTGGCTGACGTGAAATCACGCCAGTCTTTTTGTTTAAATCAATACATAATGCAGAGGTGAACAACATAGAACAGATGAAAGACAAGGTGTTACGTATGCTTGACGAAGCACCTGAACGAACTGTAGAAAGATTGAAAAAGGCGGCTTTTGATTGGAGTGAATACGACCTGACAATCATTTCCAATGAGATAGGAAATGAGTTATCTACTGTACGAGGGGCCATTCGACAATACTTGGACGATCCGTTGGTCAAATCAATGAATCCAAAGCGATCTGAATCATCGTTGGATAATAAAACAATCAACAATTTAGTCGAAGCAACTCAATCTCAGAAAATTGATATTGAGGCATTATCCGATGTGATGTTTGGTCTGGCAGCGGAATTCGCCGCAGGGCAAAAAACTGCAAGTATGACACAACTTCAAATGCGAAAGTTCTTACTTAACCTATTCAAACAGGGGTAAACATTTAATGGAAAACTTACGACTTAAAGCTATTTCATGGTTAGTTGTATTTGCATCAGGGCTACTCATCATCGGGCTCTGCCTGATGTGGTTTGGTCCGTGGGTCACTCTAGCATTTCTGACATTTACATTCGTGATTGATTCATTATTATTACTTAATTCTGTAGCTTGGGAAGAGGGGGACATGCAACATGTCGAAGATTAAAGATGCAATTGCTGACCTGATGTGCCGTTTGCTCGATGGATGGGGTTACACAGCTCTTATCCATACTGACATTGATGGTAAAATCAAATTTCGATCACGCAACGCTTATATGTATCACGTAAAAATGTCTGAAGATCCAATTCAAGAAAACGGAGTTCCGTTCCGAGTCCCCACTGGCAAGTTTAAGGTAACTACTGATGACAGCGAGGTTCAAGAATGAGTAGACCAGACGCAAAGCGAAAAATCGAGAACGCTAATCTCCTGCTGGCAATTCGCGAGCAGCTAGAAAATGATGGGTTCACTCCAACAACTTGGAACATGTACAAGCGGTTAGACAACAATATCTTCGTTATTCAACCGGGCGATGGTATTAATCAGTTCATGGTTGTAGCGGATTTTAACGAAGATGGTTCAGTTGCTTTCTGGTCTCCAGCATACATGGATATCTCAAGTTCGTTCCGGACTGTTCACACGATCGCTAAGGCAATAGAAGGGCAAGGTATCCCAATTGAATAAACGTCAAATTAAAAAACAAGATGATATGTGGTTACATGGTGATCGTCGTATTCTACTCCCAGGCGAAATGAACATGAACGATTTTCTTCATGAAGCTCATTTAGCGAATGGACGTTGGCGATTGCGTCATCGAGTTTTCATCAAACAATTACGGAAGATGTTCAAGGCGACTATTAATGAATAAACGTCAACATAAGAAGTGGTACAAACTTTGGTTAGTCTCATTTAATCCAAAGTGCTATAAAGCATCTATCCGTATTCAAAAGAAGCGTTGGTGTTCTGGCACAAATCGCTGGCGTTTATGGTGGCGCGTGAGCACATCAAGCAAACAAACACTATATAAATAGGAGATTACATTTTGGAAATTTCAACATTAATTAAAACAGGCGTTACCGGTGTCGTTGTCTTGGTCGTAGGGACTGTAGCAGGTTTCAAGTTCTTTGAAAAGGTTGATAACGGCAATGTCGGGATCGAATACAGCATGAACGGTGGCGTCAAGAAGGAAGCCCTGGGTCAAGGTGTTCATTTCGTTGGCCTGGATCACGTTACTGCCTACCCGATCAAGACTCAAACAATCTCACAAACGATCCCGTTAGCAACTCGCGATGGTAAGAAGACGGACGTTAAGGTTAGTTTGTCATATCACATCGATGCAACCAAGGCTACGTCCGTTTACCAGAAGTTTGGGAACGTCGAAGTTGAATCTATCGAAAAAGGTTGGTTAAATCAACAATTGACCGCTGCGGGTCGTAATGCCTTATCTAAGTTTACATTGCTCGATGTCGTGGGTGAAGATTCAACCAAGGCACAAGCTGAAATGTTAAAGGAAGTACAAGATCGCACAGCTTCTCAAGGTTTCGTTATTGAAGACTTGTCAATGGGAACTCCATCCTTAGACCCTCAGACTCAACAATCCATCGATAACATCATCAAGGCCAACCAAGATCAAAAGCGAATCGCTCTAGAAGCTAAGAGTCAACAGACTAAAGCTGAAGGTGATGCGAAAGCCAAAACGATTGCTGCCGAAGCAGATGCCAAGGCAACAATTGCAAAAGCTGATGCTACAGCCAAAGCGAATGAAAAAATTAACAACTCCATCACGGATAAGACTATTCAATATATGACTGCCCAGGCGCGTCAATCCCATGGTTGGGTGGAAGTACAAGGTGCTGGTTCAACCATCGTAGATAAGTAGGTGTCTACATGGCATTCTTCTTATCCAAATTAGTGATTGGTGTAATCGTTATTATCATCGTTGTTGGATTGTTTTCCATGTGGAGTAAACCACTAACTCCAAAATCAAAGGCAGTCCACACAACACCAGAACGACCAATTGCACCGAAGCCGGAACCTAATCATAAAGATGAATGGAGTGACTTCTAATCGATACATTAACTTATCTTAGCGAGATGTTCGTAATCTTATTTACTGGATATGGAATGGTTTATTCGAACGCCGGTATCGAGCTTATTGGGCTACTCATGCTGATCGTGATGCACACACTTGATTGGGTGCTTTCTTCCAAAGTGAAGAAGGGTAAGCACGCAAAATAGGAGATATACATGAAAGAATATAAGGTTTATGGAACTGATTCAAACGGTAAACGGTTTATTTACTCATTAGAAAACGGACATCTGTGGAAAAATAATGGAGAGTTCGTGAAATGGCATCCAGAGGTTCTGGCGAAATCTCACTTCACCTGGGCTCAAATCATTGAATTAAATAACAGTTTTGAAGGCTGTGAGGTTGTTGAAGTTGGAACATATGCCTTCAAACAGTCAGAAATCATGTTTGAGGACCGGGCTAATGCCTAGAAAGGGTGATCGAATGACAACAGGTAAAATGACAGTTTCATCAAGAGAAGGAACCAATTGGGTAATCTCAGAACAGGATGCAATTAATTATTACGTTAAGACCGTGATTGACGATCACAACCAGCAAATTAAGGATTTAAACAAAAGGCACGATGCGATGGTTAATCAGCTCAGTGAAGCGAATGCTAAACTTTCGTCAACAAATGCTCAACTTGAAGATGATGTATCTGAACTGACTTGGAAAATAAAAGCTCTTCAGTGGTGGCTTGTTGGATTACTAATCGTGATGGCTGTCGCAACTATCGGATTACTACTATAATGGAGGAAACCAGTTTGAACGAATTAGAAGATTACATCAACTATCGGAACGAACAACTAACCGAAAGCGTAAAGGTTGGAATTGATCTCTATCAGCGAGGTAAGTTAAATCTAAACGGTTTCATCAGCACGGTTGCTGTACTAAAACCAAAGCTTGATATATTGCATGGATATGAACGCGCACTTGCTACATTAAAAGGCGAGGGTGGTACTCCATGGCAAGAATAAACGCAGGTAAGCTTCATATGGAAGGCGTTTTCCAAGTAGAAGAATCAAAGCTTTTTACCTTCTTACAACAACACAACGAAATTAATCCACGTCAGTTGGTTCAATATCGACCACTTAGAGATGGTATTTACGAGGTTACATTGTGGAAGAAGGCTGCGTAATGTATCGAGTTAATTCAATTCCGACACCTGGTTGGTTTGATTCCTACTTCGAAGTTGGACAGATCGTATCCCTGAATGATATCAAGGAAGAGGCGACCAGGTACGCAAACGCTTTCTGGGAACATGCCACTAAACCATCTGCCGATGTTGATTTTAATGTTCCAGAAAATTATGCGGATTTCGCCTGTAATTACTGGATCAACTCGGAAGGCGACTTCGAGAAGATTGAATAATTTTATCATGTGCAGGAAAGAAGACACGTTCTTTAAAGGACGTGATGAATTGCCTTCTTTTTAGCGCCAAAGGCGCTACACATGGTACGAAATCGTGTGGTATAATAAGCTATATGAAAGACACTAATAGACTTACGTATGGTAGAACTTCTGTCTACAATCTAAATTACCACATCATCTGGGGAACTAAATACCGTAACCGGGTTCTGAAAGGAAATGTTGAGGTTACGCTCAAGCAAATTATGTATGAAATCGCAGAGCAATATGGTTTTAGCATCGACCACATGGAAATTGGTCAGGATGACCATATTCACTTGCTGGTGAGTGCACCGCCAAAACTATCAGTTACCAATATTGTGCGATGGCTAAAAGGCATTTCAGCGCGCCAGCTATTCGTCGCGTGTCCGGAGCTACAGCGAAGTTACTGGAAACATGCAGGACGCCACTTATGGTCGCCCAGTTATTACGTAGAAAGTATTGGCACAACTAATCAGAATGCAGTCGCTAAGTACATTGATGACCAAAGGTTGAAGGAGGTGAAGATTAATGACAATTAAAGCTTATAAACTTAGGATCTACCCAAATGAGGCTCAAAAGCTTCAAATGGAAAAGAACTTTGGTATGTGTCGATTTGTATGGAACCAGCTTCTCGCTATGCAGAATGCGCGCTACAAGAACGGTGGTGACTACGTCAACGAGTTTGGCATGAATTACCTATTTAAGCCCCTGAAAAAAGAATACCAATGGCTTAAAGAAGCAGACTCAACCAGCTTAATAGCTGTGAGCCACAATCTGCACTTAGCATTTAAAAACTTTTTCAAAAAGCATGAAGGGTATCCGAAGTTTAAGACTAAGCGGTTCACCCGCCCTGCATATCGTTCTAACGCAGTTAACCACAATATCGTTCTTATGGACGAGCAACATATTCGGCTGCCAAAACTTGGATCAATAGCATTTCGATCTGGACAGTTACCAAGGGGTAAAGTTAAAACTGCAACAGTTACTAGAAGTCCCGCTGGTAAATACTATGTACTTGTGACTACGGAAGTCGAAATAGAGAAATGGAACCCAACAGGCGCTAGTGTCGGCTTGGATATGGGAGTCGCTGACCTTGTAATCACTAGTGATGGTATGAAGTTTGCGACCAAACGGTTTGATAAAGCTCTTGCCAAAAAGAAACACTACTGGGAGAAACGATTGGCCCGTAGGCGCGCCTTAGCTCAAAAAGAAATTGCCTGGGATAAACACCTCAAGGTAGAATCGCCACGTCAGTTATCTGACTTCAAGAATTACATGAAGGCTAAAGAAATGGTGGCGAAATACAGTGAAAAAGTGTCTAATCAACGTCACGATTACCTTCAAAAGATCAGTACTGAGCTCGTTTCAGAATATGATGTGATTAAATTAGAAGACCTGAAAACCAAGGGCCTGATGAAGAATCACAAACTGTCACGAGCAATTGCAAATCAGTCGTGGCGTGAATTACGTCTGATGTTGGAATACAAAGCAGCTTGGTATGGTAAGAGTATCATTGCCGTGTCTCCGTATAAGACCTCACAACGTTGTTCAGTATGTGGCTACGATGATGGCAAACATGAGCTAGATATCCGCGAATGGACTTGCCCACAATGCCATACTCATCACGATCGTGACATAAATGCCGCAAAGAACATTCTAGTCGCATAAAAAGCAAAGACCCAAATGGTCTATCGGCACGGGACGTGCCTTGGCTAATAACCGTAACCTCTGCATTGTTAGTTTAATGCTAATGGTGTAAGTCGGCGGCGTTCCCAGAAGCTCGGTCATTCATGGCCGAGTAGTTCACGAATTCAATAGTAGACAAACACTAATGTGTTTGGTATACTATTAGACGTAGACAAATACTAATGTGTTTTTGTTTAACAAGATGTTAAAGGGGAGATTAGTATCACAGAAACGATTCGACCTGATTATTACAAACAGGGCGCAAGTGAGACTTGGGACGACATCAAAGCATGGGGACGTACACCATACTTAGGTTTTATCCTTGGGAACACACGAAAGTACATTGATCGATATTGGGGAAAGAATGGAGTTAAGGATTTACGTGAACTTCAAACATATCTAGCTCACGTCATTCAGGACCCTGATACTGTTAAACCAGCAAAAGTTGCCGACATCCGCGCTAACGTGCAAAAAATTGTTAGCGATGCGGTTGAAGCGTTTGTAGATTCGGCTTGTGAAGATTCATCACAACTGACCACCATTCAATTAGTGGTTACTGGATTGATCTCATACGAAGAAGACCTGATTAAGAAGGCTGACGAGACCAACGATGCTGGCGTTACTTTAAAGGAAGCAGCAGAAGCTGCTACCATGTTGGATGACACCGTCAAGGAGGCTACAACTGTTGAGCAAACGATTAACACTGAAGCGTGATTTCAACTTAACTCGGCTGTTCCTTAAGATGCGCCCTGATGCTGAACTATACGCTGCTAACGAAGATTCTACAACATTTACTCTTCGTAAGACCGGTTCGGGAATCTTGGGCGGAACTCTTGATCGTGAAGATGCCGAAAAGATGATGAAGACGAAAAAGGTCGTTGTGATTTATGAAGACCTTAACGAAATTGAGTATTACAACTTCACCAACGATTCTGAAATCTTTGGCTGGGTAATGAACAACTAGGAGGGAACATTGGGACATTCAAACTCAATCAGCGTAACTGCAAAGCTTAAAACGTTACGCTATTCGTCTCCTGATCCGGAAAATCATTTCTTCATTGGAATATTTGAGGTCATTGACGCAAAAGGGTATGACCTTTCGTATTCCGAGCCATTCGATAAGCTGATTACCGTTAAGGGAAATGGAGAACCGATCACAGGGGTTACATATAAAGTCTCTGGGACCCTTGAACACAATAATCGATTCGGAGATCAATATCAGGTCTATCAACTGCCGATTGCGTTTGATTTAACTACTGCAACAAAAGAGCAGGTTCGGACATTCCTGGGATCATTTATCTCGAAAAGTCTTACAAACGCGATTGTAGATGGTCTACCTAATCCGGGCGAAGTACTTGTATCTGGAACAGTTGAAGAACTGTCACAGATAAAAGGTATCGGGGCGACAAAGGGCGAGAGTATCCTAAACAAAGTTCGATCACAACTCGATTACAGTGCCGCAATCGTAGCTTTGAAAGACTTTGGCTTTAACTTCTCTCCAAAAGTTGTTCAGAAAGTGGTTCAGGCGTTCAAATCACCTGAAGGTGTAGCGTCCGCGCTTAACACCAATCCATATCTCATGACTCGTGTACCTGGTATTGGATTCCTAACTGTCGATAAAGTTGCTATCAAACATGGTATTCAACCAAATGATTCCAACCGGGTTCGCAGTTACATTCAATATTATCTACAAGAAGAACGTGAGAATGGCAATTCTTATGTTGAGGCAAAGGACTTTGTCGTGAACCTTAACGATAAGATTTACGGAGTTGATATTCCGGGGGCGATTGAATACATTAATAAGTCGCCATTGTATTCGGTATACCAGGTTGAAGACGAAATGCGTATTTCATTGTCGTCTGTGAACCAGCGAGAACAGGCCGTAGCCAAAGAATTGAAACGGCTCGTATCATTCAACGGGAAGATGGGTTTCAAATCGGATCTCGTTGAAAGGGCTGTTGCTCATACTGAAGACAAGCAGGGATTTAAGTATTCAAAAATCCAACGAGCCGCAATTGACGAAATGGTAGACAATAACGTCTATCTGTTACAAGGATTATCCGGGAGTGGCAAATCGTCATCGATTGCAGGGTTTGTCAATGCCTTGCGAGAACACCACTTTTCATTCACTCAGGTAGCTTTATCGGGGAAGGCTGCGAACAACCTCGAACAGATTACCGGTGAAGAAGGATCGACAATTCATCGTCGATTGAAGATTATGCCCGATCAAAAAGGGAAATACTTCTATGGTCCAGATCAACGCTTAGAAGAAGACGTCATCATTTTAGATGAGTTATCCATGGTCGATCTCGATATTTTCTACGCGTTAATCTCCGCCATTAAAGACGGTGGCAAGCTGATTATGATCGGTGATATTGCTCAGTTAGAGAGTATTGGGATTAGCGTTATGCGCGACTTTCTCACGTCCAATGTCGTTCCAACTCGCACACTTGATGAGATTCATCGTCAGGCGCAAAAGTCGGCAATTATCACACATTCAATTCAGATTCGTGGTGGCATCGTACCGGATGGCTTGGCAAAGTCGCCAGGTACAGTTCGTACCTACGGTGAACTGCAAGATTTAACCTACTCATTCGTTCGTAAGGATGGGGAGCAGGACAGCATCTTACATGAGTCAATTCGTATCTATAAGGAGTTGCTCAAAGAGCATAAGGTTGACGACATTCAAATCCTTATTCCAACGAAGAAGGGGCTTTGCTCAACCTTCACTCTGAATAAGGCGGGACAAGCGTTAGTAACACCACACCCAGACGACAAATCGAAACTTACTATCAATCAAGGTAAGGAAAACGAATTTGAGCTTCATGTAGGTGATCGTGTTATCAACGTCAAGAATAATACAAAAACTCCAATTGATGACAACGGCAATCCAGCTCCTATCTTCAATGGGAACACAGGTGTCGTACTCAACTTATCGAAAGGTGCGATCAAGATTTACTTCGATGGGATTGGAATTGTAAATGTCCTGCCAGATCACTTCAAGTATATCGAATTAGGATATGCAATTACGATTCATAAATCACAAGGTTCAACTATTCCCTATGTGATTGTTGCCTATCCATTCAACTACATGCTTAACAGTCGGGAATCACTTTATACAGCGATCACCCGCGCATCAAAACATTGCTGGGTCGTATCTTCTCCTTCGACGTTCGTTGAATCCGTTAAGAAGACAGCATCCACACAACACAACACTAGCTTAGACTATTATATCAAAAGGGAGTTTCGTTAATGTCATACCAAACTATTACTAACTTCGAAGTCTTATACAAAGGTCAACGCGCATTCGTGCGTCGCACTTTTTTTGTCGGCGAAAAGGAATTCGCTGAAATCATCGTCTTCCCACATCGTGCAGAAAACGACTCTATCAATGTACCACGCGAAGAATTGCGCAGTATGCCTACTGAAAGTAGCTTAGAATTGGCTCAATTTGGTGCAATTGACGGCCTAGCTGACGGTGGCGCTGGTAAGGATGCTCGTGATATTTCAGACCAACCATTAGATTACCAAGAATCCTACATGGAAAACTATCACTTTGCGATCAACAAGTACAACGCCGAACACGCTGAAGATGAAAAGAAGGAACAACAAACTGCCAAAGATACTACTGACGGTACAACCGCTGGTAAAGCAGATGGTGAAAAGGGTTCTGATCCAGCAGATTTAACTGGTAAGAGTGCTGCATACGTAACTGCTTATAACAAGGCTTACACGACTGGCAAGGGTGTATATGACAAGGCTCAAGCTGACACCAAAGCCGGTACTGAAGCTGGTACTACAGATGGATCAAATGGTTCTGCTAAAGCTGATTTAACTGGTAAATCAGATGCTTACACCACCGCTTACAACACGGCCTACACTACCGGTAAGGCAGCTTATGGTGCAGCTCATCCAGCAGAAGGTAGCGGTTCTGAAACTGGTACAACTCCAGAACCTTAATTTTAATAAAAGTATGGTAATGTAATCGCTTTCATGTTATAATATAGTTAATCCAAAAGGTGTTCTGGAAGATATCTTAAAGGATTAATTATATGGAACACATTCAAACAAGTGATTACATTGCTCAGCTAAACTACCTCAACGACATCGGTCCCGGCGAATGGTGCACCTATCTATGGGACGAAGCGTTTAGTGAATTAGCTGACTTCTCGCCATTAATGGCATCATTATATATGGACTGAAAGAACTGGCGGTGATCGCACCGCTATTTCTTTTGCCAAAAATAGCTTAAATAGTCTGAATTAGGTAAGGGAGACGCCAAATGAAGAGTCACGGACCACCAGGATAAAACCCGTATTTTATAACTACGATCCGCTCACAGAAGCGGGGATAAGGGACCCTACAACGTAGGGACGAAACCTACTAAACGAAAAGAGGAAATGAACAACTTGGAAAACACTAACACAACTAAATTTACTGGTACTTATTTTCAATGGATCAAGCATCAATTAACCGGATGGGACACTTTCCCATGGGCATTGTGGGGATTCGGTATCGGATTTGAATTAGCCCTGCTGCTCACCAATAAGATTACACCATTAGCTATCATTTCATTCATCGGCGTATTCTTCGGTATGTGGTGTACAGTCGCAATGTCGTCAGGCGGTACTGACGCTAACGGTAATCGAGTAATCTCTCACTCGATTAATGGATTGTTGGGCGCAATCAGTGTAATCGCCTATGTCTATGTTAACTGGACCGCAGGGCACTGGTTCAGTGTCCTGGATCAATTTGCCTACTTCTTCTTAATCGATTTTGGTTTGATGATTAACTGGCGCACATGGGGACATGGCGAAAACGGCGGCAAGATGAATGAACTCTCCAAAAAAGGCTGGGCAATCGTTACTGCTATTATCCTGATTGGTTGGTTTGCCTTCTACCATCTTGGCGTAGTATTAAACGACAGTAATCCAATTTGGGATTCCCTCACGTTCGCTATTGGCGCTACGGCAAGCTGGTTGTGCTTCAAGCGTTACACATCGACATACACATTATGGATTTGTTCAAATATTGTAAATTTGGTTCTTTGGTTTACTGCCCTGCAAGCAGGGTATAGTCAATCAGCACTCGTTATGCTTGTTATGAACGTATTCTATATGGCTACTGCGATCTACGGTAAGTTTGTGTGGAAGGTGGAAAAGTAGTCCTTGCCAGTATCATTAACATTATCTCAAGTGCAACAACGTATCGACGAAAAGTTTAAGGAAAACATTGAGGTACATGATGACTTCGTAGGGTGGACACACCCTTGTACAATGAGTTGTCGAAAGTGCGGAACAAGCTGGTTTATGAATCCTAGAAATCTGTGTGACATGCGACACGGATGTGGGTGCGACTCGTGTAACAAGAAGACCTTTCAACCTCACAATCTGAAAGCTGCCGAACAGGTACGGGACGAGATTCTTGATGCAACCGACGGAACAACGCAATTGCAGGTAAACGCCTACACCCGTTCTCAAGAGAAGTGCGACTTTGTTTGCTTAATCTGTGGCAATACCTGGTGCGCCGTTCCGTCGGTGCTTTTATGGGAGTCTAAAAACAGAAGAACAACTGGTTGCTCAAAGTGTTCACGTAGGTTGCAGGCGCAAAGACAGCAGCGAACAATCGAAGATGTAAGAGTGTATGTCGCGGATTGTGCACCGGAAATCACCGTTCTTGCGTATGACCCAATTAAGCACCGTGTCGATATGAAGTGCGATAAGTGCGCGTATGAGTTTACTACAGGATTCGACTCTGATAAAGAAAAGGGGAAGACGCGCTTCCGCTGTCCTAGATGTACTCCTTGCGAATCATCTGGAGAACGGTTCGTTCGACGTGTTCTTGACTACAATCAAATCGAGTATCAACAAGAATACTCGTACTTCAACACGATTGAGAAGACCTGGCAGCGATTTGATTTCTTGCTTCCAGTTCAAAAGCTAGTAATTGAAATCAATGGTGATCAACACACCAACGAATCGAATTCCTTCTACAAGACTCGCATGGTATACCTCGATAAAGTCAAACGTCAATGGGCGCTAGATCAAGGGTTGCATGTACTGGATATAGATTATCCAACGGAGTCCATGATTTCACAATTAGTTGGTGAGCTCGGTTTACTCGCTGTGCCTCCGTTCGATTACAAAGACTCGCGAGAGTCTGAATATCAGGACGTTATTGCGTATCTAACGTCGGGGCATAATCTTATCGAAACACAGGCCAAATTCAACATGGGTCCCAAGGTAGTGAATAGATACATTAAGATGCGCGGATACGCAAATTATTGGGATTTATACCACACTGAACGGATGAAAAGATTGGGACTAACAAATGATCTCATCATCGATTGGCTTAAGCATAACCACTTCTCGCATATTGAAGAAGAGATCGGGATTACTAAGAAGTATGTAATTAACCATATACTTAATAATCCAGACTACCCATACACCAACCTAACCGACATCAAAGATGAAGCAATTCGGTCAGATGAATTTACAAAGTATCGCAAGACTCACTCCAAGCGAGCAACTAGTAAATACTTTATGACTGATGCAGCCCACATTATTAAATTAATTGGGGCTGAAAAATGGGATAGAAAAGTTGAGGTGTCGTAAGACCCTTATCGACAATGAGACCTCGCGTCCGAGTGGGTGGAATGCCCATACATAATCAATGAAAGTGACGGTACAATATCATTCTGTACATTTTAGGATCAATTGGCGCTGGCAAGACAAGCCTAACCGATTTATTAGCAAAAGACCTACAAACTACCGCATACTATGAAGACATTAGTGGAAATGGCATGATTGGGAGTATGCTTGAAAAATTCTACGAATCAGGGATTGACTCAAGAAAGCGCACGGGTGCGATGCTCCAGATCGCCTTCTTAACATTCCGTTACCAGCAATTAAAACGAGCAATTGTTGAACGTAACGCTATTCTGGATTCTAGCCTCGAATCCGATTTTGTAATGGCAAAACAGTTGCATGACAACGGCGAAATTGATGATGTGGACTATAACATCTATACTACCTTATCACAAGAAATGCAGGCTAACGTGAATGGTATGCCATGGAGCGGATATCCAGATCTCGCCATCTACTTAAAGATTGATCCGGAGAAGGAAATCGAGGAGATTCAAGGACGTGGCCGCGAAATGGAAGATATCCGCAAAGACCCTGAATTGGTTGATTACTATCATCGCGTCAACAAAGCTTATCGCGAATGGTCTAAAGGTTATACTCGTGGAATTATGCTGACGATTGATCGTGATAAATACGATTTCGTTAATAATCTCGACGATCGCAACACTGTCCTAAATCAAATCGAACATAAACTTGTTGATCTCGGCAAGTTGTCCCCCGAAGAGTTTGACGCGATTCGTGCTCGCCGTGAACCATTAACTCGCGGTTTGCCGTTCTAACAATCACAATCGTTCCATGGGCGGCGCTGATAGCCAAGTTCTACACATGAGTAGATCTAAAGTCCAAATAGTCACGTCATCTTAGAGGGTGACACAGCACTACATTATTACAATTTCGATACAATATCGAGCGTCAATTGGAGACGATAACAGGTCAGCAGTTACACAAAAAGCGCCCCTGAATAGGGACGCTTTTAATAAACATATAAATACCCGTGGATTAACGGCGCTTTTCTTTGATACGCGCAGCCTTACCACGTAATGCCCGCAAGTAGTACAACTTGGCACGGCGTACTTGACCATGACGGGTAACTTCGATCTTTTCAACACGTGGGGTGTGTAATGGGAAAGTCCGTTCAACACCAACGCCGCTGGAGATCTTACGAACGGTGTAAGTCGCAGAAACACCAG